CGTACCCTTCGCCGCCGAGTGCAGCACCGGGCTTTTCGTGCTTACAGCACTTGCAAGGCTGTTTCTTTGCCATTTTGTACCCCTTTGCACTACAAGACGATAGCTATCGCCACTACAAGACGTTAGCCTACAAGATTCAAGGAATCAGGTACGCTTTTTGTACCTAGCGCCACCTTCACCCACTCTGCCCCACTCGCCACCACCGACCCCCACTGATCACTACAGAATCGCATATAGGGACACACACAGGCCAAACTAGTCTCGATCCGACGCCGACTGTGCAGCCGGGGAAATCCCCGTTTTCGGACCCGTGAGCCCTGTTTTGTGCCAGTCAGGTACCTAACCCCCATAACAAGCAAACCCCAAGCCAACGCGAGCCAGCGTTTCTTGAACCTGGATTTTGTACCAGTGCCAGAGATTCGCCCAGACTACCACAAAAAACCCCGGAAGTCTCTGAAAAACCCCCGGATAGTTTCTCGGTGACGACTGTAGTTGAGAGGGGTCGATAACAGCGCAGCAAGAAATCCCCGACAGGACGACACAGTCGATGCCATAGAGGCTTGGACCCATGCGCCATATCAGGGACTTTTTGCCATTGTCGCCACATTCAAAAAAGAGTGGACAAGATTCCCCACCAAATCTAATCCTGCTGGTCCCATACGACTTATGCACCAGCGCCCACAAAACGATTGAACCATGCCCTAGCAAACAAAATCTGGCTGTTTGTGATTCCAGGACAGTTTCTTGGGTCCTTTGTTTTAGAACTGATCGAGTCGAGACGGTTGCGCCAGCGCAATTGTTCCGTTTATTCAACCCGTCCGTTCTGTCGTGTCGTTCAGCAATATGGTAGCAAAGACCGAGACTGCAATACCCGTTGCGCGCCTCAGACTAAGACCTAACCAGCAAATCGGGATCGCGCCGCTATCCAACCCGCCGACCCTAGCGCCACCAGCAATGACGTTTCAGACCTTTACGAAAGAAATCGTTGCGACGAAATCAACTAGACTTGCTACTGGAAATGCCTATCCCACGACAATAACCTTTTGAGCCTACACCAACGAAGACGGATTACCATGACGAACCGTAGAATAGTCAACACGACCTGCCCTTTCTGTCTTGCGACCCGACACTGAATCGGGTTCCTGCCAGACATACAAGGAATCGTGCAGACGATTCGCCACTTATCCCGCCCACGCTTTGACGGCGCAGACCGAGCCCACGACTGGGGCTCTGCGTTTTGTCGCCTCTAAGACTGGAGTTCGACCGATAACTGTTACCCCCGTTCAGACCCTAGACGCACATCCTGCGCGCTCGACAGACCCTACTTGGGCAGACTATCGGACTACTACCCAATCCCGTCCGGGAATAGTCGCGCGATTAACGGACCACCCGCTGTGATTGGTTATGGGAACCGCTGACACTATATTGGGTGCCTATAACGACTAGGTTGTCCTAGCCAAGCGGTTCAATCCAGACTTTACATCTGAATGTCCATCGGTCCACGCCCCATAAGATAGGGGCGCGGTGCGGCAGACACTCCGCAGACTACTTGCCCATGTTGTTGAACGCCCTGCGAGTAGCGCCGACGCTGTTGCGACGACCGAGAATCGACTCGGCAATCACGGCGGCGTTATCAGACCCGAAGCCCAACTCCCTATCGGGCGTGTATCCCGCGCCCGACTCGACCTGCGCCTCCAAGACTTCCCACGCTTCCGTGAGCGCAGCGACGGCGTCATCGAGACTGTCGAAACCAGACGCGGCATCGACGATCCGCTTCGCGCCATGGTAGACAGCAGCATTGGCCTGGAGTTGCTTCGCACCAAACTCGACCGACGTTCCAGCATTATCAGACTGACTCATAATCATCTCCCCAGAGACAAAGCCCGCCCGATAATCCACGACTACACCGTCCAGACTATCGGACGGACAAGTAGTGAACTCGTACTGAAACTCATATTCGGACCTACATTGCGCAGGCCACTAATTATCGGCGGTTGTGATAACCGCGTCGGTTTGCGTCCAATAACACACGCGGACCGTTTCGGTCCGTTCTTTTCGTTGTGTTATCGTTTCGTCCTACATTAGATTATACCGTTAGTTATACAAGTCGTCAACACTCATTCTCAGAATTTTTTGCCGATAACTTCCCGCCTGATCGCCCAAAAACGCACATATTATAGGCAACGCCCGATAATATCGAAGTCGCGATTACGTCCGTTTTCTGAGATCACATATCGGTCGTTCGCCGATAAAAACTCGCACAATCCGCCCCAAACCGCTACATTACCGGATGTTCCGATAAAACACGTTACGCGAGTCTCATAACTCGCGCCGCTTTTGGTCCGATAACCCGCGAAAACGCCGAAAACCGGGATATTATCTACCCTTTCCGATAATCTGCACGTCCCAGAACCCGAAAACCGCGTTCTCGTGCTCAAAAACGGCCATATTATCACACGCACCAAACTAGTTCCCGGACCCGTCCCATAATCGCCCACGGCGGAACGTCCGATAATTCGGAACGTCCGACCGAGGTGAAGGTCCGATAACGTCCCATAATGTCACGCAAAAAACTCACATTCGATATTCCCGGACCAGAGTGATAATCCATGTACTAGAACACACACAGGGTAAACGTTATCGCACAAGTCCCATAATATCCTCACGGCCCAAGGTCCGATAACGGCAGATGGTCCTGGCTGTGGTCCGGTAACGTGCCATGTTATCACTCCTACCATATTGCTATGGTTATCAGAACCGCAAGAAATACAGTCTTGCGCCAAAACCATTGTTCGTCCGATAGTCGCCAGAGTCTCATAACTCACACTCCACCGAGCGGGGCAAGGTCCGAAAACCCCACCCCGCCCTACGTCCGAGAACCTACTGCCCAGCGCTTCCGATAAGTTCGCCGTTGCTTATCGGTCGTGATGTCGCATTCTCGTCCAATAACCTTGGATCGACACGACCAACATTATCGGCTTCATCTACGGTCGTGAACAACAAGCGTCCGATATAACCTTGGTTGTTGGCAAGGTTCCGTTCAAGTGCGGCTTTAGCCGAAGTCTTCTTGGTCCCAAAACCACACGCCCCATAAAGTTCGCTGTGAAATGGCCCAACCACCTCGGCCCGATAACCATGCTGGCACTTCATGTACCAATATCGGACCGTCCGCTTTCTCGCCAGCTTATACTGGATTTTCTCGTCCGATAGCACACTCGTGCCCGTCTGTCCGATAACTTTCTGCATCGTGAATCTCCCATAAAGGTTCGAGAATCGTTCGTTTTCGCCTACACTATATTATACCATCGGCACGACCAAAAGTCAAACCCGATAACCTACTTTCTTCCAGAATCTTTGATGTCCGATAATCTGCGCTGGATTGTCTCTCGCTGCGCCTTGGTGGTCCGATAACGGAAGCGGTCCAGAACCGACCTGTTAGTCCCATAATGTCCGCACGCCCAGAAGCCTAGTCCGATAAGACCGGCAGCGGAGAGAGGTCCGATATACTTCCAGCAGAATAGTCCCATAAACACAACGACCCATAATGCTGGACCAAGCAACAAGGTTCCGATAACAAGATGACCGAAATGGGATTCATTATCGGTCGCCTTGTCAGCGTCCGTTTTCCTTGTCGTTATCGTAGTTTCGGCGTATGGTCCGAGATCATCGAATGGTCCCATAATTGTCTCCTTTCGTGTACACTATATTATAGCATACATGCGACCAGAAGTCAAGTCCCATAACCAACAATCTTCAGAAAAAAAGGAACGCCCTATAACAAACTCACCTCGCACGTCCCATAACACGCCTCACGGCCCAAGGTCCGATAACGAGCCGAGCATGGTCCGATATTATCCGTATCGTTGTTGGTCTTGGTAGGTCCGATAGTCCTTCTGTGTGTGAGTGTCCGATATCTCCAACCGCTGGGATGTCAAGCGTAGCTTTACCATACATGGCGTTCTCCTTATTATCGGCACAAGGCCACTACGTCCGATATTCTCATACACTCACGGCACGTCTCATAACTCGGCCATGTTATCGGAAGGATAGCTCCATCGTCACAGTTATTATCGGTCGAGATAATCTCTGCTAATTCCGATAACGTGAGCCAGTGGAGTAGGTCCGATACCCATATCGTTGGCACTACAGCGTACTGATTATGGGGCGTTTCGGTGGTCCGATACTTGATGAGTGTCATGTTCATGTTATCGCCCCTTGTTCTGGTGGTTATCGTACCCTACAGGATGCGTCCGTTATACGGACCTTTGCAACGTTTCAAGCTGAGGCGGACCCCGTTTATCGCACCTAGCACAGCAATTCCAGCCACAACACACACCGCGTGCATAGGGTCGGAGAACAGCCAGTGCATCGTATTGTCGAGTAGCGTCTGATAATTCATCGTTCGTTCCTTTCGTTGTGTTTCGTTCGTTCGTTCTAATAGAGTATAGGATACGTTCGACACGATAGCAAGGGGGAAGCACAGGAATCTTTTGGGTCCGATAACTTGCCTTGCATGTCATGCAAGAGCATAGACCTATAACACATGCATCCGATAATTTTTTCAGGATTGGATCAGGTGTGTTGGTCCGATAAGTTTGGTGGGTGGGAGGTCCGATAACTCGGCCTGGAGGGCTACGCCCGATAAATAGAATGGTCCGATAACTGGGGTGGGTCCGATAACGCATGGGGGCTTAGTCATAGTAGGCTCGAAAAATCAACTGGTTCCCACTTTTCGTGTACACTCTTCTTTGCACCACTCGCCTTGTCCTTCACCCTTATGCCGCACAGTTGACACCCACTTCAACCCCCGCCTTTTAGGCAACAACAGGGGTCCCCCCTTTTCTGAGCACCTGCATCAACCGCCTTATCGGACAGCCCTTCACCTGAAAAAAAATCGGAGATGGGTGGAATGCGGAGGGCAGTTGCACGTATAATAAGATAGCAGTCTACGTCTGCTCTCATGAGCGATGCACAACCATTGCCCTTTTGTGTCTTGCCGGGAGAACCAACTGGCGGCTAGGGGTCAGGACGCTGATACCCAATGGGTTCGATACCCGCTCCCGGCTTTGGAAGAAAACATGAACAGAGGACGCCCTGAAGACCGCAACCGGCTTTCGTACTGGTACCCGAAGCTGCCGTCGCATATCTCGACACCAGAGACCACGATCATTCCGTATACCGGGGAAGACCTGATCAACCTCCTGGACGGCAAAATCCCAGAGGGCTTCGACATTCTGATTGCGGACATCACCCAGGCTGGCTACAAACTTGGATGGCCGATGTTTCTGCGAACGGACTACCTGAGTGGTAAGCACAACTGGAAGAACACCTGCCACATACCCGCATCGACCGATGTCAGCGACCACGTCTTTCGTCTGGTTGAAGAGAGTGCTATGGCAGACATGATGGGCTTCCCGACCGACTGTTGGGTTGTAAGGAATCTTCTGCCGACCCTGGCTGCGTTCATTGCCTTTCCGGGTGATATGCCGATTGTCAAAGAGCGTCGGTATTTCGTGCGTGACGCAACAGTGGTGTGTCATCACCCTTACTGGCCACGAGAAGCATTCTTGCGAGGCAACGAGCCCTTCAACTGGGAAGAGCTTCTGGCTGCAATCAACGTCGAGGATGAAGATGAAGTCAGTCTGTTATCGGGACTCAGCAGCGAAGTCGGGGGAGAGCTTGGTGAAGAATGGTCCATCGACTGGCTCTGGTCTGAGAAAGAGGGTAAGTGGTATCTCATAGACATGGCCGCTGCCGCGCAAAGCTATCACTGGCCGGGGTGTCCCAATGCGAAGTAGGATTATCGGTCTGATTGTCGTCCTGCTCCTGACCGGATGTGCCCCTCCGCGCCCGTTCTCATGGTGGTGGCCGGAAGACCCGCATACCCCGGCGAACTACAAACAGCGTGAGTGGGAACAGTACAAGCAGGATCATCCTGACCAGTGCAAGTAGGAATAAATTGGATTTGTTGGCAACACAGGGTCGAGTTGTACGTATAATGGGGTATGGAAAGTATGCATTGGACTTCGGGATTGAGGGAAGAACTCAAAGAGGCACGGGCTCTTGTCGAGACACAACGTAAGACCATCAAGGGTCTACGAGCTTGCCTCTGGATTGCTCTGTTTGGATGGCTGCTCACTTTGTCGTCTGGCATCGCTTTATGGCAGATCACCGACAAACCAGCACCCCCTCCGGTCCGTCTCATGGAACCAGATTTCGGATGGGGGTACAATCGTGCCAACGACTAGCATGGATCGTGGGCGATGAAGAACGGGAAGCGTATTTAGCATGGACGGTACGAGATTTGGCTGGAGATCGGCTGATATGGAAAAGGCACAGTGTATTTGTTGTGGCAACTGGTTGAGTGTTGAGTCTCTCGGTGATGACCCCCTCACTCTCAGTCCCGTCTACGACGGCCTGATCTTCCGGGCTTCGGGTAATTACGGGTCCACGATATTTGACCCCATGCCTATTGGCCAGGAAGAGTATCTGCAAGTGATTATCTGCGATGACTGCGTGAAGCGGAATTTGAAGCGGGTGACACGGATATACAACATTAAGCACGTTGTTGTTTCTGATGTCGAGGAATTTACTCCATGAGATGCTTTGAGACATGTGTCCGGTGTTGTCATTTGCACCGGCTAGAACCAGACCGGTTGAAGCCAATGGTCTTGTCTGGAGATGATTTGAAAATGCAATGTAGTGTTTGTGACCACAGCCTCAAGTTGCCGGATAGTGAGGCTGTTAGAGAAATGGCTAGACGCCAAAGGGCTGAAAGGTATGGGTCGGGGAAATGAAGAAACTGATGCTCCTTGTGATTCTCATTCTGGCTGGTATCGTCATGTATCAGGGTGGCTGCTTCGATGATTTCGATTTCTACTACGGGGCCAAGATGCTCAGGATTCTTGAAGGGGAGACGGAGTAATGGCTGCGGCTAAGGCACCGATTTTCAAAGAAGAGGGCGTGATCGGCAATCCTGAATTGTTGGATCAGCTTGAGGCGGCTGTGGAACAATTGACGATTCAGATGAAAGCCACCATCCCGATAACGAAGGGTCAAGCGAAAGTCGGTTTCGGTGTGAGTAAACTACAACGTGGTATAGAGGCTGATAGGGTGATTGCCATTGCTAGGGCCATCAAATCCCTCAAGGGATGGTAGTGTCGTTATGATAGAAACTTGGCGAGATATTGTTGGGCATGAGGGATTGTACCGGATATTATCTGAAGGTCGCGTTATGAGTAGGTATCGCAGACCAGAAGCCAGAGGATACATACGGAAGACGTATCTTGATGGTGAAGGATATCCGCAAATGCGATTGGTCAAGAATGGAGTTACGGCTTATTACCGTGTTCATTATTTGGTGCTGCTTTCTTTCTGTGGTCCCAGACCCAAAGGTCATCAATGTCTCCATCGTGACGGTGATCGACAGAATGTCCGATTCAACAACCTCCGGTGGGGTACGCAACGAGAAAATGCAGCCGACGCTATACGCCACGGCACACAGGTTAGGGGTGAGACGAATGGTAGGTCTAAATTGACAGAAAGTCAAGTAATAACGATCAAGAAGCTGTTGGCTACTGGCCACAGTCTACGTAGTCTTGGTAAACGATTCGGTGTAGACCATACGACGATCGGTGCTATAAAACTTGGCAAGTCGTGGGGGCACTTGCCGTGAAGCGATTCATCTTCAGGCATATTAGGAACCACGAGCATGGTTTCGCCGTGGGATTGCGATTGGGTCATCATGGGTACCTGGGATGGCTCGGCTACGGCAGACCTGTGTGGTGGAAGCCACGGTTACTGGGCAAAGGCGATGACGGAGCATGTTTGGGTTTCGGCTTTGGCTGGCTACTCTTGTGCTTCCAGGTGAAGATCGTCGAATTGGAGATTCCGGTCACGGAGGATGTAACAGAGTCATGAAGCTAGGCGGAAACATATACCTCGAAGTCAGGAGACAGTGCGTGGCACAACATACCAGCGTTCACGCTCCATGCTTTAGGTGTATGGCCAAGCTTCTTAACCGATATGAGAAGGTAGCCGCTGCCTCTGAAGCGGTATTGCAACGTGGATTTGGGGTCAATGGTGAGATCGCTCAGGAATTGAGTGATGCCTTGGAAGAACTGAGGAAGTGAGGATTTGAAATGGACGTAGGATCGAAGGTTAAGATCAACAAGTGTGACGCCTGCCCGGCAATCGTGGGCAAGACAGCAAAGATCACGGGTTTCACTGCTGATCCCGGATACAATGCTGCGACATTGAATTTTGGCCGTGGTAGGCCACAAACCAATCGTCCCAGTTTCGTGAACGTGGACGATATCTCTCTGGTGAAGGAGTAGTAGCGATGCGGAGGTGGTTGTCTATTTTGGCATGTTCAACCGTATTGGCCGCTGGGTCGTGCGCTATCCAAGAGTGGAGCGTGGCGGTTGATCCTGGGTTGGGCGACAGGGAGTCGTTCATTGGTGTGGAATTGGATTTCGGCAATCTGGATTTGGTTCTCCCATTGATCCCGATGGAGAACTAGGAGACACGGACTATGAAGAAGTTACTTGTAGGTTTGCTGATTTGTCTTTGTACAGCTATGGTGCCGAATGCAGCGCAGGCATCTGGTTCTAGCTACAACAACATCGAGTCGGTAACACTCGACCCCGCTACGGCGTGTGCGGGTGACGAGGTAGAGGTCACTGTTGTTGTCAAGATGCGCGACCGCTCGTACAGCCAGCACAGCAAGCAGAAGTGGAATAGCACTAGCATCGATGGTGTGTGTTACGAGCATGATTGTCACTATACGGGCTACGGAGCGAAGACCTTCACTGAGGTCTTCACGATTATCGCCCCTGGTACTCAGGGTGTCGGTAATGTGCAGGTCAAGATATTCGAGAGGGAAGGGTGCGACAACAACAAGGACACGAAGAATGTGAATCTTGAAATTGTATCCTGTGGTATCCCTGGTCCTCAAGGCCCGCCCGGTGAAGACGGAGAAGACGGTGAGGATGGCGAAGATGGCGACGACTGTGTCGTGACCCAGATCAAAGACGGTGCCGAAATCTGCTGTGGTGAGACATGCACCTCGATCTTCGACGGAGCCGATGGTGAGAACGGAGAGGATGGAGCCGATGGTCAAGATGGCGCAGACGGCCAGGATGGAGAAGGCTGTACGGTTCGTGAGCGTCGTTGCGGTGGTTACAAAATTGAGTGCGGCGACGGCACGAGTGTCATCGTTCACGATGGCGAAGACGGCGTTGACGGCGAAGACGGTGAAGACGGTCTGAGTTGTTGGGACTTGAATGGCAACGGTGAGAAGGACTTTTACGCCGAGAAGCCTTTCTGGTGCTGTTTCTTCCCGTGGGCAGAAGCTTGTCGGGGTGACGGCTTTACCGAGGATACCAATGGCGACGGAGAGGTTGATGTTTATGACTGTCGCGGCGAAGATGGTGAAGACGGCGAAGACGGGGCAGATGGCCAGGATGGGGCCGATGGTGAGGACGGAGCCGATGGTGAAGATGGAGTTGATGGTGCGGATGGTTTGAACTGCTGGGACTTGAACGGGAATGGCGAACAGGATGCTTGCCACCCGCAATTGGCCAGCATGTTTGACGATGTCTGTCCGGTAGCAGAAGACTTCTTCATCGATTACGAGTGTGAGTTCCCGCCCGCTACGAGCAAGGCGATGCGGGCCGCTAAGACCTACGACGGTGAGTGTGGTGCTGTGGTCACCTGTTCGGAATATCTGACCACCTTCACAGAGTTCGATTCGGACGCTATTGCTCTCATCTGTGGCTATACCGAAGACCCCAACGGCGACGGAGAGTTCGACGCTCTCGACTGCCAGGGTGACGACGGTAGTGACGGCAATGATGGCAGCGATGGTGGTAGCGGCGCAGACGGCTCCGATGGGACCGATGGTGCCAATGGTTCTAACGGATCAAATGGTTCTGATGGTGCTGATGGCGCTGACGGGATCGATGGTGTAGACGGCCAGGATGGTCCGCAGGGGCCTCCGGGACAGGATGGTTTAGACGGTGTTGACGGTATCGACGGCCTTGACGGAGAGGGCTGTGATGTCATTGACAACCTGGATGCCACTTGTCTCGTTGCCTGTGGCGACTCTGAGGTGTTGGTCTACAACTGTGGAAGCGGCGCTGATTCGATTGAGGACATCCTGACAGGTTTCTTCCCTGAAGAGGAAGAGGTTGTCGAAGAGGCACCCGGTGGCGGCGCTGGTCCATGTGGTGCTTTCGGCGGTCTGACAGTCGTTGGCATGTTGCTCCCACTGGGTTTGATGCGGTTCCGTTCGAGGCGATACAGTGCCTAAACCGCAAGTGGTCGAAGTGAGTTTCGTTTTCAGGGGCAGGGATGCCTCTGAGAACGCCGAAGCCTTCATGCTTCATCTGGACACCATAGATGGCATCTACCAGATAATCGAAGGCATACGGCACTTTGGCGGTTGCATCACATATGTCGAGGACGACCTGGATCAGAAGTTGGTGATTCTGGACGGAGATGTACCAGCAGACATAGATGGAGACCCAGATGACGAATGATGGAAGGCAGGTCCGACGAAGATAGTCGCACTTGAGTCAGAAAACGTAAAGCATCTACAAGCCGTCTGTATCAAACCTGATGGTTCGTTGATCGTTATCGGTGGAGATAATGCTCAGGGCAAAACTTGTGTGTTGGATTCTATCGAGTATGCTCTGAATGGTGCTGGTGCTATCCCCGCCAAACCTATTAGGACCGGACAGGAGAAGGCTCGCGTTGTCCTAGACATGGGTGACATTATAGTAACACGTACCTTTACTGCTAACGGTACTAATCTCGTTGTCAAAAACAAAGATGGTGCAACATTTGCTTCTCCCCAGGCCATGCTGGATAAACTAGTAGGTGAATTGACTTTTGATCCATTAGAATTTCCTAAGATGAATGCCAAGCTACAAGCCGAAGTTCTCAAGCAATTAGTTGGCTTGAACTTCGACGAAGTTAATGCCCGATACAAACACCTGTTCAGTGCCAGAACTGGTGTCAATCGTTGCGGCAAAGAAACCAAGGCTAAGCTTGATTCTATGGCCAAGCATGATGGCGTACCAGACAAGGAAGTATCAATTCAAGGGCTAGGTGCCAAATATGCCGAAGCTATTGAGCACAATCAACGAATCATGCGCGATCGCGATGCGCTGTTATCTGAGGTGACAGAACTTCAACGATTGGAGAAGCTTGTTGCTACACTGAAGAAGAGTGTAAAGCAGAAGCAAAAAGCTCTTGATGGAGTTGAAGAAGTTGATGCGGAAGCTATTCATGCTCAGATGTCTGACGCCGAGGGTCTCAATCTCAAGGTCAGAGAGAACAAGGCATACGATGCGATCAACTTAGAGTTGATTGGGTTATGCGAACAATCGAGGTCGCCGAGTGCTAAGATGGCCGAAGATGCTGACGCCCAGATTTGGCTGGAGCGGGTATCGAAGGGGAAGGAGTGTCAGGTGATCATCGAAAACGGTGAAGTCAAAGGGGAGTAGCAATCTAGATGGGGGCATGAGTTATAATGAGTGATCTGCCCATTCTCTTGCTGTTGATCTGCATTATGCCGTTTACCATCCCGGATGTGCTGGTCGTGATGTTGATACGGTGGATATACAGGGACGACTTTTGACATGGCTCCAGAAGATGTAGACCCAAGGCGTAAAGCAAACCAGATTGTGATGGACTTGTGTTTTCGAGTTGAGCGAATGTGTCGGTATTCGCCGCTGGACGGAAAAGAGGTGTGTGAACAATCAATGAAGGATAGGAACATCGTATTTGATCTGTATTATTTCTATCGTAGCAGGGGCGACGACCAAGAGACTGCCGCCAGGAACGCACGAGCTAATGCGATTCGACTAATACTGGATGAGGTGTTTGCATGAGACCAGACTGGATGATACAAATAGACATGGAAGGTGTAAACACTGGGCCAATGATTGCCGAAGTTTTTAAGCAAGACATGAAGGTCCGGGAGATCGAACACAAGCTTGGGTCTCAGGTTGACTTCGACGGGTATGATCCCCATGATTGCATTGTCTGTTATGGCGACATCGATTTTGTGCGACAAGTCTATCAACGGGCACCATTCATTCCGGGTGCTTGGTGTAATTTCAACAACATGAAATGTAGCACTTATTACGCATATCTCGGTGGGCACTTACTTAACCAGCAATATAGCATGATGCCAGTCGGCGACCTATTGAGAAAATGGGACAAGCTCACGAAACAATCGCCAGGTCAATCATGGTTCTTGCGACCAGACAGTGGTGCCAAACCCTTCACTGGATATGTAGTCGCACCAGATGAGAAGCACAAAATCCAAACGCTAGTACGAGCGGTTGGTCCAGAAATGCTAATTGTTGTCGCTCCAGAGAAGCCCGTCGGTGCCGAGTGGCGTTTCGTTATCTGCGACAGAGAGGTTGTAGCTGGGTGCAGGTATCTCCCAGATGAGTCACCCAATTACCCGCCCTCATCTTTTCGTCTAGCCGAGTTAGTAGCATCGCAAGAGTGGCAACCTGATCTGTGTTATACAGTAGACATTGCTGAGTCGGATGGCAAAATGTATCTGCTTGAGATTAACAGTTTTAGTTGCGCTGGTTTGTACGACTGCGACATGGGAACTATTGTTCGGTGCGCTAGCGTCGTGGCCGAGAAGGAATGGCAAGAATATCAATAGGGGGATTCTGCATGTCTAGTTTGATAGATTTAACTGGTAAAAGATTCGGGTTACTTACTGTTTTGTCTAGGGCCAAAACCATGTCTGGCAAAAGAGTTAGGTGGTTATGCTCTTGTGAATGTGGCAAAAAGATAGAGGCTTTGGGTTATAACATCAAAAATGGTCATACAAGAAGTTGTGGATGTATGAAACATGGTTTATGACTTTTATTTGGCTGGGGGTATGAGGGGGTATAAAGATTTGAATAGACCAATGTTTATGTTAGCTGCAAAAATATTGAGAAAAAATGGTTTTACTGTATGGAATCCGGCAGAAAGTGAAGAAACCTCTTCTCTGTCGTCATTTGCTGATTGTATGGTTTTAGATTTGACAGCAATTATTAGTTCATGCAAAGGTATTGTTTTACTACCAGGATGGAGAGACTCATTGGGTGCTAATGTAGAAGTGTTTGTGTCGTTTGCAATAGGAAATCAAGCATATGAAATAATCCTAGACACAAACGGGAAAGAGCTTGATCTTGCCCCCTTGAATCTTGCTCAATACCGATTGCCGTATAAGGAAGGGGAGACTCGTCAGTTCGATCCCCATCAGTGTGGTTTGAATTCGTTTGAACCGGAGTAATCATGGGGGAGATATGGGTCTCGTACAGATAGTGTAAACGTTGTTTGTTGCCAAACGCTACACACAAAGCGAGAAAGGCAAGGATGCCTACGATAACCCACCGTCTGTTGTTCATGATGTTACTTCCGCCAGAAACAGAACATCTTCTTCACTTCTTGCCAGAATAGCCTAAGCCAATCTTCAACCACTACATCTCACCCTCTGCCTTGTTTGGCTCGTCGTCGTCGGCGTCTTTCGGTGGTTGATTGTCCACGATATTCTTCAGCCGATCTCGTTCTCGCCTTGTAGCCTCAAGATCAAACAACAGATACTTGATACAGATTCGCAGGTCGCTAAGCGACTTCGTAACCTTGTCAACGTTTTCTTTGATCTCATTGTGACGCGATTTTGTTTCTTCCACCAGCGGAGCTAGCTGCTTTTGTTTGTCTGCCGGTGGACTTGCGATCTCACGGATCAATTCCCTTAGTTTCTTGTTGAACGTGTCCTCGTCCATGGCTTAGCCGTCCTTTCTTGAGTCCCACACCACCTCCAGGGCAGGAGCACCAACGATGTCGTCAGCAACCACCGTAATGCGACCGAATCGCCTCTTACCGGTGATGATCCCTGGATAACAGTGACTTACCAGTTCAGTACAACTGAACCTCAGTGTCTCGTTGAAATCGAAGGCGAAGTCGTAATCGCTACCTATCGCGGCCTTGGCTCGCTTGATAGCCTCTTCACGGCCCGCCTCTGGGGCTCTCAGGACAATCATATGGTCGGTACGCATGAAGTCAATCAGATCGTCTACAACGACCCCGTCGCTGATAGCATGGACAACCTTGTGGTCCTTGCCATCAAGTTCCCCCACGTACATGCCTGCGTGATTCCACCAGCCCGGAATCAACCACTTGTCGATATATCCTTCGAATCGACGGATGAGGATGTCTCCAGGTTGGATCACTTTTTCCAGATCGCGGTAGTGTTTTCCTTTCAGACGGAACGACACACCATTGATGATGAACCAAAACGGATGCAAGACTCCAGCCCACTTGATATCCCCGATAAAGCGGAATACCACCTTTTCCAGCTTGAACAGCAATGACTCTTTCATGACGACCCCCTTTTCGATACTCAAAACCTAGCCTCACCATCATGTTATACACCCTGAGTAGTCGGTAGCTAGGTTCTCCCACTTGTCGATTGAGTCATCTGCGTCCGAGTGGCAGTCCTTACAGAGATACAGTAAAAAAAACGGTCGAGAATGATCCGGGTGGTGGGCCTCAACATGGTTGTCAGAGTCGCAGAACTCGCATTCTTCTAATGGAACGAGTTTGCCCGTTTTCACAGCCTGACGCACAAGGTAGCGTGCGTGGGCTTTCTCAGGGAACTTTTCCTTGTCCTTGCGAGTGTGGGCTGCGTTGACCGTGGTCGGTTCACAGCGGCGTTCCTCGTTGGTCAGTTTGGATGCGCAGGAGCGAGAGCAGGCGTGCTGTCTTTGTTGTTTGAGTGTTTGTGTTATTCTTTTGCGTGGTTTCAGGAATTTAGTGCCACACCAAGCACATTGTACAAGTGATTTCGTGCTGTTTGGTGGTGCAGTAAAAGCCTCTTTTATCGGCCAATCCAGTGCAACTATTCGTTTGTACAAAGTGGCTGGTGATAGACCATATTCTTCGGCCCAAGCCGATAAGCACTGAGTCTTGTTGTTGAAAGTAATCAATCTGTTTCTTGAAGTATTTCTCGCCTGTTGTTTCCGAGTTGCCCAGATGCAATTGTCTGGTTGATAGTCCCTATTATTGTCAATCCGTTCTAATGTATGTTTATCGCTGGGTGGTTCGCCCATGTCGGTCAAGAAATTTTCGAATTTTTTCCATCGTTCACAAATAGATATTCCACGTCCACCATAATGATCATAGGCTTTTCTGTCTGGGTTGTTGCATCTTGCAGTCATTTCTTCCCAAATACCATATACCCTGGACTTGTGATCACGACGGCTATGTCCGTGTCGGACATTTATCTGACTGGTGCGTTTACCAGCTTCTCTCATAAGACACTTACAACCCTTTTGGCCTGCTAGTAAACTGGAGCCACGAACAACTATGGTCTCGCCACAGTCACATTTACATAACCACAGTTTATTCCCATGTTTGTTGCGTCCTGATGATTTGATAACTGTTAATTTACCAAATTTTTGGTTCACTAGATCAGCCATACTACCACCTTTCCCATCGTTCCCCATACCCTTCAGCGTAGTCCACGAAGCGTTGGTCGCAACGTATGGAGTGGGCTACAATCTCGTGGTATATGGTTCGTATCTGTTTGATGGGTGCGTTCGTTGGTAGATCAGTATTTTCTATTGCCCGATCCGCTCTCGTTTTGGCATCTTCATATAGCTCTACCACCCGGTCTAATGATAGCTCTCCACGCTTGATCATCGAGAGTAGCTTTGCCTGGGGTCGAGGGAACGTGAGTTTGCCTGTTTGCATGAGTTCTCTTAGCTGTCCCAGAAGGCGGATGGTATGACACGCGCTAGACGTACAATAGCCATAGCGTTCAATCTGAGCCTTACGCTTCGCTCCCAGTTTGCGTCTGGCCGGTCGGGTCTCCCTTGGATGCTGTAGGAAGAGTAGGCGGATGACCTCATCCATTTCTTCTTTCTGCGGATGGAAGACTGCACGGATATCCTCCACAACTTCGCTTTCGTTTGGGGTGCGTTTGACCGGGACCAGTTGCGTTCCAGCGACCTTGCGCCATTCTGATTGGGCATATCCACTTATGCGACGGGCGAACCGTTTGCAGGCGAACAGTTCTCGGCTGCGAAGCAAAGCGACACCTATTGCGGTACGCTCGATGATATTGGCTTCGGGGGCGAATAGGATTTCGTAACAAACAGGGTCTCCCATGATGAGTAGCTCAATGAATCGCTGGAGTGAGTAGATTACTGTGTCGGGTTCTCGGATGACTCGGTGCTCGAATCTACCAAGGCCAGCGAGATATTCAAAAGGGGGGACTACGAAACCACGATAATCGTGGTCGCTCTCTGGGGTGCTTGTTCCGTACAGTCGAGACCCAGCTATGATAAGAAGGTCTGGGTTATCGAGTGCGTGATTCAGTTCGTTTTCCTGAGTCATGTGATTTTCATCCGTTGCATAAGGTCTATGACTTTGCTTGCGCATTGATGATGATCCGCAATGTACATTTCCACGAAGTCGTCGGGGTTTAATGGGGCTGGCGATTCATATAGGTAGTCTATGAAGTGGGCTTCGGGGAGAATTTCGATGATGTGCTGTTTGATGATCTCTATCTGGAGACATGGATTTACATTAATGGCAAGTGGCTTGGGGGGTATTTCCTTGCCATTTTCTTGGGCGAATTGACACATTGCCTTATACACCCTTTCTATTGCGGCTAGTCCTGTTATAAGGAGCCATCTTTGAATCAGGAATTCGAGTAGCTGTTTGCGGTCATTTCCTTGGGTGATCAATTTGTGTCTCCGCTAATTTTTTACTTCGGTTTTCATCTCGTCTACACAATCGGAGGCAAGACCCCATAAGTCGAACGCACGTTCTGTTATCAAGTCAAAGCCGAAATTTCGACGTATCTTTTGATATTCTCTCCCGGCAGGAGCTTCTATCAACATGGATACAAATAGTGTACCTTGGAAGTAAGTAGTCTTTAGTATCCAGTCCTTGGGAGAATTGACCCACAACATGTGTTCGAATTGCTGCATTAACTCAGGTTTGGACGTTTTAGACATTTTCGCTACATTTCCTCCATCCTTCTCGCCACTCACCGGGATGACTATCATAATGCTGTATCAAGTACGACAGATACATCAGGCTATCATCAACAAACGGGGCAAGGCTTTGGCCGAGTGCATACATTTCTGCTAGCGAGAACCAGCCCACTCCGATTGTGTCGTCACATGCCGGTCGGGGTTTGCCGGACCATTTTTTACAACAAAAAACCTGGACGCGATACTTGTCCAGGTGTGTGTCACATAGTAGTTTGAATTGTTCTCCTTCAATTCCCACTTTTTCTTTTAGCTCCCTTGCTGCTGTATCAACAAGAGTACGGTCTTCTGGGTCCATCTTTCCTCCCGGAAAGACCCATGTTCCACTAGCTGTGTCAGTTAGCGACCTTTGAGTTAGCAGAAATCGATTTTCGTCCCTCAGAACAATCCAAGCAACTTCGATCATCGTAGTTGCCCCCTTTCGCTACGAATCGAGGACTTCCATAGTATTTATACACCATGGGTTCGAATATTTTGTACCACCGTTCCAGTAACGTTGCAACAGCAGTTGCGTGGCGATTCATGTGCAAGGCTAGACGAGGAAGGGAAAGTTTGCGAACTTGGTGGAGGATAGAAGACCCACGCATTTCATACATCATTGCAAGATCGTGGTCTGTGTCGCAACAGATATTGGCGACATACCAACAGCAGTCACCCAGTTCTTTCGCGATGGCTGCTACTCGCTCTGGTGTCATTTCTCCATTTGCATCGCGGATGAGTTTCTTGATTTTTTCTGCGACTTCGCCACACTCACCTATGATGCCAAGAGCAGGATATAACATGCGGTTATTCTCAACCTTCAGATAGATAGCCGTGCTTCTTGCTTTTGCTTGGTATTCTCGCAAATTCATCATTCGTCTTCGTTCTTTTCTTCGTCCTCAACCTCGTGCTTACCGAGCTTCATGGTCGGTTGCCATTTGGAGTCCTGATCATCGGTTGCGAAAAACTTGTATGGGTCGTCGAGTGTTTCGAGTACCCAATCTGCTAGTCCTTGGTTGACGGCTTCTTCTGCTGTGTAGACAGTATCGTGAGAACATAGTTCTTCGATCTTCTTCATGGTGATACGAGACTTGGCTGGCTTCATGCGGCTGAAGTAGATTTCGTACATCCTCTTTCGCATCTTAGCAGTGTATTTCGCCCACGCTTCGACACTCTTGCAGGTACCACTTAGTCCTTCGAATCCGTCATGAATCATGAAGGTGCAATGTGGAGCGACAATGCGTGAGTCGCACGCTTGAATGATGATTGACCCCATACTCATTGCGTGCCCCCAGCAGATACCGTAGACATGTGCAGTTGACGCCCGGATGGCATCGTACATTGACATCCCATGATACCAATCACCACCGAGGTTGTTCATGTGGATAACAATAGGTTGTGATGAGATGCGGTTTAGATGTGTGATGGCTTTGATGAAAAATTCAGACATCGCACAATCTGTTCCAGATTCACCAGTCTCATGTGTCATCTCTGCGTCGTGTGATCCGACATGGATCATCCGCTTAGATGAGAGGTAGCTGTAATCAAACCATCTGTCTATGTCTTCCTTTACGTAGTTGCTCACTACTCCCACCTTTCTTTACCAGTCTCGTTCATGTAGAACAGACTGCCAAGTATTCTCCGGGCGTCACCCTGCTCGGCCACGACATGGGGAATGCCGTGCCATTGTAGAAAAGCGTATATTCGCTCTGCTATATCATGTATCTCTCCGGTGCGATTTTCTTCAGTGCGTCGTCCACTACCCTTGTCACCGTCCTTGCGGGTTAGCTGTATTGTGCTGAAGTCGCTTTGGTCGTGCTTCTTGAGTGTTGTGGAGCGGACACGCAAATTCGGGTTGAGATAATAGTCTCGCAGATCAAGAGGTAATTCTTCGATAGTGGCCCCGAGAAAATCGACAATGTGGGGGATACTCTCGTGAGGAAAGATGTATGATCGTTCAAGTTCAATTGTCACCGTTTGTCTTCTCCGATTGCAATGGCAGATCGCAGTAAATACACGTTCCAGTATTTCCCTCTTTGCCATAACAGTGTGGACAAAGAGTTTTCAATGGATTGGTGGCCACATGAACAGCAAGGATGATTTTCACACACTGTTCGCAGAGACAGATACCCCCCCACACTTTGTGCATGTTGGCTGTTGGTTTGAGCTTACCACAGGTGTCACACGTCAGTCGTTTGGCCGGTGAGTCGTCGGAGTTTATCCACGACCAAACGGAAGTGCCCGAAATAAAGCTCAATAAAATCACCACGAGTCCACGCATGTCCATCCATTATCTCCGGTTTGCTGCGAATCAGGTCGGCATATTGTGGTATTTCTTGACATAGCGAAGACTGCACAGCGTTTTGGTTCCCGAAAGCATCGAAATCGAAAATGACCGGTGTACCTGTTGTCCTTGTAATCCGCCCCTCTAACCCATTTTGGTTTTTGCTAGCCTTGGTCCGCGATGCTTGTTCGCCCATTTCTAGTACGGTGCTCCATCGGTCAAGCAACTGTTGTACTCTAACCTCGTTCACGAGATTCCCTCCATACCATCCACCTCAGTTTTGTACGTGGCATCCTGAGTCCACGTCTTGTTCTTGATAGTAGTATCTATCTGACATCCACACTGTTCTAGCAGAGTATTCGCGTTTGCCAGCATGGTACATGCGATGGCTATCTTATCGTGTGGGGCCAGAGCCAGTTTGGCACTCATCATGGCACCAACACTAACAGTCTCAATCAACTCCAGCATGGTTTCTGGAGGCAGTTCGAGAACCTGCTTGAATGTATTGGGCTCAACCGACAAGGGGGTTATCACCACCATCTTCTTCATCGAAGTTTTCCTTGAAATGTTCCTTGGCTTTATCGACACGGTTGGAAATCTCTTCTATGTGGTCGGCGACTTCGTTGGGATTGGAACCAGCAAAGGTCAATTCCCAGAAGATGCTAGTAATGAAGCACCACAGTGTTGGCCGGATGGTGAGTTTGAATCCGGTACGATGGAAGTCACGATCAGACTCGACATACGGCGGGAAGCATTCCACCTCTGGCGAGACACGAATAGGCAGGTGGGCGAGATTGTTGACAGGGGTGAACTCGATTGCGTATCCGGTGTCTTCTGGGCAATCGTCGCCGCACTCGTGGAAGTCGAGACCCTTCGCTGGGCAACCTGGGCCGATACCATGAAAAGCCATGAGGTTGGGCAGTTCTGCGATCTTGGGGTCATCCCAGTAGTTGTGCCCATCGTCGAGTAGGGCGCAATTACCCTTCGGTTGATCAGTCGGTTTGCCGGTCTGCTTGACCTTGCGAGTATCGTAACCGAGATGCCAGTAGAGTTCCAGATATTCAACATCATCCACATCGTCTGGGTCGCGGTCGCGTTGAATCTGATCCCAAAACGTTTTGAATTCCAACACACCCATAGTGGTGAAGATGCCTGGGATCATGTGATCAGCATGATAGACCAATCGGAACAAGTCGTAGAGCGTGAAGTCATTATCGACTTTGGTCACCGTCCATTGTAGGTCGGTTGGTAGGAAGTCCTTGTAGTATTCCTTTGTCAGATGTATGCCGTTTTCTGCTACGTCACACATGTTTCCAAGTATCTCCTTTCGCAATGTGCCAAACAGTGGTATAGCCGACACTAAATTGTTTTGCCATTTGTCTATATGATGGTCTATCTGGTTTTGACAAAATTGTCTTGATTTTTTGGACTTTTGTGGTTGTTAGTTTGGACCATCCGTTATTTTCGCCTCTGGCGCAGTTTTCTAGTATTCTTTTTCGCCCCTTGGGTGATCTTCCTTTTGCGACATATCCGATGGGTTGTCAGCATTCGTTCCCGAAAAGAGATGATCTGGATTGACACAGACTGGATTATCGCAATGATGACATATTAAAAGTTTTGGCGGAATTTGACAGTGATGTTGTAACATCCATGCCGCACGATGGGCTCTTATGTGATATCGTATCTTATTGTGTACTATTGCAAATAGTCCGTACTTTCCGCTGGCTGGGGCTGGTCGCCAATTCCAACAATTATTTAATCGGTTGGCTTTTGACCAAAATAAGTTTTGATATTGCTGCAAGATTACTAATGGCATTAGCATAGTTTTGTATTTACTCATAATCAACCCCTAGGTATTCGGATGTTTTTTGAATTGTTTTTTTGTCTATGTCGATACCGACACAATCTAGTCCCAGCCGTTGACACACGATTGCGGTGGTTCCGCTTCCTATGAATGGATCGAGCACGCGACCACACGGGCGGCAGTGGCCTTTGACGATACGCTCCACAAGCGACTCGGGCAGTTGAGTTGGCAACCATTTTCTCTTTTCCTTGAACGTACCGCAGACCCGAGGGATTTCCCATACGTTGGGGGGCATCTTTCCACCCTTGGCCGCTCGTTTGTCATTGTATTTTTCTTGTCTGGCACTAGGCACCTTGATTTTGTCGGGTCGGACATATTCCGAATTGAGCCAATAGATTGGTCGATAGCACAAAGCGTACTTTCCTCTGGTGGTTTGGTCCTGTCCGAATGTGTAGTACCACTGTAATCTTTGAATCAACGGGATACCGACAGATACGATGGCGTTTTCGACGGCTTGCGTCCATTTTTCATTAAAGGTGAAAAAAATTGGACCTTTGGTCAAATTGGCCATCATTCCGAGCCAAAGTCGCAGATTGTTTTCGTATTCCTGGGCTGGTTGGCGATCAATGAATTCGGCATACTTCATTCCTATGCAATCTGGCGGATCGGCCATAATCAGATCGACCCTTCCGAGGTTGACGGATGGAATTTGCTCGAATCGTCCATGGATCAGTTTGATCATCAGTCTAGCTCCACTCGCCGCTTGTCTGAGTGTTTTCGCTTACGCTTGGGCGGTTTCGGTAGAGGATCGCCCCCAGGACGCTTCATACGCTTGCTCACAGCGTTCCAGGCGTTCTCAAAGCCCGGTGGGGTGCCGTGGGCATCCTCCGGTATTCCGTACTTCTCAAAGCCACTACAAGCCTTCTCAGCGAGTTTCCTGGTTTTGTACTCACCGACCTTACCCCCTGTGTCTGTATCGATCATTGCCCACTGGTGGACATAGGGTAGCGTGTTTTTCCGTACAACGAATTTTGACATACCCCATTATACGTCTAGCTAGGGGGTCTGTTCGAAAAAAAAGAAAAAAAGTTGGAGCGCTTTTCCGAAAATGGACTCTCTATATATATGGAGGGACGTTTTTATCGGACGTTAGGTGTCGGACGCAATTGTGTATAATTTTGAGGGTGATAGAAATGAGTGACAAGAAAACTAAGATTGAGTGCCGTCTTACAACCCAGGGGACCAGCAAGGCCAACGCCAAGGCTGTTGATGATCTGAAGATTCCCGATCCAGAACCGACTGAGGGAGCACGGGCAATCAAGGAAGCCACGGAAGAGGAAACAGAGGATGACAGTAAGTAAAGCAATTCTTGATGAGGCATATCCGATCATTGAGCGGCTAGCCAGTTCCCGTAGCGCCAACGGTGCGTTTGCATATTACGAGAACGGCGATGTCTCTCAAGAGGTGTGGAGGATGTGTCTTGAGGCCCTGGGGCGATATAATCCCGAGATAGGACCGATCGAGAACTACTTGGTTCGACATGTCACCAATCGTCTCAAGAACCTGAAGCGGGACAACTATTTTCGTCCAGGCTCGGACGCTCCGAGTTCTGGTCTTGCTCGCACCAGGATGAATTTGGTGAATGCACTTCCTCTGGGTGGTGGAGACACAGCAGAACAGGGCGTGCTTCTGGGTTCGACGCCAGTAAACATCGATCCGATCGATCATCTTTTGTGTGACGAGACTCTTGCATACATCAGGGAGCGGTTGCCAGATGACTTATCAGAACCGTTTGAAGCCCTGATTGGGAACAATCGAGTTCGTAGTCCCATCGTTGAAGAGATACGACAGAAGGTTGCTGAGATTTTGGAAGAAAGGGACCGCGATGTCGGACACTAAGAACCAGAAACTATCATCCAACCCGAAGGCTCTGAAGATTCTTGCCGACTGTGTTCGACAAGGGCTTACAGACAAGAAGATTCAACAGCGACTAGCGCAAGAGTGTGGGTACAAGTGGACCCTCGACACAATCGGTAGACGCCGTCGTGCTATGGGTGTTACAAAGAAATCTGGCGAACCGACTAATACAGATGTCCTGGACGGTCCTGTGTTGACAACACCACCGCCTGGACTTTCGGAGACAGAGAAGGCTTATTGGTTCAGGGATCAATTCAAAAAGACCCATCTGTACAAAACCATTCAAAGACAATTTGAAACAGAAGAAGTCGATATGTACATCGAGGATTTCGGTCTTTTGTGTTGTCAGTTCGAAGATATCGTCATCAGTGAGTTCATGCAGATTGATGACTTTCTGAAACATAGAATTCTGGTGGATAGGCAACTGATTCTTGGTCGTTCTCTACAGAGGGAGATAGCAGATTTACAGATGTGGTTTGTATCGAATCCCAAACAGGAAGACGAAGACAAGGATACCACCAAGTTCCGCATTTTGCAGCAAAGACAACTGGATGACAAGCATAGATACCTCAAGGGTGTCAATGATCGTTATGACGCTTTGGTGAAGGAGCGACAGAAAATCTACAGTAGCTTGGCTGCGACTCGTAAAGATCGCTTGGATGAACTGAAAGGCGGTAAGGAGAGCTTCATAGAGTTGGTTGGCAAATTGCAACACTCGCAAGACGAAAGAGATAAGCAGGGGCGATTTGCCGAGTTGACCAAACTAGCTGCCGATGATATCAAGGAAGAGTTTCGTCAACCGGTCGAATTCCCGGATGGTAGTGTTGAGCCGATCATAATGGATGCAGATACAGACTTTGGAGAAGACACTGATGAATAAATGTGCTTTGTGTATTCCTCGCCCAGGTGGAACCTCAAGGATGATCCAGAATGGATATGTCGATGCGTTGCGACATCTTGGCTGGAAGGTATACGTCGGAGACCCCAAGACGAAATTGGGGTGTGCCCAACTGATCGAAAAACACGGTATCGGGTTGATCATGACACATTCAAGATACGGGATGAGACAGTTGCCGATTGATACTATCAATGCCAATCAGGTGATGGTTTTCGTAGAAGCCTTGCCGTTCAACACTGGCGAACTGACAATCGATGGTCCATATGAATTGGCTCACGAGGATGAGGCAGATGTTGTCAGAGCCATCGAGTCGGTTGTTGTCCATACCCGTCTGGAGCCCCACCTGTGGGGCAACTATATGTCTGCCTGGGGAGAGCAGGGCGTCGATCTATCACATATTCCCGCAGCGGGTAACCTAATCAGGGCGTTACCGCCGACATGTACCGCCCTGACTGACGTTGCTATGGTGGCCAACTTCGCCCACCGTCAGGGGATCATGAAGCAACTGATCGAACCACTATTCAAACGACTGGATTTGCTCGGTCATTCGTATCAAGCTTTTGGCGACGACATCTGGGCAAGAGCAGGGCTGAATTACAATGGTCCGTTGGATGACTACAGCAAACTATCCCATGTTTACGCGACAGCCCGTGTGTGTCCGAATGTACATACGGAACAGCAGGTCGGACTTCAGGCGTATGTCAATGAAAGATCGTTTATGATCCCGCTATGTGGTGGCGTACAAGTATCTGACAATCCGTTGGTCACAAGATACCTGGGGCCACATTGTCGAATAGCTTACAACGTGACCGATTTCATGTCCCAGGTGGTGGAACTGGTAGGTGATCGACCAGAACGTTTTGAGCAGATTCGTGCTGGTGTTGAGCACGTAGCTCATCAGCACACATACTTCAATAGATTGGTGGACTTGTTCGGGATCGTCGGATGGGATGATCAGGCGACCGAGGTGGCAGAAGAAGGACAAAGGGCAGCGGTCAGGCATTGTTGGGAAATCGATGCCAGACTCAGTGCCGAGGAAAGAGGCATACCTTATGAGCAAAACGCGATCGGAGCAGCGTAGTCTTGGTCGCTTGACAGAATTGATAATAATCAAGAATATCATCAAAAGAATTGTAGGTGGGTTACCGCTAAGGTGAACAGCAGAAATCGACGCAATAATCATTTGCTTACCTATCATGGAAAAACTCAATGTCTAATTGATTGGGCAAATGAGTTGAATATCAAGCGAAGCACTTTATGGGCAAGGCTTTGCCTATATGGGTGGTCACAAGAAAAGGCATTGGCAACTCCTGTTAAAAAAGGAAAAATGGATGACAAAAAAAACAGAAAGACGAAACTTGCGGAGAAGAATCCAGGGCGTTACGATGCCGATTGGTCGTAAGCGGACGAGGTGGGGCCGCAACTGGCCATGTTTGTGTGGTAGCGGGAAGAAGTACAAGCACTGTTGTATCGGCGATATTGATGCTCTTACTGCATCAGACGGTAATGCCGATGTCACTAAGCTACCAGAGGACATTCAGAAGATGATTGACGCTCATCGCAAGGCAGAAGAAGAGGCGAAGGGCAAACTAGAGGGAGGTAGGAAGATCAATGGGTAAAACAGCGTTTATCACCGGAACGACCGGGCAGGATGGGAGTTATTTGTCAGAACTGTTGCTCGACAAGGGGTATCAAGTTCATGGGTTGATTCGGCGAGCCTCTGTTGATACGACAGAGCGAATTGCCCATTTCCAGAATCATCCACACTTTGAACTAGTGGAGGGTGATATTACAGATGCGGCATGTATGCACAGGTTGATATCGGGGATTCAGCCCGACGAGGTGTACAACCTTGCTGCCATGAGTCATGTTGGCGTGTCGTTCGATCAACCGATCGCTACGTGTCATATTGACGCCATGGGGCCTTTGAACATTCTGGAGGCAATCCGCCAATCGTCTCCGCAGAGCAAGTTCTATCAGGCCAGCACATCAGAACTCTTTGGAGACACCATTGTTTCCCCACAGAGTGAGACATCGGTTATGACACCAAACTCGCCATATGCTGTTGCCAAGCTCTACGCACATCAACTGGTTGGCCTTTATCGTCGTGCCTACAATGTCTTTGCATGTGCAGGGATTCTGTTCAATCATGAATCTGAGCGTCGTGGCGAAGCATTCGTTACACGGAAAATCACCAAATATGTTGCCATGATCCAGGACTGGATGGACACCCACGACGGATTCCCGAAGAAAGATATTGATGTTCGTCCGCTCGCGCTGGGCAATATCGAAGCAAAGCGGGACTGGTCCCATGCTGAAGACATGGTACGTGGTATGTGGTTGATGATGCAACACCCAGAACCAGATGATTATGTGTTGGGGTCTGGCGAAACACACACCGTCAAGGAATTCCTTCAGTTGGCCTTTGGTTCCATCGGCCTTGATTATAACGACTACATCACTATCGACCCAAAGTTCTATCGTCCCGTTGACGTGAATCTGCTTCATGCTGATCCGAGTAAGGCGCAGCGGATACTTGGTTGGGAACCAACCATTTGCTTCGGAGAACTGGTGGATCGCATGGTTCAGAGTGACCACAGAGAGAGGATCGAATGCCGCGCCTAGTTCTTCCCACATACACAGTGATCAGAGACACCCGTGAACAGGAGGGTCATGGGTGGTTCTTTGATGCGCATGTGCCCGATCGTCGTCCCCCAAAATGCGCGGGAACAATTGTCGACACGGTGCAAACGGGGGACTATAGTCTGGTTGGGTATACTGACATCCTAGCCGTGGAACGCAAGTTTGCATTTTCAGAATTGTGGGGAAACTACAGCGCCAAAAAGCGGCCAGCTTTTGAGGCAGAGATGGAACGTATGTCGGAACTCAAACATGCGTACATTATTGTGGAATCGTCGTTGACCCCTGATATTCTTGAGCTATCTCCACCACAGTTTGCCAAAGGTGTTCCAGGCAAATCGTTGGTACGATGGTTGATGTATCTGACAGCCAAGTATGGTGTCAACATCATACCAGCAGGACAGTGTGGTCGCAAGGTGGCTCAGATGATTTTCGAAGAAGTTGTTAGAGTAGAGAAGGACCGTTGGGTCCACCAGGAACCCAAACCGAAGTCGGGAGGGGATTGCCTTGGGTGCTAAGAGATATGATCTCAGTACGAATATTACCCCTGGTCAACCCAAAAAAGCGATCATTCGTAAGATTGATGACAAGAGAGCTTTAATGCTTTGTAGACATCATGGGATAACAGAATTTTATATCAACCCTTCTGGGAAACCGGAATGTTTGCTGTGTCGGCGACAACATCAGAAAATCAATCATTCGACAGATTCATATAAGAAGAAGAAAAACGAATGGGTTAGAAAGAGGCGGTCTACAAAATTAGGTAACTACGAACATCGGTTTATACCAATTTCGTCAGCATTATCTCGTGAACAGTTGGCAACGCTTTTTGATCTCAACAATTTATCTCTTTTGTGTCTGGCGTGTAACAGGTATGTTAAAAAAGATAGGTTGGATATTCGATATGAATAAAAAACAACAAACAATATTACACGATTTATTGCATTCAGATCAAGGCCGATATGGGTATCTGTTCCCATACCGTGATCGTGTGCCAACAGTGCGCAAACACATTTTCACGGATTTGAAGCAATCCAAAGACCCGCTGGATCAGGTAGTCGTCAGCAGGATGCTCGATATCAACTACATTGGCTGGACAGCGAAGGTGGTCTTAGGGCTTGATCTGTTTCCTATCCAGATCGCTACGCTTCAGATGATGTGGAACACTCCGTTCCCAATGCTGATCGCCTGTCGTGGTGGTAGTAAGTCCTTTATGCTGGCCGTGTATGCAGTTCTAAGGGCGTTGTTGGACCCAGGTGCCAAGATCGTTATCGTTGGTGCTGGTTTACGTCAAGCTCGATTGGTGTTCAACTACATAGATACCATCTGGACAAATGCTCCTGTTCTTCGCAACATTGTCGGTGGCGGGAAGAAGGCTGGCCCCAGACAGAATGTGGACCTTTGCTATTTTCGCATTGGCGATTCGATTATCTACGCACTGCCTATGGGGGACGGCTGTGCTTCAAAAGATACGCTTACACTTTATGGAGATGGTTTCGGAACCCTCGCAGATGATCAGCCATTATTTCAATCTGCTAAAAATATCGTAGACAGAGAAAGACTGGTATGGGGTAATAAAGAATTCAGATTGAGTGATGAATCTTATTGCAATGGAACATCCAAAACCAAAAAAATCAAGACACATCATGGATTCGAATTTAACGCAACTCATAATCATCGATTAAAAGTTGTTAGAAACAAGTGTGTTGTGTGGGTACAGATGGATGAAATAAAAATTGGTGATCGTATTTTATTAGATCGTTCTGTCCGCTGGCATAATGGAAATGGTGAGATTTCAGAAAGCGAAGCTTATGGTATCGGTTTGCTTACTGGGGGTGGATGTTTCATTGCCCAAAATGGATACAGATTGGGTTTTGCTACACAAGATACAGAATTAGCCGAGGCCATTCAGGCTGTTGGTCCTTTCAAGCAATCTTCCGATATAGTGCATTGGAATATGTATGGACACAAAAAGATTGATGCTATATTCAGAAGATTTGATATAGACGTTGATCATCTCAAAACAAAAGACAAACAATTCCCGTCCACCATTCTCAAATCACCACGTAATATAACATCCGCTTTTATTTCCGGTTTGTTCGACACGGATGGCCATGTTCAGGTTACAACAGAGCGAGGTGGCACCCAGATAGGTGTCACATTTTATAACACCAGCAGAGAACTAGTTAGACAACTTCAGTATATATTATTGCATTATGGAATCGTAGCACATGTCAAATCTCGTAAACGTGACGAAAAATGGGAAGAATGCTATGAGCTTTCAATAACTGGTAGGGACGTGTTGATTTTCGCTACTGAAATAGGTTTTCGTCTGAAGAGGAAACAAGATAAATTACTGGCTGGAATCGAGAAGAAAAAACGATGGATGGATCAGAACGATAACATTCCAGATGTATTAGATGATATGATAGATATTTCAGAGAACAATCGAGCTGAACACGGTACTAGCAATTGTGTTTCTGTTTGTGCGGGTGGACTAAAAGTTAAAAAATCCGTTAGTAGGCCATTGGTTGATAATTTTCTACGAGTTTATGGACACATAGATGATTCACGCATTGATACTGTTCGTTGTCTTGCTGATCCAGATGTTTATTATGACGAAATCGTTTCAATAGAAGATGATGAGTGTGTTGCATTCGATGTTCATGTTCCAGATGGCCATGAATATTGTGCCAATGGCTTTTACAGTCACAACACGAAAATCAGAGGTTTCCGCGCTAACGTCGTTATCGCCGACGAGTTCGCATCCATCCCAGAGGATGTATTCGATGTGGTTGTGCGTGGTTTTGCCGCGACGGCAAAAACTCCTGTGGAGGAAGCGAAGAAACTAGCATTTGAGAAACAGTTGGCAAAACTCGATCTGCCAGCAGGGGAGAAGAAGAGACTGACAACCGACGATGATAAGATGCGCGGTAACCAAATCGTGTATTCTGGTACAGCATACTATGCTTTCAATCATTTTGCCAAGAGATATCAGATGTGGAAAGAGATCATTGCCAGCAAAGGTGATCCAGAGAAGGTGGCTCAGATTTTCGGAGGCGAGAACCTCGTCCCCGATGGCTTCAACCATAGGGACTATTCTATCATTCGTATCCCGCATACACATCTACCCGAAGGCCTACTGGACCAAAGACAGTTGGCTCACGCCAAGGCGACACTCCCTCGCAACATCTACCTCATGGAGTATGGGGCTGTTTTCGTCAAAGACTCAGATGGGTTCTATCCACGTAGCTTGATTGAGGCATGTACTGTCGGACCCCAATAAGCCGATAACAACACCAGACGGTGCTGTAACATTCACTCCACTTATGAGAGCCCAGTCGAAGCGGAAGTATGTGATGGGTGTTGACCCCGCTGCCGAACGAGACAATCTTGCGATCACTATGACCGAAGTTTGGCCCAACCACTATCGCGTAGTCTATTGTTGGGCTGTGAACAAAAAGGAATTCATGAAGCGCAAGAAGCGCGGGTTGATTACCGACGATGACTACTACGCATATTGTTGTGCGAGGATTCGTGAAGTGGTTCGGCTATTCAGTCCTGTGCGCATCGAGATGGATAGTCAGGGTGGTGGCTACGCCGTAGCGGAGATGTTGCGAAACAAGAAACTGATGAATATGGATGAGGGCGATTTCCCGATCTATGAGGTAATCGACTTCGACGAACCGAAGGAAACCGATGGCGAGACAGATGGACGCCACATCCTCCATCTCGTCAAGCAAAGCACTGAGTACAACCAGGATGCCAACATTGCCCTGCACAAGAGCCTGGAGACACGTACCCTATTGTTCCCCGCCTTCGATAGCGTGAAAATGTATGCCGCCATAGAGGCTGAAAAGTCGGCTGGTGTCATTTTCGACACCTTCGAGGAAAATGTGTTCAATCTTGAAGAATTAAAGAATGAGCTTTGTACCATCCAGATGAGCGAAACTGCGACAGGCAGAGAGAGATTCGACACCCCACAGGTTGTCAAGGTCGGAGCCGTCGAGGGTCGTGCCCGTAAGGGTAGACTTCTCAAGGATCGCTACACAGCCCTCCTGCTGTCTCACAAGTACATCTACAACACTGAAATCGCCACCCCTGATGATATCGACTATGAAGACGTGGCAGGGAATATCGAGAAAAGGAAGAAATCACCGAAAAACGAAGCAATGTACCGTGGGGCTGGAGTTGGCCGTATGAGGAACGCCCACGAAACACGTCAGGGCGGGGTTTTCAAGGCTGTGAAGAAGGGCAAGCGAATCTAGAGCGTGTGGTGTATAATCAATCAGATCGAGTTCGTATTGCAATGCTATTGATTCTGTAAGGGGGCAAGAATGGCAGCGAAGACAACCGGCACCAGTAAGCCGAAGACTCCAGCAAAGGGGCAGTTGTACACCAAGGGTGTAAAAAGTATCACAGGACACGTACTCCCCGACACATGTCACCTAACGCATGGTGTCGCCCACAGGACCATTGCGTCCGATGTCAACCTTCGCACTGGAAATAACCGCCACGACTACGACGGCAAGCGCCCAAACGATAAGTTGCCTACAAAACACGCCGAAATCCTCGTAGCTTGTCAGGCTATCTACCGCAGGGTTGGTATGGTTCGCAACATCATCGATCTGATGACCGACTTTGCCGCAGAAGGACTTGAGCTACAGCACACCACCAAGACACAAGAACGATTTTTCCGTGAGTGGGCCAGACGTGTGAATCTGCAAGGAAGAGCCCACGACTTCATGAAGCTTCTTATGCGCGATGCCAACGTAATCGTTCGTCGCAAGAATGCGTTTATTACCAAGCCTGCTGTCAAAGAGATGACAAGGGGCGGGGTCAGCGGTCTTGATCTAATCGATGAGAGTAAAGTCGCTGAGCCACCCGAGAAGGTCAAAACCACCAAGAAGAAAACCAACCGAAGAGAAATCCCGTGGCGATACACCTTTTTGTCACCTGTCGTTGTCGAGAAAATCGGTGGTGAAGTGGGTCGATTTTTCGGTTCCGATGCACTCGGGATGCGCATTCCACACTCTCTTGCCAATGCCATCAAAAGACCAAAGACCGATGCCGAGAAGGCATTTGTAGCCAAGCTACCCAAGGAAGTCGTGAAGGCGGCAAAGAAGAGTGGCACGCTGGTCGCATTGGATATGGACAAAATCTTCGTCGACTACTACAAGAAAGACGACTGGGAGGATTGGGGCACCCCCTTCCTCTACGGTGTCCTCGAAGATGTGATGTTCAAAGAGAAAATGCGTTTAGCAGACATGGCGGCTCTTGACGGTGTGATCAACGTTATCCGCCTATGGAAGCTTGGCAAATCAGACCAGCAAATCCTACCTACTGGAGCGGCTGTAGACAAACTCATCGACATCCTGCAACACAATGTTGGTGGCGGGGTCATGGACCTAGTGTGGGACGATATGATCGATCTCACTGTAGAGTACCCACCGACAGATAAGATTCTAGGAGCGGAGAAGTATATTGGTGTCAATGGTGATATCGTTCGTGGTATCGGTATTCCCGACTCTTTGGTTGGTGGGGCCGATCTGGGTACACGTAACGCACAGTCAGCTTTCGTTCAGCTAAAGACTCTTGTCGAACGTCTTGAATACGTGCGAAGTCGCGCTATCCGCTGGATGGAAGGCGAACTACGCCTCGTCGCTGATGCGATGGGCTTCAAAAAGATTCCGGCCATCAACTTCGGTATCATGTCTTTGCGTGACGAAGCAGCAGAGAAGCAGTTGATGATTCAATTACTCGACCGTGGTATCATCTCATCCGAGAAGGCTACCGAGGTCTTCGGTGTCAACTACATGATCGAACTTGAGAGAATCAAGTCGGAGCAAGAGATCAGAGAGGAAAACCCAGGCGTGCTAGAAAAGGCAGGTCCATACAACCGTCCGTTCTCCGTCATGGAGAAGCAAACAGACCTTTCTATCCAGGTAGAAAAAGTCAAACAGGGTTTGAATAGGAACAGCCAGCTACCGACCAGCACAGACGACAATGGTGGCGGGGATAATCCGAGTGGTGATCAGCCGAAAGACGATGGGGACAATTCGCCTGGGCGACCACCGTCAACGAAGGATACTGCGCCAAGGGACGAACGAACACCAAAGACGCTCTCAGTTCTGAGTGTCGTAGCCGATGGGCTTATGGATCGTATTGATCAATTGGTGGATAGCACCTATTTGGAACAACAGGAGGTCAAGAACCTGCGATCTCTCACCAAGGCTCAGCGTACCGAGTTGGAGAGAACCAAGCGTGGTATCTTGTCCGTCTTGCGTCCAGGGGACACTGTGACCAAGGAACTTATCGCAGATAGATTACCCACCGCAGGAAAGGGTGCTCGTCGTATGGAGGCTCGTTTCTGCGACTTGGTGGCCGACTTTACCCTGTCAACCAAAAAGGCGCCCAACTCTAAGGAACGAAGAACACTGGCATCTTTGGCTTGGGCGGCTGTGTTGCCCACAGGAGACTAGGTATGGTGGAGTCACCTCCATTCACGTTTGATCGTTGTGACACGTACATGTACTTTGCATCTAACATGTTGCCAGCGGACCCGGTGATAGTTGAAGTGGGTTCTATCCATGGTGCGCATGGTATCAAGCTGTGCAAGAAACTCGATAATGCCTTGACCATGATAGCCTACGAGGCTGGCAAGGAAAATCACGACAGTTTGGTCGTTGGGATTGAAAAGGCAGGTGCTCCTATCACTGCTCACCGTGCTGTGGTTACCGGGTTTGATGGTACTGCGGAGTTCTACGAGTTTGTGGAAGAGTCGTCTAATAGTGTTTATCCACGACATCAGGGTGAGGGAAGGCGTCTACGTCGTACTAGCAATATCCGGTCTGTTAGCCTGGATACCATCATGGACGAGAATGATTGCCAACGTATCGATCTGCTTTTCTTGAACTGTGAGGGGGCAGAAATCCCCATACTGAACGAGGTCTTGGCCAAACCCGAATTGCGGGATAGATTGGGTCAACTTTGTGTCTCTTTTCATGGTGGTCGTATTTATCCACAGGATGAAACTGTGGAGATGGTGCGAAGGATGTCTGAGTTTTTCTGGGTGGTGGAGGAACAGAATGATTGGCCCTGCCATCTGTTTGTGAATAAGGGTCTCGAACCTACTGGGAGGTAGTTATGGCGATTGTGAACGTTTCATTGGATACCGGTAGTCGGCAGGTGGTTCTTACTGTCAACGGCGTGCTGGTCCTTGCGGATGACATTTTCGTGGAGAGGTATGTCTACGGTGGCGAGGCTATGGTTAGATTCGGTTATACGATCGAATCTGTGAATGCCAATGGCATGAAGGAAAGGCGGCAGTTTTATCTTCCGCCCCCCGAAGGGCTTGCGACAGAAGCACACGCCGGGCTTGACGAGGAAGGATTCGCGTCCAAGATTCTTCACGATGACGAGAAGGCCAAGGCTGATGTGATTGATTTCTTCAAGCGTGACCGTAAATAGCAATAATGGGCAAACGATGGACTATAGATGAAACAGACGTTTTGCGCAATCATTATGATTGTGATGGCATCGCCTTTTGTATGCAACGTCTGGATCGTTCCAGGATGAGTGTGACTCGCAAGGCATATACCCTTGGTCTTACTACTTCCAATCCTCGGCCCAAATTACGGAGACGTATTGTTGCTCATCTCGGCAAAAACAAGGTGATAGCTGAATGTCCGTCTCGCGGAGATGTACTGCATTATTATGGATACAGTGGGCAATCGCTTCAATGTGCTGAATGTACAAGAGTCAGCACTCAAAAGTGGAGACAATCGACAGGCGGGAAGGTCGTTCGTAGGCGATATGACACGATGCGACGACAAAGCATGGTAGTCAACTATGCTAATCGTTTGCGAAGTCGGTTGAATTACTACAAAAAAATTGGGGCTTCGGTTACACCTTCTGGTTGTTTTCGATATCTTCCATTTTCGCCAATTGAGCTACACGACCATCTTGAGCATATACGTTTTGTCCAACAGAATAGGTGCCCTGTGTGTAGTTCGGATTACGATGAGGTAGGCTATCAGATTGACCATGTGCAACCATTGGCTATTGCCAAATCCGACGAAGAGGTGTGGTCTCTCTTTAATTTGTCGAATTTATCCTTGTTGTGCCCACGGTGCAATGGTGATAAAGGCGACTCTGTCGGTGAAAGGTCTTTTTATCCGGTGAGTTGTAGTGTACTTTCGATCGATGGTTGTGTATAAGCCATATGACGGGAGGTGCTCGTGCGCGTTTATCAAGCTGAAAAAGATGCTGGAATCGATTTCCAGATGAACAAAGCCGGAAGTTCTTCTTCATTTGTCACGGCACGGGTACAGGTTGGCAATATCGAAAAGCATTTCGATGGCATGTCTGTCGCCGATTTGGTGAAAGCCACCCCTACTGTACAGAGCGTGGAAGAGCTTCTCGGTCAGGAACAACCGGATTTAGCCCTGGTTGTCGCAATTCTGGTCAGCACAGGCTGGAATTTGAACGATGATGTTTTCACACCAGAAGAGGTCTGGAAGGCTCGGTCGTCGCCGCTTCACAAGCCAATGAACGACAACCACCAAGCCGAGAGAATCCTGGGCCATATCGTTCAGACTAGGGCATTGGATAAATCTGGTGATGAGGTTGAGGTAGCTGAAGGCGACTCTCCCCCAACCGAGTTTGATATTGAAGTGGCCGGTGTGCTATACCGGGCATTCCCAGAGTTGTCCGAGCGAATCGACGAAATTATCACAAAAGCGAAAGCTGGCGAGATGTTCGTTTCGATGGAGGCTTGGTTCCCTGATTTCGGTTATGGCTTGATCGATTCCGCGACCGGTGAGGTCAAATTGATCGAGCGTACTGAGAAAACCGCGTTTCTCACTAAGCACTTGCGGATTTACGGTGGCAGCGGGGAATACCAGGGCTACAAGGTCGGTCGTGTGTTGAAGGACATTATTTTCGGTGCGCAGGGGTTTGTTGATACCCCAGCGAATCCCGAATCGGTGATTAAGGTCGCGGCAGGTAAAATGGCCGCTTCGCGGAGTTTTGTAACTGCTGAATTGAGTGACTTGTCGGAAGGGGGTGTAGAAGACGTGGATGAAAAACAATTGCAGGAACTTCAGGCGAAGCTTGAAGAGGCTCAGGCGGGTCTAGAGAGCAAAGCCAAGGAGGTCGCTGAGTTGCAGAAGGCAGCGGAAGAGGTTCAGGCTAAGGACTACGAGGGGCAGCTTGCTGCTCTGAATACCAAGGTCGAGGAACTGACTGCCAGTGTGACGGAGGCGTCTGAGAAGATGGAAGCTGTTGAGGCTGCAAAGGCCGAGCTTCAGAAGCAACTCGATGAGGTGACACAGCGTGCCGAGAAGAGTGATGCGGAGCTAGACGAAATCCGCCAGAACGAGACGGCTCGTGATCGCCTGGTGAAGCTATCGGAGGTTAAGAAGGTTGATGACGAAGAGGCAACGCTAGCCGAACTTCGTGGTATGACCGACGAGACATTCGAAGCGGTTCTGAAGTATGCTGGCGAAGCCAAGTCCGAAGAGGTTGTTGACGGAGAGTCGGAAGAGAAGACTGACGCAACAGAGACCAAGACGGATGACGCAACGGCACGGGAGAAGGAAGCAGAGCAAGCGGAGGCTGCTCTAAACGACGTAGAAGAAGACGATAGCGCCGAGTTCAACGCATCGGAGGATGTGGCGAAGACGGAGGCTGATCAATGGTTGTCAGTGGCAGGCGCGCTATGTGGGCGCAAAGATGAGAAAGACGAAGGGGGTGAATAGGGATGGCTTTGAAACCAGATCGTGAGTACAATGAGGTTACCGACATTACCAACTTCTGGACTACAGTTGCGGCTGAGAGGGGTGGCTGCGCTGGTGTCGTCACACAAGGTTCTGGCGCGGCTATCGGCGTGAACATCGTCGATGAGCCAAACGTTGTGGGCTATGTGGCAGACCCATCCGGCGTGATTGCCAAGGGCGTCTTGCTCCAGACGGTAGCAGCGGCTATGAGTGCAACTCGGGACTTCCCGAACTTTGAGAACGGGGAGATTCGTCCTGGGGACAAGTGTACTCTAGTCAAGAAGGGGTTTGTGGTTACAGATATGATCACCGGCACTACACCAAGTGTTGGGGACGCTGCTTATCTGGCTGCAAGTGGACTAATCAGTAAGACGCAGGCTGCTGGTGCTCCGCAGATTGGTCGTTTCGAGACGACTGTCGATGCGGCTGGCTTTGCGCGGGTCTCGATTGACATAACGTAAGGGGGTGAAGAAGAATGAAGCGTAATATCAGAAAACCAACACCTGAGCAGGTTGAACTTCTACGGCGCACTGGGTCGGCAAACAAGACCGAGGCCCTGGAGGCGATGCATTCTCTCGCTCAGGCTCTACAAGTTCCTCTACGTTCAGCGCTGCTTGACGGCGACATCTTGGGCGGAATCTTCGCACCTGAAGTTCTGGACCCAAGTGCAACTGCCGAGTATCCGCTGGATTTCTACCAGACTGCACAGGAAAATGACTATGTGGCGTATATGATCCCATCCGAGGGTGCTTTGCCACAGCGTACCATCACAGGTGACGCAGTGACGATCAACACCTACGACGTGGGTAACGCGATCGACTGGCCGCTGAAGTATGCTACATCTGCACGTTGGAACATTGTTGCTCGTGCGATGGAAGTGCTTGAGGCCGGTTTCGTGAAGAAGATGAACACGGACGGTTGGCGTGTCATCATCGCGGCTGGTGCAGGGCGTACCGACTACTCTGGCGGGGCTCCGCTGGTGTACGACAGTGCTGCAACTGCTGGTCAGTTCACAAAGCGTCTCGTGTCTCTGATGAAGACGACTATGGCTCGTCTTGCTGGTGGCAACAGTGCAACGGCCAATCGCGGTCGTCTGACTGACCTGTTCATCAGTCCAGAGGCTCTCGAAGACATTCGTGAGTGGGATAGTGATGAGGTTGACGACCTGACTCGTCGGGAAATCTTCACCGCTGGTGACGATGGTGGCCCGATGGCTCGCATCTACGGCGTCAATCTGCATCCGCTGGACGAGCTTGGCGTGGGCCAGGAGTTCCAGACGTACTTCGCAACGCTGGGTGTCAGCATGGGCGCGAGCGACGAGGAAATCGTCGTGGGTCTCGATCTGTCGCACGGCGACTCGTTTGTGATGCCGGTCAAGCGGGAACTTGCCATCTTCGAAGATGACATGCTCCACAGGCGGCAGAAAGCCGGTTTTTACGGGTGGCAAGAACATGGTTTTGCTGCGTTAGATGGCCGCCGCGTACTTTTGGCGAGCTTTTAGGAAGTTTCTAATAACAAAATCAGGGTTGGCAATTTGTCAGCCCTGTTTTTCTTGGACTAAAGAAAATTATTTTTTCCATGAAACAAAACATCCTTTGCGACGTATAATAAAATAGAAGGAGACGAACCATGGCGAAGAAGCAAATTGACATAGAAAAGGCTATCAGACTTTATAGGGACGAAAGCAAAGGAACTCCAGAAGTGTCTAAAGCAGTAGGGTGTTCAGTTCAAACACTAATAACTCGTCTAAGAGAAGCTGGAGTGATTATTAGGTCGTGTGGGGAATCTCATCAAAAAATCGATTTTGAAACGATACGACACGAATACGAAGACTTGGAAATGTCTATTTCCGATATCGCCCAAAAACACGGAATGAGTTCGCCATCGGTGTGGGGAAGATTGTCTAAGAATGGTGTTCAAATGCGAGACAGAAAAACTGAAGTAGCCAAGGCTGTCCGTAAGATTCCTGTATCAGATCATCAAGTCATTTGCGACCGCTACCAGGCTAATAAAAACGAGAGTTGTGCAGATATTGCTAGGGATTATAGGGTGCATAAAACTACGATAGCCGACATCCTGAAGAAAAATGGCATCGCCCCGGAGCATAAGGGTGCAAGGGTTAAATCATATAAGGGTGGTATTACTAGGTTGCACGAGAGAATTCGCCATTGTGAGAAGGCTGAATATTGGCGCAGGGCGTGTATGGAGAGAGACGATTATAAGTGTAGGGTTACCGGAGATACTGGAAGGCTGGAAGTACACCATTATCCTGCTGGTTTTTCCAAGATTTTCAACACATTCTTAAAGGGATATTCGGAACTTAATCCTATAGTTGATTGTGATCAATTGTTCGAACTGTCGCAATCGTTCGAGCAGTTTTGGGACATTGACAACGGGATGACCGTAACAGCAGACATACACAAGAGGTTACATATGCATAACGGGATTAGGGATGAGGAATTATTAGCCCTACACGATCGGGGGTGGTCATGTCAACGCATTTCCAAGCATTTCGGTAAATCGTTGTCCTTTGTCCGTGCTAGGTTTCTGGCAATAGGTCAAGCTAGGAGGAGCACGAGCTTCTACAACAAAGAGAGATTTGAAATTCCCGAGGAAACTAAGTCCGGTGTTTTGGGGGCATATATACGTGGAGAAACAATTAGGGTAATATGCGATAGATATGGAATTGCCAGTAGCACTTTATACAAAATCCTGCGAGAGAATAACGTTACGCCAGGCAACCGGAAGAAATCTGTTGAGAGTAAGGCTAGACAAGAAAGGGATAGGGTACGAAGGTTGGCTACTGTTGGGGTGACCGTTTCCGAACTGTCTAGAATGTACGAGGTCAGCGATACCACTATACGGAATATCCTTAAATAACCAACACGTCGTTTACAGAACAATATTCAGCTAGGCTGGGGCACATTGTGGTTCCCAGCCTTTTATTTTACATTCTGGTGTATAATCTAGTAGCTGATGAAAGGTCTTTTTTCCTGGGGGTGCTATGTCTCTGCCTGACACACAAGTTACACAATTATACAATCAGGGGAAAAGTTGCGCAGATGTTGCCCGCCTTGACGGATGCAGCGAAACAGCCATGTATAATCGGCTTAAATCGCTCGGGGTTGCCATACGGAGTCGGTCGGAAGCAAACCAGATTTTCCCCGACTCTATTTTCATATCACTTTACAACCTGGGTCTCTCCGCTTCTCAGATCGGGAGGCTTTTGGGGGTTGACCCTTCAACTGTCATGAAACGATTACACACCGTCAAGTTCCCTTTGCGGCCTCGCGGCGTAGCCTGTCGGATTCGTTACAGTGATAAAGAGTTTAGACGACATTTCATGGTACCGGATGTCCTAGATCGCTTGATGGAAATGGTGGGTGAATAATGAGTCAATTGTGGGAACAACATTTTTTAGCTTTCTACCAGAAGCTCAATGGTGTCCCGCTGTTTTGGGACCATGAAACTCTAGGACCGTTCCCTGTTACTACGGAAGAAGGATTACATGGTGCCGAGTGGACCCTTACTGGCGGTGCGCAGCTAGATGGCGTAAACTCTGTTCCACAGTCTCCGTCGTTTCCTCGGTTCATCGGACTATACGCACTTCGAGGTACTCATGAAATGTGGACCGGTTTGCAATACTATGATCCGCCAGGGGCGGGCGAAAGAGACAGGTTGTATGATGGTGGAGCACAAGGGATTCATGATGGACAGATAACTCATCCCGCTGATTCGAACGGAGATTTTAGCATTACGGGGCCAGAACTTGTAGCATACGCTGCGGACTTTATAGATAGAGGTTCTCCAGAAGAAGAACTGGGAGATGTTCGATCGGCTTCTGGGATTTGTTTGCAGACTTATGGAAGCCGATACTACGAGATGGGTGGTTCGTCTGATCGATGGAATAGCCGATGGTGTCCAGGTTATGGTCGCGTGCATTACACTACTGCATTTTGGATTAAGGATTTTTTTGGAAATCCTGGTTCGGCGATTGCTATTGGATGGGGTGGTGGTTCTGGTCTGGGGCTTACCGATGGTCTTGGTATGACATGGGGTGAGAATCAGTGGTGCATCCATGGTTCCGTCAACGGTTCTGATGGCTTCGGATGGGTTCATAGTCCTACAGGATTATCTGATATACACACGGTATTGAATGATGCTCAGGATGGGAAGTGTTGGCATTTTGTAATTCTTGATGCCTATTTTGACCAGTCTTGCATTGATGAAGAAAAATTGTCTGGCAGATGTTGGATTGCTTATAGCATTGATGGTGGTCCAATGAGAAGAGTCGAGGCATTTTGCGGTCGTTTTACTCCACAAACTATAGGATCATATCTTCAAATTCATTTGTGGAATGCGGATGAGTCTAAGACACCACCATCTATCAGACAGGTTGCATTATGGTCTGGTCGTACAAATGATTGGGTCATGCAGAAATGGGGCCACCAACATTCGCTTGGGAATGGTTTGTTCAATCATGCAGAAACGCAGGCACTTTACCGTCGTGGCCTGGAGAACGAGACACCTGTAGGTGGGTAGGTTATGAGTTTTATCAGCACATGTCCTAGTTATTGGTTACGCGACGTAGTCCCAAGTGGATTGCCAGGAGAAGAGTTCGTACTTTTCTATCATCCGGTTGACGATCTAGAAGAACATACAACTGGTGACAGTTGGGTCAATTACGGAATGTCCTTTGGTGATGGGGTTGTTGGCAGTGGTATTTATGGGAGCAGTTTGGGCGATCACATTCGGGCGAGCGGAGCGATTTCTCCAGGGGCAGATAGTGTATTGTGTCTGTCCACAGTATTTTGGACCAGTGGCTTCTATGGTGTAGATGCTGGTGGGGTTAGTGGATGGGTTGGCCTGTCAGACGCTTCTGGTGACGAGCAGAATGGTATTCTGTTTGGTAATGATGAAGTTAGGCTATTGGTTTCTGGACAAGTGGAAGCTGTTTGGAGTAGTGGCTCTGATGTGTTTGGCGATGCTTCTGACTTTCCTTTGCCGTCTGGCGAGGGCGATTTGAATGATTGGCATCTTTCTTCTATTGCTGTATCGCATCATGTTGAAAGCGGTAATGCTTCTGGCCATTGGCAGTGTCAAGTTAATTATGATGGTGGAGAGTGGCTACCATTGTATCCGATCGTGTATTCAGGATCAATGGCCCCAACTGGATGTCCTGTAATTACGACGAATCTGTATCCGCAGATATACGTGCGGCCAACAGTAGAGGGGTCTGGATTTTGTCCAGCCGTTGATGAGGTTGGCTTTTGGGGCGATACATCTTTCCCGTCTGGGGTCTTGACAAAGATATACGATTTGGGTAGTGGTTACGGTCGGCCATTGGATGCCTATAACGATCAATATGGTATACCAAATAGGCCGTTGTTGTTGTCAACCATTGGTGGTCATCAGGCGATGTCCACAATGTGGCATTCTGGTAACTGGGATAAGCGAATAAAGTAAGGGGGAACGAAATGGCTCTGATAGGTCAAACAATTGCTGAATTTGATTTCTTTCCAGATTCGCCACCTGCCATAGTGGGCGAACTGGTGACGGGTCAAACCGTCAATATCGAATTGTGGGAAGATGGTTCTGGGGTTGCAGTTACAGCGAGTGGTTGCACTGAGATCAACACTACCGGGCGGTACAGTTGGTCTACGAGTGGTATCCCAACGCTGACAGCCAGTCGACAGCAATTCCACTGGCGCATGTCGGATGGGACCAACACCGATGAGGGAGACTTTGCCCTCATCTCTCATGAAAACCGCGATGGTGGTATGCCGTCGTTGAATGACAAAGACTCGTACATCATACGGAACTAAGGGGAAAGAGCCATGGCTTCGTTTTTTGGAAGTGGAAATATATTCATTGCCGGGACCATGGCGGCTAGTGGATTCTTGCGTTCTGGTGACGTAATTTACTATCATCCACTTGACAATTATGACGAAGGTGTCCAGAGTGACGCATGGCTTGGTTCTGCTGGTTTTGATAATGCCATTATCAGTAGTGGTATTGGTTCTGCTACGCTTGGTGGACCAACGGTTGCTGCCGTTGCAAACGAACATACAGACTTGAATCACAATGGACAAATGGTATTGGAATATTTGCCGATATCTGGTGATGACAACCGTTTCATTACTGTTTTTGCATCCACCAACGGCAAGGTGCTTGGTAGGGTTGTAACTGTAGACGACGATGCTGGCAACATGACGCTTGGCGCCTACGATAGTGCCGGCGATATGACCTACACCATGTGGCGATCCAATCTCTCGTCTGACATAGCTACCGTACATATCAGTGGAAGTCGGGATGACTTCAAATGAAGGTGAATATGATTACGGTGAGTTCTTCATTGTTGTACCGGAACGTGGACGATGGTCGTCCCCCGATTAGGAGGAAAAAATGGCTTGGGACACTGATTTGGTTTTGATGGTGAGGGTTCTGGTGAGCGACATCTCGTTGCCACAGACCTACACCGATGAGTATCTTGAGCGGGTGCTGATTACCGCTGGGATCATGGTTGACGCCGAGTTCCCGTTCAGCTATGACTACGCCTACGATATCAGTGTCCTGACGATTGCTCCCGACCCCGTGACAAGCTCGGACAACATCTTCATGGCCCTAGTGCCACTGAAGGCTGCGTGTATTTTGACGCAGGGTGAGTTCAAGCAGGCGTTGGGGCAGGGGATCAAGGTGCGGGACGGAGACAGTGCGATTGACACGAGTGTCAGTTTCAGGGGCTACCGTGACATTCTGGAGATGGGGCCGTGTGCAGCGTATGAGAAGCTGAAGTGGTCCCTGTTGGCGTCTGGCGCTGCCGAAGGCGGTGCTGGGGTTGGTAAGGCTGTTCTGGGTCCGTATAGGACACCGGGAGGCAATGCGTTGGACACTATCTCGTGGTATTACGATCAGTTTGCCACGGGCGAAACAGGTCGAAGAGACCGTTCTTAGAAGGGGGTAAGAGAAATGGCAGCAACGATCATTACTGTGGCACAAATTGGAGCTTCTGGCACCAATATAAAGATTAAGGTGAACGAAAACCATCCTGTTCCATCTCAGATTATGACGGATGCGGTTCAGAGTTTTCGCACCTGGACACGAGATCAAGATCACATCTTTGTCTGGACAAATAGTAAGGATCAAGAGCTATCAATGACCGTTCCGTTTGCATCTATTGGCTGGATTCTCTCGGCGATGCCGATTGGAATTGAGGGGGATCGTTTTCGCATCGATGCACCATGTGCGGTGGTGGTCGAACCAGATGGCGAGTAGACATTGGTTGTTTTCCCCGTCCATCCGCGTGAGAGGTAGGCGAATATGGAACAACAAGACTTCGAAACTCAAGCTAGCGACCTCGGTTACACCGAAAAGTGGACGTATGAAGGGTACCTACAAGGTACTCTATGCGGGGAACTTCTAGACGCATTCAATGACTTGTCAGCCAGTCAGATAGTTTCCAAAGAATTGACAGACAGAACAAAAGCGGAAATGGCTCGTCTTTTGGCCGAGAAGAATAAGATTCTTTGCCCAGATGAACCAAGTGTTTGTGCTGAGACTGTTGAAATTGCTGACACCAACGATTGCGGTCTCATTGAGTGGGGTGGTGGACATATTAGTATGGCGTGCTTTATTCACTTTGCTGAACAGGGTGTGACTATGAAGAACCATTCTGCCGAAACACTGAACGAGGGTATGAATCTAATCGGCGATCCAACCGTGGATGTGGCTAAAGATACTGTCGGCATAGACGCTCTTCGTAAGGAGATAGAGGGCTAATGGCTACCAGCGGAACACCGGTCCTGTTCAATGATGGTCGTCACAACAATGGCGCTATGTGCCGGTTGACCGATGACAAATATGCCATTGGATACAGAACCACCACTGGTACCGACAGATGCCGTGTTGTGATTTGTGATCGCATCGGAACTGAGGTATCTGTTGGGTCTGGCTATAATGTTTTCGACGGTGCTGGTTGGTGGCTGGATATGGATGCTCTCCCGAGTGGAGAGTTGTGGCCTTCCGGTGACGCCGATCGCATCTATGTCTATTCTAAAGACGTGGACGGTGTAGAAGTATCTACCGCTGAGGGTATCCACAAATGCGGTAGTGTCAGTGGACAAACCATTTCATGGGGAACAGCGACAGAATGGTCGGATAGCTCTAATCAAAACCTGATGAGTGTTTCTGCTCTGAGTTCGGGTCACGTCGGATGTAACTTCCGTTATTTGTCTGGTAACCGGATGAGAAGTTTCTCGGCTGATGTCGCTGGAGACAAAAGTATCTCCGTTAGAGCCGAAGTAGTCTCTGAAAGTACGCCAGATATGACGTACAATCAATGTCAGGTCATCAACCCCGCCGCTGGCCATGCAGTTGTGACTTATCGCCACTTGACTGGGGGGATATACCGAGCCAAAGCTCGCATCCTCGACTACAATGATTCTGGAGCGCCGAGCGCTGGTATCGCCACAACCTTTCATGATCCTGGTGTCGCTTCAATATACGCATATGGCCTACGAACATGTGTGTTGAATACAGAAAAGTTTGTGCTCGGGTACAGCACCAACGAAGGTACTCCGAGTGGGTATATGGTTGTTGGTGAAGTTAGTGGAACAACGATTACCTTCGGCCAAAGATATGGTTTTGCTTCTGGCAACAGTGTCCCATATATTAGTCAACAGCGAATTGGCGACAACAAATTTGTGTTCACCTTCTCCGATCAGGGCAATTCAGGCAAGGGAACGTGGATGGTCGGGGAAGTTTCGGGGACGGCCATTACCTACACCCAGTCGGGGGTTTTCTGTGACGACGAGGTACACAATGATACTCTCGGTAGTGCCCAGTGTGCCGCCCTAACAGATGATGCCATTGCTATCTCCTACAACGTGTTCGATAGTGCCAGTGGATACACGATGATTGTTGATTTGGGAGAGGGAGGTGCTCCAACACCAACGGAATTCTCTGGTTCTGGCAACCTCTTCTTGGAAGCCCGAGATACGTTCGGAATGAAGCATCCCGAGAGTGTTGTTTTCTATCACCCCCTTGATGACGTGACAGAGCACACATTACAAGCTGATTGGGACGAACAATATTTCCCATTTTCTGGTGGGATATTAGCTAATGGTGCCATTATTGATGTCGATACTGAAGCTGAAATATCTTACGACAATCAAGCTGGTAGTTATCCTTCATTTGAAAATGCTACTAGCATAGCCGTCGCCTGTTGGACCAAGGGATTCTTTTCTAGCAGCCGAGATTCCGTTCTATACATTGGCAATAGTTTGACCAGCACATCTCCGAATGATTTCAACGGATTCACATTGTGGGGTACTGCTGGCAAAGCGACTCTTGCTGTTGATGATGTTCAAGGTGATGATGCCACGTTTGGTTCAGTGCCAGACGACGAAGACTGGCATTTTGTGGTGCTGTATGCTGAAATGTCTGGCGGCAACTGGCATGTCTATGGAAGCATCGATGGTGAACCGCTGACCTATCTACTAGATGATTCTGCCATGACTACGGCGATGTCTGGTCAACGATACAATTCGGTCTACATGACAGATTTGAACGGATTTTCACCGCCACTTGTTGTGGACGAAGTGGTTTGTTGGACAGAACTGGCTGGCCCATTTGATGACTTCCAGGTCAGCAGGCTATACGAGCTAGGTAAGAATCATGGTGCTACGATGGATCAGTACGACCAATATGGTGGCACTGATTCTGGTTCGTGTAATCTCTTCATACAAGGCTATGCAGAAGACACGGGGACGTGTGATTGCTTCATAGCCGGTGGCAAGAATCTGCCGTTGTACATTTGTGGAGTCGAACTCGTCACAGAATTCGCTGCCTCCGGTGATTTGTTTATCGATGGACATGAAAACACAGAGGCATCCGGCGACCTATCTACTCGTGGGCACACAGACCAAACAGGGCAGTGTAACCTGTTCATCTATGGCCACGACAATCTACGGTTGTACATCCAGGGACATGCGGTATCATCTGATTCATGCGACATGTTCGTACTGGCTGACAACGACTCTGTTGCGTCTGGCGACCTGTTCACCCATGGTATCTACGCAGCGTCCGACAACGTCGATCTGTTCATGAGCAGCCCACGACCATCATCTGGTGATGCAGACATTTTTATCCGTGGTATCACAACCGCCCCACCTGAGTCTGGCGATTTGGCACGACCAATTGATTGGCTTCTAAGGGCATCAGATCATCATCCGCAGATCATTGGTACGTTCGAGACAGCGGCCAACTTCGTGAATATTCAAGTATGGGATGTGACGGACGGATCAAACACAGCGATGGTTTTGGCAAGCAGTGGTTGTTACCAAATAGGTGATACTGGCAGATGGGGCTGGTCTACCGCCAATCTACCAACACCCGATGGACATGCAGGGCAATATTTCTATCTCATGACTTCCGACGCGAGCGAAACGTTTGACGGACAATTCATCATGGATGTACCAGAAGGTGCAAAATGGATTCACCCTAGCGATAGAGGGGATTATTTGGTGTAAGCTGTGGCTATAACACTTGGGAGTGAATTTGTTTTTGCGAGTGGTTCAACGGAAGTCCCCGTTGTCCGCGCACTTTCCGACGACAAATTCGTAGTCGCCTGGAGAGATGCCGCAGATAGCGATAAGGGTAAGATATGTGTTGGTACCAGGAGTGGCACCGATATCACATATGGGCCAACTCTTACTTTTACTCCAGGCGTGTTGAATGCGGGGGCGCACTACGATTATGCTCGCCAAACACATGATGTTGCTGTTCTTGATGAAGACAGTATTTTTGTGGCATATGTTCTAACAGATTTTTACTCCTATGGTCTTGTGTGTACCGTAAGTGGCGACGTGCTGACATCTGGTGCCACGTATCACCACAGCGCCGGATTGGCAAATAAGACAAAAAGTGTTGCTTGTGCTGCTTTCACAAACGATAAGGTGATGTGGACTCTAGACTATGAGAATACCTGGAATGGTCAATATTTAAGGTCTAAGATTGCTAGTATTACTGGCACAACAATATCTCTCGGGGTGGAATCGGCCATAAATGAAAGTTATGTAGATCATCCAAGAGTCACCATTATTGACGAAGACCGCGCTTTGATGACCTGGAGTCGCCAACGACTTTGGGCCACCAAATATCTAAGAGGTGCCATATACACAAGAAGCGGCACGGTTCTTACTCGTGGTGCGTCTAAAAATATATACACTGCTCCTGCTGCGGCATGGGAGCCGCGAGAAAACGAACCAGTTTTGTTGTCTTCTGGTACAGTTGCGAAACTGGCTATAGCACACAACTGGGCAGATGATCTTCGTGCCACATACATCTCGACCAGTGGTGCATCGCGTGTCATTGCCGTTGAGGATAATGCTCTGCTTACTACGAATAGTATCTATCTCGGGGCCTCTGTGGCCAAAGACGAGGATGAATTTGATATTCTCTATGTAGACCGAAGCGATAGTAGTTATGGCAAGATTGCTCGTGGTAAGATTACAGGCGATACACAGGCATACAGTGATGCCGAAATATGGCATGAGGCTAGTTCGGCTGATCACCACGCTACGCTTCTAACATATCCATTCGCTGTGGTTGCTTATAGGGATACGGCGAATAGTAACTACGGTACTGCTCGTATTATCCAACTACCCGTTGACGCCCAGATCGGTCTCTACATTCAGGGTCCGATCCCATTCTCTGGTACGAGTCCACTGTATATTGCGAACATTGGTGAGATATCTGCTTCCGGCGATTTGTTCATCGAAGGTTTGTCATCGACACCGTGGTCGGCTTCCGGCGATCTGTTTGTCAACGGCCTGAAAACCACACAAGCATCTAGTGACATGTTTGTGGGTGGATATGATAATCACCTTGGTTCTGGAGACCTATTTATCAAGGGGCTAACAGACATCGGGGCTTCCGGTGATCTGTACACCAATGGTGCGACAGGGGCGACAACAGGTTCGTGCGACCTATTCACCAGAGGTACAGTGGCGGCATCGGGTGGAGCGGCGGCGTCGGGACAGGCGTTTGATTGGCTAGAGAAGACACCAGATTATGATCCACAGTTCGTCGGATCGTTTGATACGGCAGCGACACTCGTTACGGTTCAGGTGTGGGACATCACCAACGGGGTAAACACAGCCCTTGCGTTAGCGTCGAGTGGTTGCTACCAGATCGGTGACACCAACTACTGGGGTTGGTCAACAGAACACCTGCCAACGCATTACAGTGGGCACCTCTACTACCAGATGAACTCAGATGCGGGAGAAATCTTCTGGGGGCAGGCTATGTTTGTCACAGAGGATCAAAGATGGAAGCATCCAGATGATAGAAGCACGTACATTCGTTAGGAGTAGTCATGACAAGTGAAAGTGGAAATCTTGGATTCTTCATCAATGGCTACGAGCCGAAGCCATCGCTTGCTTGTCCTACGCTCGATCCCACCGCGTCGATACAGATTAAAGACTCGCTGATTACCATCTATCAGCAGAGGATCGACGCCTTGATCAATCAGCTTGGGAAAAACGTCTACTTGGAGTTCAATCCGATTCGTGAGCCGTGCCCAAACTGTGAATACGACACTATGCGTAAGCGTTCGACAGGGGTGTATAAAGCAGGTGGACCGAGACCGTTCGCTCGTGGTCGAAAGTGTCCGTATTGCAAGGGGCGTGGTTTCACCGAGACACCAGTCAACAAGTGTATCAAGTGTCTTATCAAGTGGAATCCAGAAGATGCCAAGAATTTCGGCATCGCTGTTTCCAAGGTTGGTGGAATTGTGCGGCTCAAGACATATCTGACCGAGGCGGATGATCTGTCGAGGGCAAAGACGGTGATAGTCAATCACGATATCGTTGGTCAGATGAAGCTAACGGTGAAGTTGGTCCAGGGGCCGATCCCCGTTGGGTTGCGAGAAGATCGGTACTGTATCAGTTTTTGGGAGTTGATCTAATGTCTATTCTTGTTGGAGAAGAGCATACATTCTGCACTGGCGACGTTCGTGGCCAAGTGGTTATGCCTGTTGATGAAAATACATGTGCTGTTTTCTATCAGAAGGATGACAGCGGATACCCTGTGTACCTATTGGCAGCAACAAGAGATGGCACTGATCTGACTTTGGGCAGTGGTGTTTTGGTTAGAAGTGGCAACTATCAGAATAATGACAATTACAGTGCATTGGGTATATGTCAATACGATACTGACCAAGTGTGTGTTAAGTTCAACGATGATACTGGCCCATTTGGCTGGTTGGGTTTGGCTTCTATCTCGGGTACAACGGTCTCGCTTGGTGACGTAGAACAATACGCCCAAGCTGGTGATGATTGCTATGGTGACCCAGCTACCCTAACATCTGGCTCTAGGATTTTCTGTTCACAAAGAGAGTATAGCAGGGTGACGAATGTGACCGGGACAACAATAGACAGTCAGACAGCTAGGTTCCGTACTTTTTGGGGAAGCTATGCTTTCCATTCGATTGGCGTTTGTGATAGTGGACGGGTTTTAATCTTTGCTAGAAAGAATACACCGGAAGGCAAAACTAGAAACATGACAGTTGTTGGCGATTCGATGACAAACAAGACTGAGAGCAACTTTGTCGCCAGTCCGGTTGATCCCTATTATCTCAACGTAACACCGCTTCACGACGCAGAAGAGTTCGTAGTCACTTTTGTCGATCAGGACGACGGCTATACTGGACAAATCGTTCATGCTTCAAGAAGTGGTGATACAGCCGCTTATGGGGATATTCAAATATGGAATAGCGGAACTGTCAAATGCGTTAGCTCTGTCGTGTACGGCGACAACAACATCGACATTGTGTATATCGATACAGACGACGCCTCCAAGTTGAAAATCTTGCAGGGTACGGTGAGTGGAACAGTGTTCTCGTTCCCCGACAGCCCACTTGTCATACATGGTGGCGGTACGGCATTCGTACACAAGGCCCAACTTTTCAACGATCGTTATTGCATGGTGGCTTACGAAGATACGGACGATAGCAATTACGGAAAAGCCGTTGTCGTTGATCTAGACCCACCGTTAGGGACTGGATCAACATTTGGTACTTGTGATTTGGTCATTGGGCGTCCTTTTGCGAAGTTCGCAACAAGCTGGAATGCTGATGGGGTGAGAATCTAAGATGGCAAAGATAAGGTTCGTCGTACAACCAACCGCCAAGACTATGGCCCAACTGATAAAGGGTGTCAAACAAGAAGGGTCTAGACTGTGGGCAAGGCGTGTTTTGGCCAGAGCGTCTAGTGTTAGTAAAGAGATAGGTACAATGCTGGTTAAGACTTTCGACAACACAGACGTAGCAAAAGCTCTTAGGGGACAAGGGGCGAATGATTTGCCAGCACACCTTGGACTGGATGACGGCACAGCACACGCTTTGGCTGATGGAATGGCAAAGCTAATACAGTCGTCCGTCCATATTCTGAGTCGTGGTGCTGGAGATTCTGTGTCAATCAAGATTCAAGCTGTCGAAGACAACTGGAGTGATTACCTTGGTCTGCCGGGTGCTCAGTACGTATCACATCCATCCAATATCACAATCCCAGTAGCCAGATGGCTTCTGATAGACCCAAGTATCGATATTGGTCAAGCAGCGTATGATATTGTGTTCAAAGGGGAAGACGAGAAGTTCGACGTGAGGATACAGAAGGTATCTCGTAGTGGGCGAGCAATTATGGTGTCCTTGAAGGCATTGGGTGGCAGCGGAGGTTATGTGTTACCGAGTATCATATCTGGACAAGGTGGCCAGAACTTTATTGAATACGCACTGAGACAACCAAACGTTGCTGTGGAAGCTGCGACAATACTGATGAAGAAGGTGAGATAATGAATAATCGTCATTGGACTCGCCATGAATGCAATTTGATTCGGAAACATTATCCTCAAAAGGGTGCTCAATACTGTTGTGACATTATGGATCGATCTGCCGAATCAATAAAAAAGAAAGCTAGCAGACTGAGGATTTCTACATGTATTTCGTCCAGTGGTAGACCACAAAAAGCGGCTATCGATCAATTAGATGGCCTAAAAGTATTGGCCAAATGTAAATTACATGGTCTGCATTCTCATTATACCTCTAGGGGCAAAATTACAGGATGCGTAGAATGCGTCCGTCTGTCAAATAAACACAAACCCAAAACAGAAAAAAGACAACAATATGACAGAGACAAACAGCGGCGATATAGATTAACTCCATTGGGTAGATATACGAGTAGATTACGTGTCTATTTGCGTGGATTTCTAGGTCGAGATAAAGGTTGTTTTAGACATTTGCCGTATTCACCACAACAGTTACGGGATCATTTGGAGTTCATTCGTTGTATCCAGGATGATAGATGTCCGAAATGTGGTCAATCATACGAAAAAGTAGGGTTTCATATCGACCACATTACTCCATTATCGACAGCAACGAATAAACAAGAGATTTTGGATTTGTTTGATTTGGAAAATTTGTCACTACTATGCCCTACATGTAATTTGAAAAAGGGTTCGAAAGTTGGGGTGCAATATGCTTAACTTCAAAGGAACAAACGAAGGAGGTTTTGGCGGCTATGAGTTGACCGATCAGCTTCAGTACAATTTGAAGTGGTTCCTTGATTGGGGCCTCTTGAATCGTGGTGCCTACAGCATCTACGAATACGACTCTGAAAGCTGGTATGACGACGACGAGGCTCGACTACATGTTGTCCCTGATGAAAGGTACGAACAAGGTCGTGTCTGGGAAGGGGCAGGACGCGAATGGGTGTGGGAGAGTGGAGTTTCGTTAGGTAGCGGAGCCGTCGATCCATTCCGTGTCTCGGGAGTGTACATCGATGGTGACTTCTACGCTAGCGATGCCGCAGGTATCTACGCGCATCACACCGACTACCTGAATGGTCGGATCGTATTCGATGAGCCGAAGAGCGCCGATGACGATATCAGGGCCGAGTACACCCGTCGATCAGTCCACGTTGGATTCGCAGACGACACAGATTTCCGCAATCTGATGCTGAACGCTGTCGAGGAATTCTTGACCGACTCTTCTACGTCTGGCACCCCTGCAAGGGAACACCAGATTTGGCTACCTAGCATCTTCATCGAGGTCGGGACAGGCAAGCAGCGTGGCTGGCAACTTGGGGGCGGGCAGATAAAAACAAGGTACGTGACTTTTCACATTTTCGCAGACAATCCAGCGGACCGGAACCTGTTGATGGACTGGGTGGATTACCAGAGTCGCAGCACGTTCTGGATGGCTGATCTGAACAATATCACATTCCCGTTCGACGAACATGGGGATATCGTGGATGGCGTGACGAATTGGCCGAATATGGTGTCTGCCCATCCGTGGAAGCGTTTGAGGGTCATAGACAGCACTCCAGCGACAATCAACTCATTAAATTCTCAGTTGTTTAGGGCTCGTGTGACCTGGGAAGTGGAAGTAGATATGGCAGGCATTTAATATTTTGGTTAGATTTAGGGCCTGAATTGCATAGAATTGGTGTATAAGTTATACAGGGAGGTGAAGCTTATGCGGGACAGAAAAGCAAGGTCGGATCAATGGAATCCAGAAGAGGCTATTGCGAAGGAAATAGTTGGAAAGTATGAAGGAGGAACGTCGGCTAGGCAATTGGGATTTGAATATGGAGTTGCTGATGTTACAATCACATCTTTATTAAAAAGACGGGATGTTTTCGTAAGAAATCGCAGTAACGCTAAAAGAACTAATCAGATTAAAGAAGATGTTTTTGACACCATTACAGAAGAGAGTGCTTATTGGATTGGATTTTTGCTCGCTGACGGAAATGTGTATTACCCACCCAAAAGATCGAAACAACTTAATATTGGATTGGCTGAAAAGGATTGGGAGCATCTAGAGAAATTTAAGAAATTTATTGGTTCGGATAAGTCTTTGTATTATAATAAAGGTGGAGTTTTTGTCAGTTTTTATTCTAATCGAATTGTTGAGAAACTTGCCGAACACGGTATTGTCCCTCGAAAAAGCAAAATCGCTAAAGTGCCAGAACAGCTTAAAAATAATCGACATTTTTGGCGAGGAATGATTGATGGGGATGGGTGGGTAAATCATAATCTAGTAGGTTTGTGTGGAACCTTCGATATTGTATCGGGTTTCAACGAATTTGTTTGTTCAATACCGCATGTTGTTTCAAAAGTGAATCCACATCAAAAAACCGAATGTTGTTGGGAAATTAATTATTCTGCAATGTATGTACGATATATTTTTGGCACTCTTTATAGGGATAGTCATATTGCTTTGGACCGAAAGAAATTTTTGATTTATGGTGTATAATACTGTTGTGGATAGTTACTTGGGTAGTCCAAAAAAGAAAGGTTAGGGTGATAACATAATGTCCAATAACGCGCGCATCTTCTACGCCATTCAGGCGCTTGGGTTCGCTGAGCACGAGGTAACCGGGTCTGGTGCTACCAGTTTGTTCGAGCCGTCTGGATTTAGGACTGCACATGGTGTGCAGAGTGTGGGTTTGAATACTACGTTCAATCTTGAGCAGGTGTTCGAACTAGGTCAGTTGGAGCTTTACGAGAATATCGAGGGTATTCCTGATATCGAGCTAACGGCTCAGAAGGTGCTCGACGGTTATCCGTTGCTGTATCACCTTGCTACGCCAGCAGCTACGTCGGCGACGTTGGTTGGACGTTCCAACGAACGCTGCTTCGCGGCCCTCAACATCTACCCAGATACGTTTGACAACGCATCGGGTACACCGCTGCAATCGGTGGGTATGTCTGGAATGTACGTTTCGGCGTTGACATACACGCTGAACGTCGAAGGCAGTTCGACAGAAGATGTTACGATCGTCGGAAACAACAAGGAATGGGTAGCGAGCGGATTGACTCACTTTGCCCCGTCCGTATTCGACGGTTCTGATGAGCCCCTGTCTCTTGCTGCATCTGGTGGCGTTGCACAGCGGGAGAACATCCTGATGGGGTCTGGCGTAACGATGAACGGTGCTGGTGTCATTACGGGTACGAGCGGCAGTTTGTGGCCGACAGAGATCGACGGCATCGATGCAAATGGGTGGAACCTAGAATCGGCAGGTTCTTACAGCGCTCACCTCCAGACCGTCACTATTGCGAGTGACCTGGGTCGTGAGGAACTGTTTGAGCTTGGTCGGCGTGGTCCGTACCATCGGTTCGTATCGTTCCCAACTGAGGTGACCTGTTCTATCGATACTACATCGTCTGAGGGTGACTTGATTGACGCCCTGGCCGATCCTGTGGGTGGTAGCAACATCACCGACCAGAAGATTTTCGTCTGGGTTGAGGAAGGTACTCGGATCAATCTTGGTGCCAAGAACAAGTTGGCGTCGGTGACTTACGGCGGTGGAGATGCTGGTGGTGGCAATGTTGTTGTGACTTTCAACTATAGCAACTTTAACAGTCTTACTGTAATTCATACACAAGACCCTGCCGGATTGACACTTTAACAAACATTAAATACATCAGAAATAAATCGGGTGATGGAAATCACCCGATTTTTTTTATTTTTCGTGCAACAAACTCTTGAGTTGTACGTATAATAACATTGGAGGAATTGATGTATGAAAAAGGAAACCGTACAATATCGGATAGACAATAAACTCTGTACCAGATGTGGTGGACCTGTTGTCCCAGACAGAAAAATGTGCGTTCGACATCTTGAAGAAACTAGATTGAAAGAAAAAAAGAAGAGAGAACGTCGAAAGAATAAAAATGTTTGTGTTAGATGCGGCCAAAGACCACCACGACCAGGGAAAACACAGTGTTCCATTTGCGTTGATGACAATAAGGATCAATATAATGCGGCAAAGATGGATATTTATTATCAAAGGCGATCCTCTGGAGTATGTGTCAGATGTAGTAAGCCCACCGATAACTTTTCTGTGCATTGCGATACTTGCACAGAATACATGAAAAGTAAAAATAAAGCACACTATCACAAAGTTAAAAATGATGGATTATGTGTCCATTGCCGTAAGTATCCACCAATCGAAAATGAGACTTTATGTTTGGTCTGTAAAAAGAAAAATGCGATTGTCGGTAAGGATAATAGAATTAAACAGAAACTAACAGTTCTTCAGCATTATGGTGGGAAATGTAAGCTTTGCGATGCGATGGATATGGCTGTGTTATCTATCGACCACATAGATGGTGGTGGAACGCGACATCGAAACCAGCTTCTCAGACAAGGGACGACCCTATATCGCTGGTTGGTCAAAAATAATTATCCTGAAGGATTTCAAGTATTATGTTTTAACTGCAATATGAAAAAATATCTGACTGGAGGTTGAGATGAACATAACGGTTGTATTGCTTTCATTTTTCTTGACAATCGCACCATATGGCGGAACCCAGAAACTTCGTGGTCCCAGCAGCAAACCAAAGCGAACAGTCCATGTAAATATGGGGCATCACAATCCGCACTGCCGCCCTTACCGGTTAAAGCGATACAGTAGACGATACAGCCACATACCGCATCCTCCACGCCAGATCATCATCGTTGTCCAAGCCCCGAAGGTTGCGACAAAGAAGGCTTCGCCCAAGCCAAAAGCTGCTGTTGCGCCACGCCATAGGACCATCCATATTGGCTCTCAGTCCCGGCGAACCATGCCAAGAGCAAAAACAAGAAACCAAATTCTGAAGGAATCCAAAGCAAAAGTGAGGTCGTAGGTGTATAATACCTATGAACGGAACGGTGGGCAGGCGTCAAAGTATGCCATCCTTGCGCGTCGTTCGCTACCTTAGTGACCGGGGGCCTGCAACATGGCCCCCGCTTTTCTATTGGAGAATACATGGCCAAATGGTGGCGCATAATCATGCCGACTATCGTGTTCCTTGTGTCGTGTGGTGATCTCGGAACGACACTGTACTTCGACCGAACATGCAGTGATTTCCAGGAAGCGAATCCCATAGCCCTGCATGTCTGGGAGAATTTCGGAGACGGCGGCTTGGTCGTATTCAAGCTGACTATCACTTTGCTGTCTTGCACCACCATGGGTTGGGTGTTGCGGCACAAGAAGCGGCCCTGGAGGGTCGCCGTTTCAGTATTTGGAATTGTCGGATGTGTGATTCTTGTCGGTTGGTGGTTATTGTATTTGTATCTGTTGTAGGGAACGTTAAATGGGCAAACTAAGTGTATTGCTGCTTGGCCAGAAGAAACCGGAATAGCTGCAAGTCTTATAATATGGAGATTGAACAATGGATGGTCGATCAAAAGGGCTTTGATGTATTCACGCCAAAATAAAAAATAAAATATGATTTTCTGTTTTTTCGGGAACAATCTCCTGAGTTGCATGTATAATGGTATGTAGCAGATAAGTTCAGTTTTGGGCCTTGGAGAAAAAGAGATGAATCTCGAACAAGCAAAAGCGAAAGTTGCCGACATTAGTCGGTCTACAGCAACCAAGCACCCGAAGGTGTTGGTCAGCGAGTTGTGTGGTGTGGTGCAGTTTCTACTCAACGAGATCGAACGAATCCAATCACCGCCAGTCACCATACTTCCGAAGCGATTACCGGAAGACCTAGAGCTTGATGCGGATCGGCCAGAGCCGTTTGAGCTACCGCCGATATCGCCGCCTCCAACGGGCCAGCCGAAATTTCCATCGCCCAACCCGAGCGTATTGCCGTCGAGACGAAGAGAAGGGAATGCAGGAGACGCAGAGTAACAATGTCTAGCTTTATCGATCTTACTAATATTCGTTTCGGAAAACTGCTCGTTGTTGAACGATCAGAAAATCGTGGTGGTTATCGATCACATTGGGTATGTAGGTGTGACGACTGCTGTAATGCACAGAGGTTATATATGAACGAGTATCCGGCAAAGAAGAGAGTAGCCGGGACTGGTTCCCGGACATGAATCTAACTCTTGGCGACACAAGAGAGAGCATGAGGCCGTCGTGGACAGCGATAATCGGAGGACAGTAGCACTTACGGGTGGGTAAGCATCACTGCCGTTGCCGGGTCAGATGCGAACGAAGGCAACCTACTGTACGCTGTTCCGGGTCAAGAAACTGTGCCGAAACCGATGTCGCGGTAGTTAGCGGTGAACGCCGGAATAGTGACCGCCGAACGGGTGCGAGGCCCGATGAGGCCCCCATCTTCTAGTGGCAGAGGATATCGGATTCTCAGTCCGATGACGCGAGTTCGAATCTCGCTGGGGGTAGTGGCGAGTTTAACGCACTACTTGTTAGGGAGTGTATTGTTGGAGCAAGCTTGGTGGGGCGTCCTGTAATCCACCGTCCCCATTTTCTGGGACCAAGGGGTGAAGGAAGAGGACTGCTGGTTCGAATCCAGCGCTCGCCATTGAGTAGGTTCGACACAAAAGGAGAAAATAGATGTTGAGAGTAGCATTAGGTTCCGACGAAGTTGAAGTACGGTTTGACCACAAGTTCTGTGCGCCAGACGAGATCGAGGGTCTGACAGGTATCTGCGTTGATGAAAATCGTAGGTGTTCGTTGGCTACGGTCAATCTGAACGGAAAGATGGTTGGTCGTGGACTGGCAGTTTGTCATCCCGGCGACAACTTCTGCCGTGCGACGGGTAGGAAGAAGGCGATGGCCTACGCCGTCCATCCACTCTCGAAAGAATTTCGAGCGGCTGTATGGAGAGAGTATGAAGTTCAGATGGGCTTTTAGGATACGATGGTATGAATCCAGAAGATGTCAAAAAAAATAAAGTGTGATCGTTGTGGAGCGGTCGTTGGCCTCTATCGGCATATGAATGGCTGGCGATGTCCACGGTGTATCTGGAACGAACGAGAGAATTTGATTGGTTGGGCCAAGAACCTATTGATCGCAAATGATTACACACACCCAGACAACAAAGAAAAACAGGTTGTGGTGGTATCCCGTAGGGGTCTTGATGACTTAGCGGAAGTTGTACAAGAGGTGACGAAATGAATTTGCGCCCGCTAAGCATAGATAGCGATGCGCCTGTCTTGTAAACAGGAGAGGTCAGTGCATGTCTGACAGTGGGCTTACTGGTAAAGATGCGATGCGAGCCGCTGCTCGCCGTGGGCATGAGACACAGAGAAAGCGGTTTTTAACTGCGTATGCTGCTGATCCAAAATTCTGTGCTCATTGCAAAAAGAGATGGGCGTAGCCACACAATGCTATGCCGCTTTCGTCATGGGACGATGGATCAAGGGTTGTGCGCATAATGATATTGGGCCGATGTGGCAAAAGATGTTGGCGAAAATGCTCCGAAACGAGGATACATAAACGATGGGCCAGAGCAGCAAGAAGAAAAAGAAACAACGGCGAGTTCAGGAGCGGGAGCGGGTCAAAAGAGACCCGCCAAACCAAGAGGTGCTTGACTCTATAGGTAGTCCAAACGCCTGGACACCAGAAGCCGAAGATGCTTGGTTGCAAGAACTCCGCAAAGTACCGGCTGGGGAAATCTATCGTAGGTTTCCGCCGATGCGGAAACCCCCCAATGTTGGAAAAAGGGGTAGTGGTTCTGGATGGGGAGACAATGCTTGAACAGTGGAAAGATATCCATGGTTTTGAGAGCGTGTATCAGATTTCTACACATGGTAGAGTGAGACGACTCGTCCAGATCAGCCCAAAAATACTGAGGTGTGTCACAATGACGGCGACAAAGCCAATAATTGTTTGATCAACTTGAGATATGATACCCATGCTAACAATATGACTGATAAAATGCGACATGGTAATCACTTTCAGCCAGACAATAATGGGGAAAAGTGCGGTGCCGCTAAGTCGACCAACCTTGACATACCAGTAATCCGTCAATTGCTTAAACTCGGGACTAGAACACAACAAGAGATCGCGGTAATGTTTGGAGTACAGCGGAAGGTAATTTCCGATATCAAAGTGGGACGAACTCGGAGGTGTGTGGAATGATGTTGCGAAGTAAGATTTCTTTGGTGGTTTTTCTTACATGTTTAGTCATGTGTAGTGGTTGCAATCTCCTTGAGGGGGCTGCAAGCGATGTTCAAGGGTGGGATATCTCAGCTTGTGTGGACGGCCTTGGAGTCTGTTGGGAACTTTTTTTCGACAACGCCGATAAGTTCGAAGATGGCTTTGTTGCAGCGATGGATAGTTTGCCGTGAGATTAAAGACGTGCTCACAATGTAGAGTAGAAAAGCCAGTATCCGAATTTCGCAAACGGAAAAGTCGGAAGGATGGCTATTGTTCGTGGTGCAAATTGTGTCACAGAGCATACGAGAAGAAACGATATGCCAACCAACCCGATATTCGGAGGCGTGCTATCAGCAGGTCTCGATCGAATTACGAACGTACCGCCGCTATCAATAGGCCACTCATGCTGGAATACTTGAAGTCGCATCCGTGAGTTGACTGCAAAGAAAAACATCCAGCTACGCTTGAATTTGACCATGTGCGGGGGGGGGTAAAGACGAGAGGCATAACAACAATGCTAACCACCCACCCGTGGGCGTCTGTGCTGAAAGAAATCGACAAATGTGTAGTCCGTTGCGCCAATTGTCACGCGAAGAAGACAGCAAGAGAGCGTGAGTATTATACGGCTGACGGATTTGGTGACGAACGACCAGAGGTAGCCTAGAAACGCCTGTAGTGGCCGCTGCTGCCTTTTCGTGTCTCGCTGGGGTCGTGAGACCCCCAAACCCAGGAGGCGCCGTATGCACGCTTTAGGCATCGAGGTGATTTTCATGCTGGATCGTGCTGTATTGAGAGTGGGGGGGGGCGAGGATCAGGATGACAGACTGGGATAAAGAAGTCAAGAGGGCAGCGGAACGTGCGATGGAGGCTGCGACGGCTGTGATTCGCAAGGACGGTCCGAAGAGTAAGCCCTACTGTGTGTACAGCGAGAAGACAGGTCGCAAGTTCGGATGCTATCCGACTCGCAAGCAGGCTGAGAAAAGGCTTGGACAGATGGAGAAGTTCAAGCACATGAAAGGTGGAGAGACAGATGTTTGATTTTCCGTGGTGGTTTAAGCCGATTTTTTGGGTTGTCGCTATGTGGCGATACATTGTGGCCGTTGGCGTCGGTGGCGGCCTTGTGTGGTTGTTGCTGGCTTTGCTCTAGCTTGCCCACCATGTGTGGGTGGAGTAACGGTGTCGTCCCATAAGGGGCGGCACCAGATTTTTTCACTTTTTGTGGAACAAACACCGGAGTTTGGGGTATAATGATATAGCAGGAGGAAGAACGATGAAGATGAAACATAGACAGTATAAGCCCGCCAATTTAGTCGCCGCACGCAATCCACGCGCATTGGGTGGTGATGCGGGCTAGGGTCTGTCTGTTTTTTTGATGGAGACCTTAGCCTGCGAGAAATCGCAGGCTTTTTTTTGTGGAGTATCGGACCATGACGACTGGGCAGAAGATCATCAAGCGGGAACTGTTGACAGAAGAAGAGGCCGATCAGGTTTGTGGAAACTTGATCCAGCTTTCCGAAACAGGGATGTGGGAGATACCCGCCTGGGCAGCAGAATTGGCACAGCATTATGATATAGCCGAGGCTCATGTTGCGATTCAGCTTGCTGGATAGCAAGCATCAGCATCAGCGTATAAGGCTCGGTCGGGAGCCCCGATGGAGGTTAAGCCAGACGCAAAGAAGGTCATCTCGAACATGCTGGCTGTGATGGTCACCCAAGAGAGGCGAGAGACCGGGGAGTTCCATTGGTCGGCTGAGGCGTTTAAGCCAGTGTGGGATGAGGCTAAGGAACAGGCTGAGACATGGCTGAGACCACAGTAGTAAACATTCGGACACACGAATACGATGTGTACGTCGGTCGGGAGGGACATGGCCACGATGGCTATTGGGGTAACCCATATAGCGTAACGCGGGATGGTGGTCGTGAGCGGGCAATCGCGTTGTACCGGGAGTATTTCCTGAAGCGGTTGCGGGTTGACCAGGAGTTTGCCGCACGAGTGGAAGAGTTGAGGGGTAAGAGGCTGGGGTGTTTCTGTAAGCCAAAGGCGTGTCATGGAGATGTGATCGTCGAGTATTTGGAGAAACCCATGAAGGTGCTAGTTTGTGGTGGTCGGGATTGGAGTAATGGCCAAGCAATCTTCAAACGATTGTTCGATCTTCCATCTGACAGCATAATCATCGAGGGTGGCTGTAAAGGTGCTGACTTGATAGCTCGGGAGACGGCGTTGGACCTTGGCCTTGAGGTGGTTGAGTTTCCGGCAGCATGGAGGAAGTATGGGAAATCAGCAGGGATAAGAAGAAACATCAAGATGCTAGATACTAAGCCCCACCTTCTTATTGCTTTCCACGATGATCTATCCCAGTCGAAGGGTACTAAGCATATAGTCGGTGAAGCAAGGAAGCGTGGAATCGAAGTTGAAGTGATAGGCCATTCTACGTAGGATATATACTAAGCAGAACAACGAAGCAACAGTGTATAGCTCAGTCTGGCCGGAGCGCCTGGCCTGGGACCAGGAAGTCGGGGGTTTGAGTCCCTTCGAGTAAGTTAGAAAAACAGCTTGGGAGATTGTAGCCCCTGTGACGCAACTGGCGACGTGGCGGGTTTAAGCTCCGCTGTCCGAAAGGGCTTGTAGGTTCGAATCCTACCAGGGGTATTAGGGGTAAGGAAATGTCGAAAGAAAAGATTGGCAGTGGGGCATCTTGGATCAGTTTGAGTTTGATGTTTGTGGTATTGGCTAGCCCAACAGCCATACAATCAGTAGACCGGTTCTTACCGCTTGCGCAGGATGTAGAAAGCGTAATTGCGGGAGAGGGGGTAGAAATAGGCCACATTGATTCCAAGAGTGCAACTTTCAGCATCCATTCTATCAACGACATGTTCGTGTTGCTTGTGTCTCGGGATCGATCGACTGGCGTTGTGGCTTCCCCTGTTGTTGGTCCTGTCCTTTGTCGTATGTTGGATTCCCCGGCGATGTTTGCCGAGCTACATGAGGCATTGGCTGTTGGAATGGATCAGGCTACTGTTCGGTTCGGACATACTATGTCTATTGGCAATGGAGAGATTACCGTGTTGTCGTCAGATTCGGATGTGACGATCATCCTACGATCTAAGCGACACACAACCTCGTTTTCTACTACGGCAAACGAGCTACGAAGACTCTCTGACGAGCTTGCGGGATTTATTTTGCGACACGGCGGGGGTGGTACTGTACGAACACCATAATCTCGACAAAAGCCCCAGTGGCGGAACTGGCAGACGCGCTGGTCCTAGAAACCAGTCTCGAAAGGGTTGCAGGTTCGACTCCTGCCTGGGGCATTGTGGGTCGGTAGTTCAATTGGAAGAGCGTCGGTTTCCAAAGCCGAAAGTTGAGGGTTCGAATCCTTCCCAGCCCGTTGGCCTCGTGACGGAAATGGTAGACGTGCGGATTTCAAATGTCCGTGTCCGAAAGGGCGTGCTGGTTCGAATCCAGCCGAGGCCATTGAAAACATAGGCAGGGTAAACTAGGATCGGAAGAAAAAGGAAGTTGCAGTAGGGTAGGTTGGGCAATTGGTGGCCCGCCGCGCTGTAAACGCGGTTCCCTTCGGGGGCGTGCAGGTTCGAGTCCCGCCCAGCCCAGTAGTGAAGGAGGTTGTCATGAAGCTTGAAGACATTGGATTCTATACGCTATCTGACAAGCGTGCGATGAACGCTAGCGACACCTCTCCGTTGCAGCGATGTGAGTTGATCCTTACTGATCGCTGTAACCTACGGTGCCCGTATTGCCGTGGTGTAAGACCGGAGATTCGTGGAGATATGCCGTTCAAACAGGCGCTCAAAACAGTTGACCTCTGGATCGCCCAAGGGCTAAAGAACGTTCGGTTCTCTGGTGGAGAACCTACTCTATACAAGGGGCTTGGCAAGTTGGTCGATCGATGCCGCGGAGGCGGGGTTGAACGCATTGCAATCTCTACCAACGGAACAGCAAAACTTGAGACATACTTGGCATTGGTAGGGGCCGGTGTAAACGACTTTTCTATTAGCCTTGACGGTGGATGCTGCGCTGTCGGCACAGACATGGCTGGTGGTGTGAAGGGCGCATGGGCGAAAGCTGTTGAATCGATTCGCACTTTGAGCAAGATCACTTATGTGACGGTTGGAATGGTATTCACGGAGGCCAACGTTGATCAGTGTGTTGAGGCGGTTCTGTTCGTAGACAGTCTAGGGGTTTCTGACATCCGCGTCATCCCAGCAGCACAGTACAACAAGGCTCTGACGAATCTTGCTGATTTGCCAAATGAGATTCTCGACAAGTATCCTATCCTGAAGTACCGGATTGGCAATCTCAACGCTGGTCAGAATGTACGTGGTATTTGTGACGGGAACTGTCGCAAGTGTTGGCTGGCCCTGGACGACATGGCTGTCGCTGGCAAGTGGCACTTCCCGTGCATTATCCACCTACGCGAAGGTGGAGACCCAATCGGAGAGGTTGGGCCGAACATGAGAGCGGATCGGCTACGTTGGATTCTAGAGCACGATAGCGGTGCTGATCCAATCTGTGCAAAAAACTGTCTTGATGTGTGTGTTGCTTATAATGATACAGCCAGTGCCGCACACCCAGTTGAGGTGACGGTATGAAGTATGATTTCATAGAAGATCGAAACAAGCTTGTAGCTGAGCGATTGCTTCGGTGCGACGATCTGGGCGATATGCGCATCTACAGCTACACCAACTGGTGTAAGACTTGGAATGATCTCACGCTGAATAGCCGGGGGATCATCTTCGATCGCAAGACAGGAAAGGTAGTGGCACGGCCATTTCCTAAGTTCTTCAACATGAACCAGCGAAGAGACACCCAGGAGTGGGCGCTTCCCTGGCATGATGGATTCCGTATCTTCAAGAAATACGACGGGTGGCTTGGTATCCTTTATCGTCATGAGGGGCAGCATCGGATTGCCACAAGAGGGTCATTCAAGAGCACGGGTGCCGTCTGGGCTACAGAGTTCCTGAAGAGGTACGATCTGACTGGGCTACCCGATGAGGTGACCTTGGTGTTTGAACTTATCTGTCCTGCGACCCGTATCGTCGTAGACTACGGTGACCTGGAAGACCTAGTGCTCCTGGCGGCTTACAACCGCCATACAGGCGAAGAGTATGACTGGGGACAGGTCGAAGAGTGGAGTCGGGAGTTCGGTTTCACACTTGCCGAGTCGTATGACAAGGAATGGCTGAGGTACTGTCGGGGGCAGATCAAGACGGTTTCTGGGGCTGAGCTTGAAGGTTTTGTCATCCGATTCGATAATGGCCTACGGGTCAAGATCAAGTCGGAGGATTACTTCCGACGCAGCGACCTGTTGATGAACCTGACGCCGTTGGCGATTTGGAATACGATGGTTGACGGGAGGGTGCCCGAAGAGGTGTGGAGTATTGTGGATGTCGATTACCATTGCGTCCTAGATGCTATTGCTGCTGCTTTATCTCAACAGTATCAGGATGTTTTGTCTGAGGTCCAAGAGCAGTTTGGTCGGATAGGGGATCAACCAGACCGGGCGGCTTTCGCGCAGCGAGCACAGAAGATGTTCCATCAACCAGCAATGTTTGCTATGCTGGACGGACAATATGGGTGGCTGGATGCGTATGTCATGAAGCGGATTCGTCCTCACAAGAATGTGATCGAGGGCTGATATGAAAATCTGTCAAAAATGCGGTAAGGCAAAACCGGCCAGAGAGTTCAACTTTGCGAATAGGGCAAAGAGGATTCGTCACAAGAGACGCAGAGAGTGTACGAACACGATGAGCCGGGATCACTATGCAAAGAACAAGGGGGCCTACAAGAATCGTGCCAGGGTGTTTTCGGATAGACAGCGGAGGATCAACCACGAAGAGGTACTGAAGTATCTGCAATCGCATCCTTGTGTTGATTGTGAAGAAGCGAATCCGGTGGTTCTACAATTTGATCATGTTCGTGGAACCAAGGATGGTGATATTTCCAGGATGGCAACACAGGGCCTTAGTTTGAAGACTCTGTTTGAAGAGATGGCTAAGTGTGATGTAAGATGTGCCAATTGTCATATATTGAGGCATCACCACGAGCGAGAAGAGGGTCGGTAGCTCAGTCGGTGAGAGCGCGTGTCTTGGGGTGGACTGTGTAGATTCAGGTACACGGGAACACAGAACCGGATGGTCCAACAAGGCTGTCCGGTTTTTTTGTGCGCATTGGAGGGTACCGCTGAATGGTCTGTAATTCGGTTTGAACCCGGAGGGGGGGGGCGTCAGACGTTGTGCTATAATTGTAATATCGGTAAACACAGCAACGGTGGTATCTGTCCCCATCAATCTGGTGTATAATATTGGTAGGATAGGATCGACTTAGGTCTGGACAGACAGTGCCACTGAAATTTTTGGGACTGGGAAGGTGCGAGATGGATTCAGCCGCAATAGAACGGCTTATTGCAAGAATAAGTTGGGGGTACACCCCAGCGGCTGTCAGCACCCAGGATGACCAATTGGTCTCATTTCTGCTGCGACCCCCCACGCCCAAAGAACAGGCAAAAGCCGCTATGGTCTACGAGGCCGAGCGTCAACGCGCTGCTCTGGTTGGCCTACCTCCTGAAAACGAAATACTTGAAAGCCTTATTTCTCTCGGACAATGGAATGTTGAAACCGATGAAGAGATGGCAGGGCTTGAGAAAGACATCCACACGATCCGTAGGGGGTTGTTGGATTTCTTGTTCAACAGAACGAAGCTGGAAGCAGCACGCTCTCTTTTGCGTCGGGCAGAGAAAGCTTTCGTCAGTCGCCTCAATCAGAAACACAACCTACTACAGAACAGCGCCGAAGCCACTGCCGAAGTTTGTCAACAACGCTACTTAGTAGGTAGGATTACGGAAACCGAAGATGGTGAGCCGGTGTGGCCGACAGAGAAGAGTTTCGAAGATTGTAACGACAACGCCATGATAACACAGCTATGCGAACTGTTTTTCCATAGGTCTCGTATCTCTGTAAGTGTCATTCGTGAGGTGGCACGGTCTGTTCAGTGGAGGGCTTATTGGGAGGTTGCTAAGGCAACCAATGAATTGTTCGATGGGCCGGTCGCAAGCTGGTCTTTGAACCAACGAGAATTGGCCTACTGGTCTACCATTTATGACTCAGTCCACGGGGCTTTCGAGCGACCAGCCAAGGATATCATTGCAGATGATGATCTGTTGGATTCTTGGTTTATCCGCCAAGGTGAAAAGATCGAAGGTAAGACACAGGCAGGTATGGCTCCGAAATCGCTGAAGCCCGGTCGTAACGAAGAGTTCATTATGGCAGACAGAGAAGGTGCTCAGCGAGTTTACAACATGAATAATCCTGCGACTCGTGCTCAGTTAAAGGCAAAGCAAAAGATCATCGCCAATAAGGGTGTCGTTCGGGAACAAGATATGCCAGACAGCCAAGGTGAGATGAGGCAGCAACTAATGGAGAGGCAGAGGAAGCATGTCAAGGACATTAGTCGCAAGTAAGGGGATAGGAATGTCTAGGAAAGAGGAAGAATTAGCAGCACTGCGGCGAAGGCAGAAAGAGGCGCATCGTGGACGGATCGCTCAAGATTCACGAGATCGTCTCAAGAGAATTGCAAGTAAGAAGTTTAGGACTTGCTTTATTTCTGCTTTGGCTGAGTTCGAGAATACGTTTGGTTTTGATGTTTGGGGTCACAACCTACCAGAAGAGAAGCTTACCCCAGAACAAAAAGCCAATAGGATACGTTGGGAGCAAGTTCGCAAGAACATTCTCGACAAGGGAAATGCCCAGGCGCGTGCCCTGGGGATGGAAATCGATCTGCATAAGGTCGAGTTCGAAGGATACCGGATGGGTTTTGGAGGAACAACCGATGGACAGTAAAAGGACAGTTGTCGATACGGTAGATGTTGAGGACAAGCCACTCAAGTTGGCAGTGATTCGTCCAACAAACAAGATCGGCCAGGAAGCTAATATGGCCTACAATCTACGGATGGCCGCATTGATGCGTCAGGGGGCTCAGAACCCTGCTAAGCGATTGATGCTCAGGGCTGAACTCGAAGAGTATCTGGCTAAGCTAGGTGTTTGGACGATGGACGACGCTATCGAAGTAGAGAAGTTGGCGTTGGAAATTCGTGCTCACGAGTTGATGCTCAAAAAGGGTGGTATCAAAGTTTCTGAAGGAAGGGCAATAGCTCTTCAGATGGCCGAGAAGCGACAGTTGATTATGGAGAAACACGCGAAGCGGCAACAGTTTGATTCTGCGACAGTAGAATCTCAGGCTGAGAACTTTCGCTTTGAGTTCCTGCTGGTAAAGTGTTGCGTATTTGCCGATACTGGTGCCCCTTTCTTCAAGAACCATTCAGAATATGTTGATCGTCAAGACGAGGTGGCTGTGACCGCTTGTGCGAAGACTCTTGCCAACATGGTATATGGCCTTGAGGGCAATGTACATAAGAACATGTTCGAGATGCAGTGGCTCAAGGACGCCAAGATGATCGACGACGATGGGCGATATATCGGGGCAGATGGAGTTACCACAGACAGATATGGTCGATTGGTCAATAAGGATGGACGTTACATCAACAAAGAGGGTCAGATGGTAGACACTTTTGGTCGTCCGGTTGATGAACATGGCAATCTATTGGTAGATGTTTCACAACCGTTTATCGATGATGAGACCGGAGACCCAATCGTCATTGGTGAGATAGGGGGAAAGCCAAGGAAGCAGACGAAGCCGAAGGCTAAGAAGAAGAGGGCTTCTACCAAGAAAGGAACCAGGAAGAAGATCACTGCAAAGCAAAAGGGTTAGGAGCGTGATGTAAGTGGCATTTGTACTTGACGTTAATCTTAGAATTCAGGACATTCTCGGCCTGCAAAAGGTCGAGGCTGCTCTGTCTAAAATGCAGGGTACCGTTACTACCGGTGCCGCTGGTGGCGCTGCCGCTGGTGGTGCGGGTGGAATTGCCGCTGGTGTCAAGGCACAAGCTGCCGCCGCTACTACACTCGCTGCTGCAACAGACAAGGTAACTGTGGCGAATAACAAACTCGTTTCGTCTCAGGGCAAGACTGCCGGTGCGACACAAAAAGCTGCCGCAGGCATGACTGCTGCCGCAGCAAAGGCTGACAGCTTTGGGGAATCGGTAAAGATAGCTGGTAAACGATATGCTGCGTTCTTGGCTGCTACTGTTGTTCCGTTTGCTGCACTTGGTGGTATCACGAAGGCCACCGCAGCGGTAGTTGAATTCGACACCGCGATGCTGAAGATGCGGCAGATCACTGGCCAGACAGAACAGCAGATGGGTGGGATGCGAGATACAATCCTTGGTCTGGCTACATCGACTGGTACATCCGCAAGTGAGATTGCTCGTATTGGGAAGGTGTTGTCTCAGGCTGGTTTTCGTGGTGACGAGTTAACAGAATCGCTGACTGCACTATCTAAGGTTCCATTGACACCGTCATTTGAAACAATGGATGCCGCCATTGAAGGTACCATTGCCGCTCTAAAGCAATTTAACACTGAGGGTTTGACAACAGCCGATGTGTTGGATGTTATGACAGCGTTGTCTAACAAGTTCGCTGCATCTTCGGAAGATATTGCCAAGGGTGTTGCTCGTGGTGGTGCTGCGTTCGAAGCTATTGGTGGAACATTCAAAGAATTCGCATCTGTGTTTACAACGGTTCGACAAGCCACAAGAGAAAGTGCCGAGACTGTCGGCACCTTTATGAAGACCATTTCTTCTCGTTTGGCCGATCCTAAGATCGTAGGCTTCCTGGAGGGGAAGGGTATTCGTATATCTGAAGCAATCGAAGCCGGGAATCCTGTTGAGGCCATCAAGCGCATTGCCGCCGCCCTTAGAGATACTGCGAGTATCCAAGATAGAATTGAAATCGGCACCAAGCTTGGTGGTAGACGACAGATTTCTCGTTTGCTTGCTTTGATCAGCAACATCGATGTCCTAGATGACGCCCTGAGAACTGCCGGTGCCTCCAGTGGGAAATTCGGAAAGATTGCTGAGCAGGGACTAGAAGGTCTCCAGGCACAACTGAATATTCTGGTACAGGAATTCAACAAGCTGGTACAAACACTTGCTGAGCCACTGTTCGTTCCGGTCATTCGTGGTGTGACAACCGCTGGCAAGGCGTTCGTCTCGTTCCTCGATTTCATCAAACCAGTTATCCCAGCACTCACAACAATCATCGGTTTTGCTGCTGGATTCAAGTTGCTTGCCGTCTCAATTGGTGCTACCGCTAAGGCTTTGGCTTACATGAGTACAGTTAGCGTTGGTGGTGGCATACCCGCTGTTATGGGTGCGATGACTGGTGGCGGTGCTGGTGGCGTAGCTGGTGCTACTGCCAGAGAACGAGTGCAGAGACGTTTGGCTGGTGGTGTCGGTTTAGGGGCTGGAGGTGCTGCTGCTGCTGGTGGAGTTGGAGGTAGGCTTGCAGGTGGACTTAGAGGTGCTGCTGCTTCGCCACTGGCACAGATGGCTGTGGCTGCTGGTGTTGCTTTGGCTGCTGATCATTTCTCTGAAGCTGCGGAAGAGGCTGGTAATTCTGCTGGAGTTTTTGCTGCCGAAACAGCAAAGGCTGCTGGTATCATGGCTGTCGCTATTTCTGTTCTATCGGGCAAAAGTATAGTTGGCGCTTTTGCGGCATTGGGTCCATTTGGTGGTGCTGTAGCAGGTATTACCTTAGCACTTGGTGCGATGAGTTATGCTGCTTATAAAGCTGCCGATATTGATATGCAAAAAGCTATCGAAGAGGCCGCAGGCAAAATCGGGGACATCAAGGTCGAAGATATCAAACTCGATACACCAGAACAATTAGGTGAAGAAGTTGCTAATATTGGCACCACTGCTATCGAAGGTATTCAAGACGCAGCGAGTAAATGGGAGGGCGACTGGTATGACGTTTTTGCCAATATTGGTCCTCGTGTGGCTAATTTGTTTAAGGGTGAAGGTTTAGTAACCGTTGGCGATACCGAGGCCCAGGAGATACTAGAGACGATCGTTGGCAAGAATCCAGAATTGCTTAATGAGATTCTTCAACGTGCCGTTGAAGAGTTTGGTGCCGGTGGTTTGGAAGCTGGTTTCGACCAGATATTGACAGAAGCTTTTGGTGGTAATGCGGAAGCCGCAGCCCGTGTTCGTCAGGCTATGATCACTCAACTTGGTGGACTTGAGAAAATCGCAGCGAGTATCGATCAGGTTCAGATGGATGTCAAGGTAACCAAGTTGGCCAACGCTATCGAAAAGGCTTCTAGTGACTTTGAGCGATTGCATGTACCAGTGCAACTCAGTCATGAGCTTGGTCTGTTGAGTGATGCTGTTGGAAATGCGGCAAGATCGATTCAAACCAACGTTGAGACATTTGACAAGCTGAGCCAGTTGGTTGGACAAGATGTTAGTGTTGCTAAGCCTGGAGGCGAGTACACAAGAGAGGCTGTTGAAGAAATTGCCAGAACAGGGAAAATGGGTGACTTCCTTGATCTGAGTCAGTTTGAAGAACTAAAAGGGTTTACGACAGACATGGCTCGGGTCGGGACCGCTCTCGAAGAGTTTATGAAGTCTATGATCAAAAGCAAGGCCAATGCTGATTCACTAAGATCACTGCTTGGTGATCCACAGGTTGACCCGTTTGATGTCCTGGAGGATTACATCGACAAGTTCATAGAGGAATATCCAGAACAAATTCCACCTGAAGCCGAAGCGGCATTTAGGGCTGCTGCTGCAAATCTTGGTGGACAACTGAAGGGTATGTTGGTTGATCAGGCTGGTGTGGTGATGGATTCAGAATCGATCCAGAAGGCGTTCCAGGATGTGCTTGGGAAACAACAACCATTCTACGAAGCGGCCATTGATACTTTCAAGACTTGGATGGATGCCCAGGCACAACAGTTGAATCTAGCACTGGCTGGCGAAGAGCTTTTGGCTGGGGTAGATGTTGGTACATCAGAGTTGGGTGACACCATTATCCGCAGTTTCCAGAATGCCATGCAGTTAGCTGGTTTGGATATCCAGTTCCCACCAGGATTCGCTATGGGGTTTGTGGATGCGAATGACGTGATGATTGATCTGGCACAGAATGGAGATGTCGTCGGAGAAGTCTTGAAGCAGTATGAAGAGAGTTACAATAGGCACGCTGAACTGAACCGTAAGGTTGCAGAAGCACAGAAAACCGGTGAGGGTGCAAGCCGGGGTCTGCAACAAGCAGCTATTGATTCTGCTACTGAGGTCTTGAACTTGCAGGTGGCTTTGGCGCAGTTGGCGAAGATGGCACAAATGGCACCGCAGGCTTTATCTGAGCAACAGGAAGAGCGACGTGGATTGGGCTATGACTTCAATGAGGAATGGGCCGCTCAGGCAGCAGAGAATCTGGCAAGTAGTAGTAAGCAAATGAGTGAATTGATCAGTCGGCAGCGACAATTTATCGAGGCTCAAGCTGCGATCGACGTGGCTCAAGCTTTCGAAGAGCCTGCTGACATCTTTGCACAAGCCTTGAGAGAAAGTGCTTCTGCGGTCAAGGCGTTTACCTCATCTCTCACCAAACAAGATTTGGAGCGAGGTGCTGGTGCGCTTGACACTAAGGTTACGCCAGAGGGTCGGGTTTACACGGAGAGGCGACATGTTCCAGAAGCTCGTCGGACAGAACAGCAGAGAACGATGGATCAGAGGAATCTACAATCAGCCTTGTTCGGTGGCGACATGGGTAGGGTCATGGAGACAATGCTCCAGGCGGCTGCTTCAACTGCTGAAAGCAAGGTGCTCGGTCAACTGAATCGTGGTCAACAAGATCAGGCTTCAGCCAATATCGAATTGGCAGAGAGCTTCCGTGAGTTCAAAGGATTCATCTACGATATTCCCAAGATGATCCAAGACAGCGGACTAGACCCTGCAGAGGTAGCCAAGGCTGCTGCTGAGTCACTAAGGTCACAGGCGCAAGAGCCTGGGATCAGAGAGGTCGAGCATATTGGTGCTTTGAACCGCAGTCTGAATGATCTTAGCAATAGTCTTCAGTCAATGATCGAACGCCCAGAGGTGGCTCGTCAACCAGAGGAACTCGTGCCACAGTTAACGCCAGCAATGCAGGATTATCTGCGCAGTCTGACCCCTGCCGCACAGCAACCGATGGGGGAACAAGAGGCTGCACCTCGTGCCTTTGAAGATATTTCTGCATCGGCGGCAGATATCCAACAGGCTGCTTCTGAGACACGTATGGCTGCTGACGCGACAACACGATCCACAGAAGAGATGCGGACGGCTTCAACAGATATGCGTACTGGTGGAACCGACATGGTCGTGGCGAGTCAGGGTATGAACGAATCTGTCGGGCAGATGCAGGCTATCGCTGACGCACAGAGAGAGGCGTTGGCTGGACAACAAGAGGCTGCTGCTGGCGGCGCTGGCGGGGAGGGTGCTCGTGAGGCTATTTCGCAAACCACAGAGGCGGTAAATGCCCTGGGTGATAGAGTTGATTCGGTGGCTATGGCTATTGAAGCTCAGACGCAACAGGAAGCTGATCGTGCTGCGTCTGGACAAAAGAAGCCACTGGAAGTTCTGGGGTTGGACGACAATACTGAGGCGATTGCTGCAAACAACGAAGTCATAGACAAATCTCAGGAGAGCATGGGCAATCTTAATGAGGGGATGGCCAGGGTCGCGGGAGCGATGGAAGAGGGCATTGGTATTGACATCGAGACTATGAGCGATATCAAAGTGGATGTTTCCGGCGTTGGAGCAGCGGCGAAAGAATTCACAGCGGATTTCGAAGCTGTTGCAACAAGGGTGGCTAAAGCCGAAATCAATGCTGTTCTTCAGCATTTGGCTCGTTCGGCTGGTAGCTCAGAAGCGGCGAACGCTTTTGAGAGTGCGTTAACTTAGGCGGTAAGATATGATTTATCGACATTATGAGGAAACATACCATACATTGTCGTTGATAGGCGACGAAGAAGGTACTTGGGTTAGCAAAAGCCTAGTCTCTTTGGGTGTTCCTCCCAATTCTGTCGTCGAAATTGCTTTGATAAATTGTGACTCTGTCGCCGAGCACAGGGCTGGAGTTCGTAAATCTGGATCAGCGGTTGATCGGATAATCGATATACATGAAGCAGAAGCCGGTGGCGTAGATGGCATTGGACTATGCACGCAGGTTGACGCTCATGGTAAGGTCGAATTTTTTAGCGAATCAAATGGCTCCGCTGATGATCCAAATATCCAGTTCCATATTTTGGGATATTGGCTCGGTGTTGAATACACAGAGTTGTTCGAGACTTTTGTCGCTGACACAAACGAGACATGGGATAACAAATCACTGACTGGATATGGCGTCAGTGGTGGACAGGTAGCCGAAGTTGTTGGTGTCAATACTGATAATGGCCTAAGTCGGGACATCGGTATTAGAACAAGCGGATCATTGCTGGATCGTCACATTGATATTCACGAAGCCGAAGCCGGTGGCGTAGATGGCATCACTATGTCGGTTGTTGCCAGCGGAGATACTGCCGCTATTCAGGTCTATGCTGAAGATGTGCCCAGTGTCGAGTTCTATCTGGTTGGTTATTGGTCTTCACCGCCAGGAGAGTATCACGAACGGCTTATTGATATTGGTGCTCCAGATGGCAATGGTGGCGAAGATGGCCCAGCCTTGGGGACATGGTACGGCAAATCTCTGAATGAATCTGGCATACCAGCCAACTCAGTTGGTGAATTCGCCTTGGGCAATGGTTGCGCAAGTGATGAGAATTGGGTTGGTGTCAGAGAAAGTGGTTCAACTCTTGGTCGAGCCCTGGAGTTGCACGAAATAGATGCAGGAGCAACGGGCTTTGATACCTGTCGCATGTGTGCTTCGATCAATGCGTCAGCAGATATCGAGTTTTTCTATGAAGACGTTAGCGAAACACCCTATTTCAGCCTCCTTGGATACTGGGACAACTTTGTTGGCTGCACGGGCATTGCTGTGCAAACAGCAACATGCTTTATCGAAGGTCGTAATCAGCATGTTCATTACACAGAATTAAGTACGACATACATCGAAACGACACCCGCCGACACTTGGAATACTTTCAACGTAAACGATTATGGTGTTCCATTAACCAATGACATCGATCCAGTTGTCGTCGAATTGGTTTTATTGAACTCGCGAGGTACGGTTTCCTACCTTGTTGGTGCCAGGTCTGTTGGGTCTTCGTTGGATCGTAGATTTAGCCTACACGAAGCTGTTGGCTATAGCAATGATCACCTCAGCCTGTTTGTCCCCGTTGACGACAGTGGCAATATTGAAGTGTACGCAGATAATGATGACTACAACAAATTTCAGGTGGCCGGTTTCTGGTGTGGTGCTACTTATGTAGAAGCCAATGATATTATTAGCGCGACCGGAGATGCGGGTTGGGAAAGTTATGACTTAGGTACTCAATACGCAAACAAGATTGTTGATGTTGTTGTAGCAAATACTGACACCACCGCACAGATACCTCTGAGTGGCGGCGTTCGACAAGTGGGTTCAAATCTCGATCGTCATCATGTGTTTGACAAAGTGTCGGATACTGGCGGCAAAGATTATGTTACAATGCAAGTGCGGGCGAGCGGAACGGACGGAACTATTCAGCTTTATGCCGAAATTGCCGACGACATAGAATTCACTGTTGTTGGTTACTGGGATTTCTCGCCTGGGACATATCACGAAGCTTTCTCCGATGTTGGTCCTAGCACGGTGAGCGATCAATGGGAACCACTAGATGTCGGCGTGGCAGAAGGTTCAGTATGTGAAATCGTTCTAGAAAACAGATCGAATAGCCACCTTGACATGGGGATCAGAGAAGTTTATTCCAGCTATGATGACAAATATCTGGAACAACGTGACATCAATGTGGCGGCTGATACCGCAGCCAGCATGATGCGTGTTCATGTCAACATGACTAGTGGGACATATGCGGAATTTTACCAAGACAATTCGTCGAGCACATATGCATATAGACTCATAGGATACTGGGACAACCTCTCCAGAATTCCATTGCGAGACAACGGCACTGTTGGATTGTTTACCCATGGTCACAAGACACCCAACGTATTAGAAGAAGCAGATTATCCCAGCGGTCTCCAAATGTACATCGACGGAATTCCGGTCGCCAAGTGTCCCTTATTCACGATGGGTCCAAGGAGATTTGAAGGAAATGGCAACATGTTCCTGCAAGTCCCGGAATCTTGTTTATCGTCCGGCAGTATGTTCCTTAGTGGGCCACATCTAGTCGGCACAAGTGGTATCAGCGGTATGTATCCAGGTATTTCACACGAAGATGGTGGGCCATCTTCGCCGTTGTTTATCAGCGGACCAGAACAGTACGCCGACAATGGTAATCTGTTTATCAAAGTGCGAGAGCCCTGTTCGAATAGCATGAATCTGTACACGAAAGTGTTCGATCAGTTAACAGTGTGCCATTACATCGAAGACTTTAGAACTTGGACACCATTATCAAAAGATACCTGGGAAACACAAGACTTGGCATCCTGGGTGCCAGACGTTTCCGACATAACAGCCGAAATCATGATCTGCAACAGTGGAGAAGTCAACGCAGATACGCTAGTAGGCGTAAGGACCGCTGGTTCATTATTAGACAGGAGAGTTAGTATTGCACCCGCTGAGCCAACATATGGTGGTTACAATGCAGCTACTATGCACGTACAGTTGTCTGGAACAAAGATAGAGTGTTATGCTCCCAGTGGTGTCAATTTCTACCTGATGGGATATTGGGTTGGTGCTGAATATCAAGAACTAGCAGCAACAATACTCCCAGCCGATCCGACATCGACATGGAACAGTCTAGACCTTGATTCTGCTGGGGTACCAAGTGGCGCTATTGTCGAAGTTTTGGAGGGCCAAAGCTATGGCAATCAGCTTCAAGGTGTTCGATCAGTGGGGAACCCTGCCGATCGGAAATTTAAGTGGATTGGGGGTGACCACGCTTCCGAACGATATTCTTTCTGGACATCCATGCTCCAAACGAGCGGAGCCAATGCTACAATACAAAAATATCATGAATTTACTAACACTTGGCAGCCAACCGTTGTTGTTGGGTATTGGAAGAAGCCGCCTGGAGATTATACCGATCTTTATCAACAAAATGAGGCCAATCCTACTGTTGATAGTACCTGGGAATCTGTCAGTCTCAGTGGCGTACCATCCGGTGCTGTTGCGTCGATCGGAATAATAACAAACGAAAACGAAGACAGTCGTGTTGTCGGCGTGCGATCTAAAGCAGTTAAACTGGAACGAAAGATAGGTGTTAGCGCTGCCCCGCTTTCAACGCGATATGTCGTGACCGACATGCAGGTCAACGCAAATTCTGACATTGAAGTATATTCAGAAGACGCTACAGGTGATCGAGATAATTTCACACTATTCGGCTACTGGGATAACTTCATCGATACGCCGCTCGACCTAGCAGGTAGTAGCAATCTATATGTTGGCGGGGTAGCACCCTACACCACATCTGGCGATCTGGTCACATGTGGTCATCAATCGTTTAATTCGAATAATCAATATCCATCTGGTGTCTCTCTACATATCTACGGAATACAAACTGCCAATGCAGACTTGTTCACACATGGCCTCGACATACATCAGGTGTCCGGCAACCTGTTCACTCATGGTGTTTTCGGCTACGCCACCAATGTTGATGACTGCCCAAATTATCCATCTGGTGTTCAACTCTATTCGCAAGGCTCTGGGATTATCCCCCACAATGATCGGCACGATCTCTTCATTCGCGGATACGAATCAATCAAAACATCTGGAGACCTATTCGCCCACGGCATTGCCCCTCATGTTTCGTCGGGCGATCTGTTCCTGAAGGCTATAGAGCCACAAACTGCGTCACTCAATCTCTTTGTCTACAATCCGGTTGATCCAGGTCCGGGTCTTATCCGAGAGCCCAACGCTGTATTCTATCTCAAATACTATCACGATGGACAGGGTGCTGCTGGAGACATTACGGAATTTGTGCAAGATCAAGCGTGGTACGTTCCAGCCCCCTTGTTCCAGCACACTCCCTTTATCGGTACATCCGGTAAAACAGTCGCCCATGTAGCTGACTCGATTCTGGCCGAACCTTTTGTTCCAACACCCGGCGATGGAACATATCCACACTATGACGATTTGGGTGGATATAATTACCGCGAAGCGATGGATACAGACTATCGTACTCCCGGTGGTGGTTGGCAATCAACAAAGATGGGATATTACGAATCAGAACGATATAAGCAGAATATCTGTGGTGAGACAGAAAACTATGGATATGCTGGTTCGGGCAGTTTTACCACAGTCTTTTGGATGTCTGGCGCCCACACTTCCGGAAACGTAGCTGAGGTCGGCTGGTTCCGCAAGAGTCTTCCCGAAGATTTAGACATTGCTCTTGCTTCACATACGCTTGGTATTCGTATTGAGAGTGAAAGTGGCATCACTGTTATCACGAATGTTCGTGACGTACCATATGAGCAGCCAAGCGGCGGCGGTCTGTGGTGGGGAGGTACTACCCATTATGGCACCCCGAGCGGTTCCACTTGGGAATGGAATACAGAAGTAACAGGATTGTACAGAACTTGGGAGGAAGAGTGGCCGACAACATATATTGACCATGATCCTATTGTCTTTGTTGCCTTACATGCTGACTTCATAGCCAGTGGGATAGATGGTAGCCATCCAAACCACATGAAGGTCTACCTAAGTCTTGACGGCCAGCCATGGACTTATGTTGGCTCTGGTCTGACTGGCCCACCCGCTAGTTCTCTATATAGCTACAGCGACCCAACAAACAGGAGAGCCGAAAACTGTGTTGGTGTAAGACAGCAGGGCGTTAATATCACTGGTGGCATCATACCTGCTGAAATGGGTGGTGTCAAACAGGGTAGCATAATCTTAGCCGAGAATGTGTTATGGACCGACGCCGGTCGCTTTACAACAGACGAGTTGAGAGACCTATACAGTATCGTTGATACATATAATAGACCACTAGATGAGTACCGACCAACCATAGTTCCACCGTCAACATATATCCAGCGAACAGTGGGGGCATTCGCATATGATCCAACAATTCCAGGGGTCGGCTACAATCCGGGCGAGATTTGCTCAGGGCTTCGTGTCACTATAGAAGTTGGCTTAGGTGCCTACGGGGCAGATGCATCTGCCTACTTGCTCGAAGAAACACCACCGTCTGGATTTTATATTGGTAACATCCAGCCGTTCACCAGTACAACATACCATAGCCAAGGTCCTAGGCCAAATGGTGGGGAACAAATATTCCACGATCCACAGAGTGGCGTGCTGCAGCCATACAACGACGAAGTCAACCTTAATTCCTATGGTGCCTCGATCAGATGGGTCAACCATGACAATCATCCAGAAATTAACCAGAGACGTTCACCAACCCCAACTGGTATCTACAGTTACGATCTATTCCCGGTTCACTATCACGGCGTACCTCGTGTTGACGATTTTTCGTTTACTGGTAGTGGAGTCTTCTTTGGTGGTTCAACTGGTAGCGGTATCTTTGTTATCGAGACCACAGGTGATACTGCTGGCACAACAAGTGGATTGACCGGTGGCTTAGCAAGCCGTGGGTGCAACCTTTACATGCAGGGGCCATTACAAAATAGTGGGACGGCCAACCTGTATCTCCGTACACAGGAATCATTCACTAGTGCCTACATCGGCACATCACCTAGAACACCCGAGTTGACAGACTTCATCTTTGCGGCTGATGGTGCTGCTGCCATCGAATCGATGGCGGGAATTGAATATGGTCCACCATTGTATACGCGAGGACCACTCCAATACGAGGACACCTGTCCGTTGGTTATCTTTGGTCCAGTAGCTGATGACGTAGATTTCTACATACAGGGACACAGACATGTTGATACCAGCGGTAATTATCCATCTGGTATGCTACTCAGAATAGGTGATGGTCACGAAGAAATTGGCGAATCTGGCACCTTGTTTATCGTTGGTCCGCAGCCACATTCAAGCGGCGTAGACCTATACACGATGGCTGGTGTTTTCACTAGTGTTGGTGGTGGTGCAGGACATGGTATTAGCCCACCGTTATACATCCTCGGGCATAATGGCAGTAGCGGGAATTGCGACCTATTCATTAAGGGACCAGAGTTCATCTGTTCAAGTGGTAGCTTCTCGTATCCAGGTGACCCAGACGACTTTACATACCCATATGGCGATCCAAGCCCAACCTTGTATACGTATGGATATGACCAAGCTAGCGGTACATGTCCGTTGTTCATCGGCACAGGAAGACAATGGGGTGGCTGGACTCTATACCTGAAAACTGACGACAACGACAAAACCGAATCTCTCGATCTGTTCATCAATGGCTTTACACTACCATCCGGCTCATCTGGCATCAATCGGGCGTTTAATAATGTGAAACTGTATCTCGAAGCTGCCGACGCGGATTACCCATACACGGCAGGCGGGACAGAAGCATGGACCCTGTTCATGAAGGCGCAAGAGGGCAATCTGACAAGCGACGAAGCTTGGACGATGTTCTTGAAGGCTGATTTCACTGTACCAAAAACTTGCAGCCTGTACATCCGTGGTCACGCTCCGGGTCAACCACCGGACGGCATTGAGATCACTGGCTCTGTTGGTCTGATTTGCAGCGTCAACCCAGATGACCCAACTCGAATTGGATTCCAACCACACGATTCCCATGACGATCCATGGAGCCTGTTCTTGAGATGTGATCCGGGTTGGTTCGGAACCGCAACGCTGTACATGTCTGGTGCAGTCCCAATTGTACTTGCTGCGTCTGGCAATCTGTTTGTAGAAGGACTCTTTGAACAAGAGACGGATACATTACCACTTTACTTGATGGGTGTCTCTGGAATGTTCAATAACGGCCCTAGTGGGCTCCACCTGTTCCTAGATGCTGGTACCCTTGTGTATAATACCAGCGGGAACCTGTATTCGCATGGATATTAAAATGAATAGCAAAAAATACCCTAAATGGACAAACATTGAAATTGAAATATTGAAAAATGCTTATCCGAATGGTGGTTACAAAGGCTGCTGCGACAAACTCGATCGTACCTACACTGCTATTATTAGCAGGGCTAAGCAACTAGGCTTAAAAGCTTATGGAGTGCAGGGTGGACAAAAAAGATTGATCGTTTCAAAAATTGGGAATAACAAGATAATTGCAATTTGCCCGAGACACGGCAACACGACACACTCTCACAGAACAAGATGTGGGTTGGGTAGATTGAGATGCAATAAGTGCGAATCCGAACAGTTTCGAAAATGGTCGTCGCGTTCGTCTTCAAAAGAAAAAAGGAGAAACACACAAAGAAATAGGTTGCAGAAACCAATTTATATATATCAAAACAGACTAAGGAGTGCATTGCATCATCGTCTCAACGGACAAAAAGGTTTCACTAAACATCTTCCGTATTCCGGCGAAGAACTGTGTGATCATCTGGAGGGCATAAGGCGACAACAAAACAATAGATGCCCTATGTGCAAAAGTGACTATGACGATGTCGGTTATGATATCGATCATATTGTACCGACATCTTCGGCATCTAACGAATCGGAATTGTTAGCATTGTTTGGTTTAGAAAATTTGTCATTATTGTGTCCAAGATGCAATAGATTTGTCAAAAGAGACAAAATACCGCCTGGTTTCGTGGACAACGGGTATTAAGGGAGGACAAGATGGCTTCGGTTGTATACGATAACAAAGCAATTATTCCAGCGCCACTGGTGTCGGTATCGAAGGTGTACCGAACTGCTGGTGATGGCGGGAAGCACGGTGTGGGATACGAGATTTCGTTGGCAGGGACGATTCTGCCGTTCCGAGGTTCCCCAAGTGGCAGTTACCCTCTGGGCGACCCATCCGACGCTTTCTGGACTCTCGGTGACTATCCACCGGATGAGACGTACACAGGCGGCGACGTGCCGTTTGTTCGTTTAGAACGCAAGCAAGAGGCCCTGAGATGGCTGTTCAGGGAAGATGGTAAGGTGTTGGAATGGTACGGCGGGGCTGGTTCTCCGGTCAAGTGCCGTCCCAAGGTCCGATCTATTGTTTTCCCAGAAGGTCAGTGGGCCGACCGCTGCGATTATCGCGTTGAACTTGAAGCCGAGTATCTGACCGGCATCATCGATGAGGATATTTTCGATGCTTCAGGTCTTCAGGATGTGTCAGAGGAATGGCAATTCAGCGAAGTGGCTGGGCATGACGGTAAAGTGTACGAGATTCATCACATCGTTAGTGCCAAGGGGCTGCTCACTTTCGACGAGGTGACCGGTACTGAGACACAAGCCTGGGATAACGCTAAGGGCTGGTGCGACTCAAGGATAGCGGGGGTGCCTGATAGCTCGTTCGTGACCTATGCGACCAGCTTTGCGGACTGGGTCAACGGCAGCTACACGAAGGGTATGAATGTTTCGGAACGAGATGGCAGCTACGCTGTTACCGAGACGTGGGTGATCCGAGAGGCCGGTCCTGGAGAGGTGTCCGCGACCTATTCTGAGAAGTCTTTTACAGTAATTCACAGGTCCGAGGACGAAACGGTTGACGTGACGTACAACGGGACTATCTACGGTTTGCAAGATCAATCGCGTACTGGTAGTTCATCTGCTATTGCAAATGCGAAGGCTGAGATACCGACAAATGTTGAGGCGAAGGCGGCGACAGAAACAGCGTTAGGCACGTTGCTTGAAGGCTACGTCATTCCTGTATCTCCGACTCAGAAGAATATCACTATCAACGAGAAGGACGCTGTTGTCACATTCGGCTTCAACTGGTCTGCCAGTGAAGATGCAGATTACGTACAGGGGAATGAAGCGACTCTGACGTATAATGCTGCTGATGGGGTCTATACTCTGGTCCTGAATGTTGACATCGAGGGCAAAGGGGATACCAAGACAGAGAGGCTTAATAATGCTCGCAGCAACATTCCGTCAGATGTAGACGCACGCGCATTAGCCCAGACATTGATTGGCTCACAAAAGCCTGCCGGTGTTACCTTTGTTGGTACCCATGTGGCGAAGACTAGTGCGTTGAACGAGACAAGAGGTTCGTCCCGTACTTCATGGACATGGACAGACAAGGATGAGAACAATGTTGATATTACTGTTGACATTGCCTATCCACAGATTATGGCGGCAAAATTGTTTATCCCAGGACGTATCGCTGGACCAATCATCCAGCGGATCAATACTGCCACGGCTCAGCAGGTCAGCGTTAGCTATCGTTCTGAAGGTCATGGATCGACGAAGCCGGATACTGATACCGTTGCTGATACTATGGATGATGCAGGGGGCGTGCCGTATGGCCCCATGATCAGTCCGTGGTATCCAGGATCGTACATCCTGGAAAGTGACCATGAGGTTTGGAATCCAACGACCGGCAAGTATTCTCGCACTAGGGTTCATACGGTTACGGAGAGTGGAGCATAATGGCTGTAGTAATTTATGACGATACGTGGGGTGCGAGAACAACCAAGGTCTTCGGTTGTTCATTCAAGAGTATCACTGCGCAGATGGGTTTCAATAGCCAGCCCATCGTGTTTACGGTTACTGTTGTCGAGGAAGATGATCAGAATTTTACCCTGGATCAATACGATGTCCGTTCTGCTCAGTATGTTGGATTTGGTGAACTAAGCATCCTTGGTATCGTACAATCTTGGGAGAGAACAACTACCGACCCCAATGGTACCGGCATCTATGTCGTAAGGCTGACCGATTGTCGTACTGTTCTCGATTCTGCCAATATCGCCAATGTGTACATTGACGAACCCGATTCCGAGGTTGCTTTGGTTGACAGCAATGTTGTATACATTGGTTCGAGAGGTGATACCGAAGCTTCTGAGGGGTCTAGTAGGGAAGAAAACAAAGGTGTTTTGTTTAGTACCATCATGGAACGTGTAGAGGCCGCTACTCTAAGCTATGGGAATGATGTTTTCGAAGTCGATATGAGTGAGTTGGCAACTCTTGAAAACTGGCGTGGTGAAGGTGTTGGCCAATATTATATCGAGGGAGAAGTTAGGTCTTTGGTGTCAACGATTACAGAATTCTGCAATGCTGTTGGCGCTGAGTGGTGGGTAGAGTCCCAGCGAAAGAGTGTTGTTGATGATACTGTTGTTATCACGATCAAAACTGTTCGACGCCTGGATGGCATCGGTAATCCCACAGCATTGGAAATGGATGAACTTGCTGCGCTACATGGCGATCGTGTCATTCGCCGTAAAGACGGATACGAGAATTCTGATACCACTACCCACAAGGTGATCTGGGGTGGCGTGAAACGAAAACTGGATCAGGTCCATGGCGTTGAGATAAGTCAATTTTGGGGGTTCAATGAGGCTGGGCAACCACTGGCTACTCCGTCGTATACAATGCCTGATGAACCACAATATCGCAGACTTGATACAACTATCGAAGAGATGGAAGCTGTTCTTAACGGTAGTCGTGATGGGTCTATGGATGCTGATCAACTCGCCGCACTCAAGCGATATATAGATGACTTCTGGGGTAAGAGATTCTATTTTGCACTGAACAAGAACACAATGTCGGATACAGGGCAGGATTTGCCAAACTATCCAGAAATCATTCCTGCCGGATGGTGGGAAGGCAGCACACCGCCACAGGGTGCACGACAGTTCGATCCAGATGTTCTACTGAAGCTGACTACCGAAGACGGTCGTTGGGGGCCGTTTGTCCATTTGTCAGAGCTTTTCTTGACTGGTTCTGGGACTGTTGAGTCGCCTATGGTGCCACACTATGTTGAATGGGCACCCGTTGTTCAGAATTCGAATAACCTTATACCACGCGAGAGTGAATCGTACATGAAGTGTACGTTGGAGCAATATGGTCGTTATGTCATCATGGTTTTGCCAGTAGCTTTGACTCGATACTATATGGACCCAGACACGGGAGAGGTGGATTCAAGCCGTACCACTCGTCATGGGACGCTGTCGAAAGCATGGACCCCAATCATGGATCGTGGTATCCACTACGGACCGTGGTCCAATACATCTATGGTACGTAGTCGTGTTCTATCTCCCGGGTCTTCAGAGGTGTCTGTCGACAAGGATTTGGTGCCGTGGACCTTTGGTGTTCGTGGCATGTTGAACCCCACCGCCATGGCCGGGTTGACAGAATTGGCTGCTCAGAAAATCGACACATTACCAGGATTGTCTGTCATCAATACTGGTCAATTAGAGGTTGCAGATGTGCCACAGGTCAACATAGGTCAATCTATTGGTCTTGGTGGTAGTGTCACAGAGATATTCATTCGATTTGACACTAACGGTGTCATGACCAGATATGTGATGAATCTCTACACACGGGAACTCGGTGAGTTCAAACGCAAGAAACAAGAAGAGAGAGAAAAGGATGATATCTACGACGAGAAAGAACCAGAGGATGATTTCCCAGAGAACAAGGATGATTTCGAATCTCCACCAGAGCCAGAGTCGGCACCGGAGACTGAAGAAGAAGCCCTCACTGGCCCATCCCAGGAAAATATGGAGTACACATATCAAAAACCAGAGGGTGGTCTGGGTGTCGTGTCTTTCAAAGAAGGTGGCCCCTTCTATGCTGTCAGGCGACTCAACTATGCGGACATCGATCCACAAACGTTTGCTGGTGGTTTGAATATCACGAACTCATACTTTTTGTCCGAGTGGACCGGTGTGCGGAACTTGGCCGAAACAGACACTAGTCCAGGCTTAATTCCAGTTGGAACACGGGTTACGGTTAGTATTTTTTCGAAGAGTGAACATGGACCATATGTTGCTTACATGGAACAGACACCGCAGGTGTTTACACCACCGGTTGAGGAAGGGTAAGGCTAATGCCTATCGGCGATATTCGTGACAACAAACTAATGAGCCTTGCGGCGCATGGGTACACTCCTTTTCAGCCCGACTTGGGTATAATGTGTGGTGGTTATCAAGGGCCTTTGTATCCGAATCCGACAACCTTGACGTATCCCGGATTCAATCCATATCAGTATGTAAATCCAGCACCCGCTTGTTATGGTCCAAATATAGCATACACCGGTTTGGGCGTTGGTGTTCCGGGTATCGATTACACGAATCCTGGTCATGTTCTTGGACTCTTGGATACTTTCGGTCGAATGTCATATGGATTGGCTATGTGGCAGATGATTCATGCCGGTTCGGACATAGATGGAGAAATAAGTCCTCTGGTTAATATTCAGATTCCAATCATCAGCACGACAGAAGAAGGGGCAACAACACTTGGGTTAGATGACATTTATCCATCCATTTCTGAGGTTCCTGCGGCTTGGACGAACAGCTTTGAGATATTGCAGAATGGATATGTGGAGCCTGATCCCAGACCCGCGTCCTTGTTTGTTTCTGTTCCAGTGCATTATCCAGCGTTTACGGAAATTGATGAAGAAAAATTGAACGACTTATTTGGTGACAAGACTGTTCTTTCTTACTTCGGTATGCCCCAGTATCTCAGGGCCGTCACCGAAGTGTTGTCCGATGCGGCGGCGGCTATGGAGTCGAAAGCAGAATTGCCCTTTGATCTTCCAGATACGGATTCGGCAGCTTTCAATGGGTATAGTGGGGAATCCTTTTGGTTCCAAAACCTTGATCCTGCTTCCCCCGTAGACAGTTCAAACGAAGGAAAGATGTGGGTTGAGTGTAAATCCTTGTCACCGGAGAGGGCGTTGAAGACCCTCACTGGATCGAATGAGTATCACAACGGGGCAGACGGGATGAATGAGTATCGGTCGTTAACAGAATTGAATGCCGTCATCAATGTGATGCCAGTACAAATGATTGGTGCCCAATACTGGACGGACAGAACGGGCTATGTGGGGGTATACCCACCGGGTGGTGGGTATTATACCTATGTTGGGCCTGAAACTGGTCGCGATTTCACATATGCTTCATATATGATTTTGGATTTTGTGATCAATGTGTCGGACATACCGGTTGATCCAGACAATCCAGAGCCGGGTGAGGTTACCATTACGGGAGAAGCGACTGTTAAAAGCCCAATCTCTGACCCCACAGCTTATTATTATGGAGAAAGTGTAACATGGTATTATGCACCTCTTCTGTGTCCGCCACACGACCCAGTTGAAGTTCGTGACTTGCAGTATGGATGTAGTCAGTCTCTGAAGAAAACGGTCAGGGTCGCCATGTCTATGAAAAACAAGTTTGGGTGGGATGGAGTTTGGTTGGGCGGGGGGCAAGTCGTGGAAAATGATTATACAGATGAGACATTTGAGGACAACGCCATTAATGGTGGGATAGTTCCTGGTGTAGGTTTTATCACCTGTGACCAAAGTGATTTGGTGGTGCCGTTTGAACACACGTTTACTTTGGGTGTTGGTTGTACTGCTATTCGCATGAGAGCGTATATTCAAAATCGTCACAAAATTGGGATGGAACCAGGACCACTTTTCAATGTACTTGGTCCGGGGCCTTACTCGTGGGCTCCGTCTATATCGTATTACATAAACTCAAGTGGACCTTTGGGCAATCCAGACAGTGTTCCAGGCGATCTGGTTTCGCCGAATATCGAGGTTAGTTTCACCGCTACGGGAACTCGGATGGAACCTTTGTCGTACCAAATGGCGATTTAGGTGTATAAAAAGGAAGGAAGGAAAAGATTATGGCAACATTAGAGTTGTACGCTGGCGAAGACACCTTGGTCTCCGCTAGTTCAGGTTTAGGGTTTTTCGGGGATGACGGCTTCAACGATGCCGTACCCATTGGTGGCTACAACGGACACACGTTTGTTACAAATGCAAGTGGCACTGTTGAGAGTTTCGAGTGTAACAACAATAAGCACAACGGAGCTTCCGGCGTGATCCACGGACAGGAAAGCTCAGGTATCGCTTTGAGGCAATTACCGAATGAGCTTGCTACTGTCAATGTGCGGTTTACTCATGGTTCTGCTGTGTATTGCCAGCAGGCTAAGCTCTGGGTGTTCGACGGAAGCTTCGTCGGTGGTGTGGCGAACAAAGAGATACCCGCTGAAAATCTCACGTTTTATGCGGCTGAGATACGTCACAAAAGCAACAGGCAAGCTGTCACCAGTGTCTATAGCGATGCGTCGTGGGCTGACGTTAGCGCATCGGGCTCTAACTACATTTCTCTGGTCAATTCCCCAGGTCTGAATGGGGCAAGAGAAGGTGGTTTCGAGGAACTCAGCACTCAACATGATTGGTACGCTGCGTTGACATGCACTCCAACTCAGTTGGGTGACAAGCAATTTGGTATGACCTTCGAACTTGAGTACCTGTAGGAGTCGATTGTTATGAGGATGTACACTCTACATTTTGGTCATGGTCTAGAACATACGGAGATGTTCTCTGACTATGCCAGACAAAATCTCCCTTCCGAGTTTACCGGCTGGGCAAATGGTACTGGTGGTGTTGGACTTGCCGGTAGCCGGAATACTCAGATTGTGTCTCATCAAGAAATTTATGATCGTTATGGTGTCAAGGGTGGACACGGAGATTACTGTCTAGAGGTCTGGCAGCATGAAGAGGGTTGGCATCAGTATGCTTGTCACTTATGGACTGGCGGATGGGGTGATCTTCCATTCACTGGACACCCTGACGATGTTCGACCATTCTATCTCAAATTCGATTTCATGTATACCAATACTACTGGTGGTGGCGTCCTTATTCTTCAGAGAAGTAAGACGGGTGATGTTTCCAGAGACTTAACCCTAACACTACGGAATGGTTATTTGGATGTGCAAGGCAGTAAACACATTACACAACCTGATACCGATCCGCCTAGTTATCTCCCAACAGCTTGGCTTCCAAGAGCGGATGGACGACAGGGTTTCATCTACATGGAGCCAGATAAGTGGCACGAAATTCAGGTTTTCATCAATCCAAAAATTGGTTGGGATGTGAGTGAAGTTGGTGCGAAACCAGTTGGTTTGGGATATCATGCAGTTGAACCATTCAAGACATTCTTCGAGTCGTATGAAGAATCTCCTGGAGTACCTCCATACATACCTGGATCAGAAGCCTTCGGAGGCACAGAGGAATATCCTCTTCAGATGGACCCATGGCCAGCCGATGGCCATCCATTGTTTCCTAATGCTATGCTCCCTGGACAAGACCAAACAGCATGGCCTCCCGAAAATTTTGCTAGTGGCCAGTATTTCTATGGTGAAGATTTGGGCATGATCTATGTGTGGGTCAATGGTAAGCTCGATATTCAACACACAACCAATGTGTCTAACGAACAAACTGGTGAGGGCTGGGGTGGTGGATACTCTCAGCAAAAGATGTATCTCGGGTACGGTATTGATGCTAGTACAGAGGATAACATCCATAGTGGTCGCTTCTTCTACGACAATATCATCTGGAACGACAGCCGTGATCCATCTGGTGCTGTTCCATCCAAAATCTTCGATCCACTCTTCTCATCTCATGCAAGTTTGGAATGGAATCCTGGATACAATTTGCAATTCACAGCAATGGAAATGGACCCTGAATACTGGAGAGATGATTATTATGGTGGTGTGTACGGACGCAAACATAATACTTGGATGCCGGATAATCCTCGCGGCGCACTAGTTCCCAGCGGCGAGCCATATGGTGTACCTGCTCCCAATCGCTATGGTTCTCCGACAGATGGTATGATCCCACATGGGACAAAGCTTACAACTATTCATGTTGACTGGGATGGTGAACAACAGGACTACGTGGTTCATCACGGGAATGAGGCTTGGCACACTGATTATCATCTGGCCACACAAGCAGGTCTCGCTAGGGATTATGCCTACCAACATGTGCAGCCCAATGAGAGTAATCCGTGGTCAACCAGTAGTGATTGCCCTCAATTGCGATCTGATGTTTCTGGTAGCAGGTCTCTGTTCTACCTCAAGCGCCCTCTTTCTGTGTCTGGCGAACAGCCATTGGCTGGTGGTTACGGTCTCGGTGGAGTAAAAGATTATGTCCCGAACATCAATACCGATATGGGTGAGACCATCCTGCCTCCTATCTATCGCATCTGGACATGTATACAAGATCATTCGATTGGGAGTACATCCCCATGCGATACACAACATCACCTGATTCGTGTTCCTTCTGGAGTAAGCGGGCATGTAGATTACATCTCGGATGGTCAGTGTTGCGGTGATCGCACTTACAGAGCTTGGCATAACGGCATTGCCGCTATCATGAATGGTTCTTCTATGTCTGATTGGCCATATAATCCGGTTACCGGCGACCCTTGGACGTGGGATGATCTCGACGACATCCAGATCGGTGTATCTCATGAAAGTCAGTCGGGTGGCAATCATGTTCTCACTTATACGGTACTGCTTGTTGTTGAACACGGAAGTTCCATCAATCCCGAAGTTGGTATCTTGGGCAATAATCTATTGGAGTGGGAGACTGCTGATGAAGTTCCATTCCATATGCAACAAAAGGCGATGTATCAACCTGGGTGGCAATGGTACGAACCTGGAGACAGTCATACCTACTACAATCGATGGGATGTTAGTCCACCTTTTGCCATTGAGAGATCAGATAGACAAAGCGCGGATGGGCAGGCGGTCATCTATTCACCGCAATATAGCGGTACTATCGAATGGGATTATTACATAAGGTACCTTAACGGGGAAATTGTGCAAGGGGTCAATTACCGTAGATTTGATGAACACTTTCCTGAAGTTTGGGTGTATACGATCAGTGGTTATCTTCCGTCAAATCCAATACGCCATCCTATGCGTGGAGAGGTTATTACCGACTGTGACGGCAATCACTATACCTTTTTGACTTATCCTGTTCTTCAGTACAACACCAAAAAGTACCCAACTGATGGAGGTCTTTCTCCATTGAACAGATATCCGTACATCCTCTATGATTACCAAACGTTGTATGTTGTCCCACTACACATGCACAATGTTGCTACCCTGCTTGATCCAGATGAAATGTTGCGCAACTGGACCCATCCTAACACTAAACCAAGTATCAGTGGTTCTCTTGGCACTACATGGACCATCAATAAAGAACAAAATACATTCAACTTTTTGATTGATCCAGACAGTTATTTTGCTCCATTCAGCCCTTCGTCTGTTGTCAACCATGCTGCAACACATCCAGAAGAGACTATCGACTATACTTTCCCAGTCTCTCGGAGTGGGCACGACTATTACTTCAGAGCACCAGATTTGCCATCGGGCTCAGTATCCCAGGTCATTCACCTCACAGATAAGCTTGGTGTCCCAAAAGCCGCTATTGATCACGGATTGTATGAAGCAAACATTGGCCTCTATCAGACCACTGTCAATCAGGCGGTCAATGATACTGGCGAAGGTCGATTTGACTTCTACAGTGGTAATCCTGGTGCGAGCACATTCATCTCTGGATATACGTTCGGGCCAGACGGAACAGCAGGGTGGCACGTCAACGAGACAACTGTGCTGATTCCATCGGGGACTCGACAGGTGAGGTTTATGTTCACCTCGATTCGCAATACGACCGGACCAAAGTCCCCAGGTGGAACATTGGGTGGTACGTCAAACTTCGCAGCCTTCGATGAGCCGTTTTTCATCATGGACATGTCGTCTGCTTGCTCATCGACCGCTTATCATCCGGCGGATGTCAATCAAGATCATCGGATCGGATACGACGAATTGGCCAATTACATCATGCTGTGGCAGAGTGGTTTGCTACCTCTTGGTATAGCCAAGGACTATCTAACCAAGGCTGAGGCGATATGGCAAAGCGGAGCATCCACGTTCTTCAATGATCCGTCTGGCGGGCGATACTACGACGCCAATGACGGACCGAAACCCGAGAAGTGGATGGGTTCAGGCTACGTGTAAGAAATAAAGTGCGATTCAATAGTCACTTTTTGGGTTGTTGGTGTATAATAGAGTGGATGAAGTGTAGGATTCTGGAAAAACTAATGAGAGGGGGTGAAAGACATGGCAGCAGCGATTAACTTCTATGCAGGGCAAGGCGGCGGAACTTGGGTAGACCTGAATTCGTCTGGTTTGGGTTTTTTCGGTGCATCGTTTGGAACTTCGGTTCAAGTCGGGGAGTATCAGGATAGCACCTACATCAGTGCGAGTGACGGTAGTGCTCCAGCAGGGCCGGAAGCTACGAACTGCAAGTACGACACTGTTACATCTGGCGTGATCGTGGATGGCGCAGCGGCGATTGTACCGTCAGCGGTAGCGATCAACTCTGGGACGCTCAACATCCGTTTCACGTTTGATACGGCGGTGAAGACTCAGAATTGTGAGCTTCGCATCTTCGACCGCACAACCATCACGGCTGGCGCTGAGGGCGTTACGACTCAGGTGCTTCAGGTGTGCAACGGTGGTTCTGGCGTTAGCTCTAGCGGTACTCCGTTGGCACCGGGGAGTCATCCTGGGTGGGTAGCACCGTCTGGGTCTGGCGTCACGGTTCCATTGCTGAGCAGTGCAGCTAGTGGTGGCCTGAGTCCGTCTGGTACGGATTCGCAGGATACGCGGCATGACTGGTACGTTTGTATCTCGTCAACACCGTTGAGTATCGGGTCGAAGGAGAACTTCGGACTCTATGTCCAGTTGGAATACTTGTAAACGATTTCTTATCTAATATAACAAACAGGGCGTTGATTGTCCCGGCGATCATAGCCCTGTTTTTTTGCTTTTTTTGGAGATTTTCTTGACATTAAGAATGGTATCACATTATGCAATCAATGTCACCACAAAACAATAGGCCGCGAAGATGAATATATTGACCTATGTGTAACAATACTGCAAGGTGACTTATGTGGAAGAAAACAATAGGGCTGGATGGCGAGATTTACGACTCACAATCGGAGGCCAAGGTGGCTGATTGGCTTCTAGGAAACGATATCGAGTATGTACCACACAAACGGCTACCAAAACCTAGCCGTAGCATCTGCGATTTCTATCTAACTGAATATGACTTATGGGTCGAATACGATGGGCTGATGGAGGTTCGTGCGGACAACAAGTTGGAGAGGAAAAAGGCGTTCTATAAGAAACACGGGTTGAAGTTTTTGATCATTACCCGAGACAATTGGCAACGAGACTTGCTGGAGCAGATAGAGCTAAGGGGATAGAATGACAAAGAAGCAACAGACCCTTTATGGCGCGATTGGCCTTGTCATAGGCGTTTTCGGCGGGGCCATCGGCACAGCTTTCTCGATGGGAGCCGAACAACAGCGGGTCAAAGATGCCCTAATTGTGAATAAAACCGAAATTGCTACGATGAAAGAGTCGCAGGCGAAACACGAAGACAGCGTATCGCAAGAAATTGACCGCTATGCAGAGATCATAGCGGCCCACATTACTCAGTTACAAACGAATATTTCTCTGCTAACTACTACTGTCGGTGAGCTGCGAACAGATGTCTCAGTTTTGAAAGCCCTGATGGAGCGCATGGAAGAAGACCTGAAAAACCGAAAGGATTCAGGTTAGCACCATCTGTACATGACTTCGACAGCCCGACGCAACAGGGTGCTGAGGACACATGCCTCGCCCTTGCTCATTGCGTGCTGTACGACAGTTTTCTCGTCCCCCCTCTTGACACTCAGGTAGATACGGAACCTTCCGTGCTCATCCTTCCCAAAGTACAAGATCGCATTCCCACTCTGGTTTGAGTGGAAGAGCCCCTTGTGCTTGCTCTTGGCCGTATCGAATGGCCCAACACCATCCTGGAGTCCCACCAAGACCGCAAGAATCTCTCCGATGTCGGCTTCGCCGAGCTTGAAGCGGATCTTGTTGTCCCAGTCGAACCGAGCGTTCCCTTTGTCGTCCTTGCCCTTCTGGTTCGCCATCTCCAGGAAGACACAGTCCTTCTGTGATCCCAGATTCCATTGAGAGGCAGCGCCGTTCCCGTCACCCTTCGCCTTGTAGAGCACAAAGCCCTTGCTGAATTCCTCAGCCATTACTTGTCTCCCTTCTGTTCCTTCATCTTCCGCATTTCTGACGCGGCGGCAAGCGCATCCTCATAGGACAACGATTGCAGGTTCACATCTCCGGTTTGATCGTTGAGTTCATACGTGATTGCAAGCCCATCCAAAACTTCTGAGATTTTGAAACCATGACGATCTGAGATCAAGCGGATCATGCTGATCTGACTGGTGTGGATAGGTCCACCCTGCTGGATGTCAGCGGCAGTAGCAACGGTCTTGCTGACCTCTTCGGCGGCAACCACTCGTCGCAGACAGAGGGCGTTACGGTACATCCTGCCCTTGGCTCGTGTGTCTGCCATGGCTACCAGATATGTAGCGTAGTCCTCGAAGCAGTTCTCGCTGTGCGCATCCGCCAGAGCCTCAAATCTCTTCTCTCTGCCTTCGGGGGTTAGAAATACACCCCACGCTTTTGCACATGCTCGGAACCGATTCTCTTCGGTCGGGGCGGCTACGAGATCGCACCCTTCCTCGATCAGTTCCCCAACCAGTTCACCAGCGACACGTCTGAGCCCTTCCACTCGTGGATTCTGGCCGTCCACCTCGTCCTCAAGGAACTTCCCAAGCACGTACTGTGTCCACCCAGGATCGCTTGGTGTCGGAGGATCGGTATCTTCCACCACCAGTGGCTCCCCAAAGTCGTCGGTTAGGTCTTTTGCGTCTGGCCCAACGACTACTCCCGTGTCGTCGTCTTCTTCCTGGACAGTCGAGAGAACCGCCAGCCCTTCTTCTCCCTGCTTGTGAGCCTGAAGCTTTTCAAGCAGTGCGGGTCGCTTGAGTTTCTTGCCCTCACCGTCTAATAGCTGTTCATTGGTGTACCCGAGAGCCAGTAGAGCATCCTGGAGTTCCTTCTTACCCATTCGTGTTGGAGGCTTTGTGTCAGTCGGCATTCTTCATCTCCGTTAGTACCAGTTTCGCCAGCGCCTCGGCATCGCAATCGGGTATGATGGTATCACACACCTGGATGCCGAATTCTGCTTCGATCAATTCCTTGTGAGACTCATGTCTCACCACTACTCGCACCCTTGGATCACAAAAAGCGGGCCGCATATCTGATGATTCCATGTGTGGTTTGTTGATGAATTCTGGGTCAAATGCATAGTGGTAGACGATTGGGGCATTACTAGCCAGAGCTTCGATTGTTGTCCCAATGCTCGTTGCTATCAATGGGTAGTCATGCCATCTTACCAAGTCGGACACACCAAAAACTGGACAAAGTGATGGTATGCATGATGGAATGATGTGCTGTGTGAACAGACAGACATCGATACCAGCGAATGTCTTGCACAGTTTGTTGATGGAGTCGAGCCCCAAATACGTTAAGTGAGACACAGCAAGATGGCTGAAGACAAATCCTATGAGAGACTGATCGTCGTCGAGCTTGAGACCCAGTTTAGCCATTTCCGCTGCGGCGTTTGCCTTTCTACGTACTGCTTCCTTGTGCTTGGGGTTTTTTTGCTTCTTAGCCATTAGTTGCACTCCGACGTTGTGAGGCCAACTGCTTCGCTGTCATCTCACATTGTGCTATGGTCTGTTGTGTAGCACTATCCACAGCACAGACAACATTGTGATGCAATGGTGCTGGTATGTGGTAGATAAGGCCAATCTCAGAAACTCTCAAAAGAAGATCGTAGTCATGCCGAATCGGCATTTGTGGGTTGAACCCACCTTTGAGTTTGGGGAACACATGTGGCCGTATCAAAAAGTTGCCATCGTATGGGAAACCCTTCAACAGTCTTTGCATGTCGAATGAATCGCGGAAGATTCTCTCAACCCTGCCGTCTGGATGGTGGTCATCACAATCGCTGACTACACACGCAATTGACTGATGAGTACCGAAAACCCGGATAGCCTGTGCAATCTTGTCGGGTGCATACCAGCTTGTGGGGTCCATGAAACCAAACACAGTCACACCTTGCCACTTCATTTGCATAGCAATATTTAGTGTGTCGCCAATGGTGCTGAGTCTTTTGCGGAAGATTTTGACCGGGGTGCCATCTAGTTCACCACCAAACTGCGGAGGCATACCAGTCTTTTCGTCAATCGTTACATGTTCAGCACCGAGCAACTTGCACAGAACATCATAGGTGCCGTCTGTGCTATCGTTATCACCGATGATAACTTGGTTAGCAGGACGGATACCCCTGGTCACGGACCGCAATGCTCGCTCAATAGTTTTGGCATTGTTGTGCGTGGCCATTATGACGGTTACGTTTTCTTTGTCTTTCATCATACCAACCAACAATCCGAACAGAACCACGAAAGTCCCATTTCAGTTTCTCGTTCCTCTTGTCGTAGCTGTTGCGTGAACGGCTCGGCTTCCGGCGACTTCATTAGTGCTCGGTATGGTGCCGTAATAAATAGTCCATAGTGCAACTGCTGCTGGACAAGAGTAGTCCCACCGATACTGAAAGGGAATGACCAATGAATAACACGACTTGTTACGTGTTGAATCATTGCGGCAAACACATCGAAGTTTTTCACTGCATTACCAGCAGGAATTGCCATGAAGAACGGTGCTGTTACTTGTTTTGAAAGTCGTCTGATTGTTTCCTCTCGCTGATGGATTGACTCATGGACAGCACTGCTGTCTACAACTGTCGGGACTGGATGTTCTCGACTTTTGAGGTATTGCAGTGCCAGATTCTTTCTGCCACCAAAGCCAGTCACATCCATAATAATGATCTTTTGAGCATATCTGATATACCAATCACTATTCAGTGTCCGTTCTAGGTCTGCTACTGTGTTGGTTGCTTCATCAAAAAAGAGCAGCATATCGAACTTCAAGGCGCGTTCTTCTACGACAGCTTTGTAAAGTGCTGATAAATCCGTTGTCTTTTGTCGCTTAGCCCATCTATGGCTACGACATGTTCGGCAATATCCGGGGGCCAACACTTTGTCGTCCTTAAGACAACACAACTGTTGGGCAGCGCATCCCTTACTGCCATCATTTTCTTGTAGGAAACAGCATCCTTCGCAACCGGTTGTTATCATTTCACTGCCTCAACATAAATAGCAACACCCTCGTATCTCTTGAGAGAGATGCTAAGACCGACCTCTTGAAGAGTGCTCAACAGAGTCGCCGTATCCATTACGGACAAACGGTTGTCGTTCCCCTCTTGGGTACCCAGAAGCATCTGCGCAAACTCTTTGAGGTCGAACTGCCCTTGGGCAAATGATTGGGCGATCGCATGGCAGTCTGGCATCAGAATCTTCAGCGTCCCGCCAGCCACCAGCTTTTGAGCCCAATTGGCAAGAGCCTGTTTGACAGCATTCATCGGCAGATACTCGATACAGTCGATCGCCACAATTTCATCGACCTTGTCGTCTTCGGTCAGCCAATCGAGGGTTTGGATATCCCCCTGCTTGTACAGGTCGGGCGGTATCTGACCGGGTGGTAAACGGTCTATATTGACATAGCCGGGTCTCACGTCGTTTCCACATCCCAAGTTCAATTTCATCGCTTATCTCCTTATGCCCATCTGCCTGCGGGACACTGTGCTACTTTCCAGAATGCCTCGTTCCATTCATCAAGGAATCGCTGTTGTCCAAATTGCTCCAGTACGGTTTTTCTTCCAGCAGCACCGATTTCACGAGCCATGTCTTGATCTTTGATCAGTTCCTCCAGCCGTTTTCTCATGGTCCTTGGGTCGTTTGTGATAAAGCCATTGACACCATCTTCAATGAATTCAGGGATAGATGTTGTTGCAGTGGTCACAATCGGACAACCTACCGACATAGCTTCCAGCAGAGAGAATGGGCAAGACGACCAAAGGGTGGTGTTTAGAAATACTGATGCGTGGCGGTAGAGTTCTCGTAGGTGGTCTGTACTGTCTGCCATCTTTGATAGGCCGGGAGACTCGCCCCACGGATTGACTTCGAGACCCTTCGTGACTTCTTTCCATAGCGAGAAACCACATATACGATCTCTACGAACGTAATCCCACACCGCTGTCATGACCTTGCCGTCGCCACCGATCCATCCGTCCCAATAATCGGTGTCCATTCCGTGATGGATGATCTGTACATCTGGATCGCTTGGGTCGTGGAACCACGCCCCAACAGAGAAATTGGCCACGAAGATATTGTGATCGCATACAAGATGCCCCATACGCTTAGTTGTCTCGTCATCCCAGTCTGGCCACGGCAGTGTGTGTTCCATCTGGAGCAGAGGACAGCTAAGCTGTGCCGCCAACTGCACCATGATCGGATAGTGATCAACCCTATTCTGTGTCAATACCAAGTCAAACGCCACATCGGTTTTCAGTTGTTGGCTTATCTCCTGACCGGTTAATATGAAGAAATTGGGTGGCAATGGTCGTTCTTTGGCATCCCATGGATGGAACTTTGGGTGTTGTAACAGATAGAAATTGTGACCAGTTTTCGCTAAGGTGGCTGAGTAGCCTTCATGGTTATTAGCAAACAGTATATTTAGAGGACGTTCTCGGTTTCTATTAATGCTTCTTAATGCTGACGATAACTGCGCTGCCATAAAAGTTCTCCTTAATTTATATGTTTCCAAGTGAGCCTAAGAACGACACGAGATATGGTTGTTTGCAAAACGCCGAACCGATGCGCAACTAGCGTGTAAACTTGTATCACCTTCTTTTGTCCATTCCTATAAAGGCAGACACATAAATATTGGTGGTTTTTTCTTCCCCGCAAACTTTGTTTCAATATCTTTCCAACTCTGGTGCGACGGCCTTTGGTTACTCTTTTTACGTGACCAATGTTAGAAACTTGATAGATTCCTTCGTATCCAACGACATCTCTCCAAGATGTTTTCATTAGATATTCAATAACTTCCTAGCTATTACGCCAACTCTGTCGTAGCTGAACTTAGCCGCACGTTTGCTCGCAGCTTGTTTGCGACGGTCTATAGAGCCGTCATTCCATGATTCGTATGCCTGTCTCATACAGGCAATCAAATGCTCCATATCTGGGTCGAACCAAAGCTCATCACCCGTGTAGAGGTCTGGGAAACTTTCTGTGTGACCGAAGCATGGGGTCAGTTGCCCTTTGACCAACCATCCGCAATCAATGTCCCCCGGCCACTTGAACTTACAGGCATCTGGTTCCCAATACCGAGACGCTTGTTCGTAAGTCAATTCAGGGAATGCCCCCCAATTGCTGAGTATCACGGGGTTGCCAAATCCCATAGCGTCATGGGCCGGGATACCCCAGGCTTCTCCATGACTAGCCAGGACAAAAACGTCGCACGCCATGTGAAGCTGATCGAGCTTTTTGTCTGGTAAGAATTCTGTGATACACGCTACTGGAGGATAGTACGGATGTCTTACGTATGTGTGTAGGGACTTCTTCACGTCGTCAATAGTAGATTTCAGTGTTTCGATCGCTTCTTCGGGCGATTTGCCTGGGATGTTGGTTTTGATTACCAGCGAGACATCGTCACGAAGGCTGAATGCTGTGTAGAATGCCCTCAAAACAGCAACCAGATTCTTTCGGCGTGTCATCTCTCCGACAACATAGAATACGCACTTGTCTTTGAGTTGTGGGACATCTAGTGGGTCAGGCGGGTTTGCGAATCTGGCTACGTTACAGGCACAGGGGAATACTCGAATCGGAACCGTAACATTGCTGTCCATTACAGCCCGGGCGTTTTGTAGGGACGGCACCCATATCTCATCCATGAGATTACAACAATGGGTCCAATTCGACCGCCTAAAGTGTGTCGTCTCCCAGTCAAACATCCCTATGTTCTTCACCCCGGCCTTGTACTCGAATTGATGCGGCAGCACATGTTGCACGACCACATCGACATCGTCTGTAGACTTCTGCTCAAGGTGTTCGACACTTTTTGCCAACTCGTGGTTGCTGGTAGGGGACAGCTTGATAGCTCTGGCGACAACATCGATGCCACCAGCTTCCATAGCAAGCATATTGTGGATCGCCTGATTTGCGTAGCCGGTACCATCTCTGAAAACACTAAGGTAGCACAGTTTCATCTATATCACCGTCACATTCACTTGGTCTAAGATTTCTCGCTTCAGAGAGGCCAGTCGTTTTTCTTCGACCACGTTAGCTTGTTGTACCATTTCCATGAAGTGTTCAACGAACGCCTTGCGATCGAACGGAACTCGTCTGTCACCAGCAGTCTTAGAACCACTATTGAGGGACTTGAGCCATTCGCCAGCAAAATGTGTCCTGAGCATGTCTGGACGGTTCCACACTTTCCCTATGACCCAGTTGACGAATTCGCTATTGTTCATGTCGCTACTAGGAGGAACCAAATTCGGATGATGGGCTTTAGAGGTCTGACAAAGCCAAGTCGTCTGCTGGTCTTTGATCTTGGTTTCTCTGATTACCTGACCCCAGATAGCCGCCGTTCTTTCCCATCCACGACGACGCATGGGGACTTCCTGTCCATAGGTTGTGACCAACTCTTCGATATACGCCCTTGTCTGCTTCGCCTTTTCGTCTCTTACGGCTTCGCTTTGTTTGAGGAATTTGTCAAGCTTGCTCACAAAGTCTGTGTTGCTGGGTAAAGCTCGTTTTTGCTCAGTCTCGATAATGGCTTCCCAGAAAAACCTCTCTACATCTACGGTTATTGAACCAGGACACTTCAGATGATCTTGCATCGCCGAGTAATCGACAGCGGCAACAGGAACACCACATGCTTGTGCTTCTACACAGGGCATCCCAAAACCCTCGCAATTATGGGACATACCACATATAGTGTTGTAATTATGATCATCCTCAACATCTATGGTTATAACGTCTCCATCAAAATCGCTTTGGTTGGAGGATTCCACTTTGGTCAATACAAAACCATCTCTGTATAGAGTCTCGTGTGATTTTCTCTGTCCATCTGTCCGAATTTCAAAACGATACATTGGGCGATTACCGTCTCGATACTGTACCGAGCACGAATAGTACCACCCAAGACGCTCAAGAATCGGACCTACCATTTTAGCTATATGCACAGATGTCGTGCAGTACACATTGAGCCATTCTTTCTTCTGGTGGCCGTCTCCGTACATGAGTCCTTGAATCAATGCTTGTTGTAGTTTGATGGGCCATAGATGACACCCAATAGGCAACTGCTTTGTTCTATCTGCATGATAACACATCGCCCTGAATGCATCCCTCAGTCCTGTGTCGCATATGTTTGTCACCACCGCATCACAACTACCCGTTGATTGTTGATGCGCATTTTTATCAACAAGTTGTGCAATTTTGTGAGAAATCTTCAATACATCATCTGCCTCGGAGCTATGAGATGTTATTGTACACTGCCCACACGTTTCATTCGCGTGACCGTCAGCAGCGAATAGACCAATGTAATAAGCCATGTTCTCGTCCATAAGCGGCAAATCGTAGTCGGGCAAGACCTCTTCCGTGGGGATACGGCTAGCCAACAAGTCTCCTGGACGAAGTTCGTCGGTTCTTTTGTATGCAAATTGCAATTTGGGGCATTCTGTCCCACGATTTCTGTGATAACGTTCACGATTAACGACACTTTCTATGCTCTTAGATAATCCAGTTCTATCGACAATAAGCCAAGGATGATTATCTGTTGCCGTTGCCGACCATGGCCTACCTTTAACTTTGATGTCAAAACACTTGCCTGGCTTATTTCGCAGAGTTTTGTATACACGATGCAATTTGCCATCCCTGCCAACAACCTTATCTCCAACAACAATGTTGCCGATGTCTTCCCATCCATTAGCTGTCATGATCGGAGTCTCTGGGTGTAAACAGATGGAATACTGAACATACAAATCAAACACCTTTATGATGTCTGCTAATACGTTTCGGGGGCATGAATGATTGGCATTCGGAGGATGGGCGGCTAGCTTGCCACACTTGCGACACACCATTAGCTCACCAGCAAAAAACGACGGATAAGCGGTTTGGCAATTGCTGCACAGGTAAGTCATGATCACCTTGTTGCCGATCTTGAAATCCCGAATAGCTTTGCCTATGTCATAGCCGACATCGGGATAGCTGGTGTGAAGATAAAGGAATGTGCGCTTGGTCAGGTCTACGTGACCCTTGGTCTTGGAATGATTGAGCCATCGACTGAAAGCTTCGATAAGATCGTAGTACAGTTTACGCTTCTGGTTTCTCATGACCGTGCCGACAATCAGCGAATTGGGGTCGATACCCAATCTCGCCTTATGGTCTCTTTTGTTGTCTGGCGGCTTGAATGTTTCGAGGTCTGCGCCTGGAGACGCTATCGTAACAAGGTCGGTTCCACGGCGAGCGGTTTTGCGGAGCAGGTCCATCCCGTACTCAGAGTATGTCAGAATACGGTCGCACTGACGGTACGAGTCAAGCCACAACTCCCGCTGTGGTTCGCCGTCTATGGTTGGCATCCATACGAAAGAAAAGTTCTGGCGGAACGGAGACCTCAGCACAAACTCGTCCATCCACCAGTCTCGGATTCCGCAGTTATGTACAGCAAATCCTGTCACATAGCTATTATCATTTTCTACTTCGAGATTATATACTTGACCTCTGTATGGTTCTGTTCTTACTCTTCGAATTGGAACGATAATGTAATTCTCATTTATCCATCCGGCACTCCCTTTGTCTATCCATTTGGGGTCATCCGATTTTCTAGAAGGTAATTCAGAATGCTTGGCAATAAACCCATGAGCAATACGTGCGTACTGTCCATAACATTCAATTTCAAATGATGTGCGATAGGTTTTTACAAGATTCGTGGGCTTATTAAGTTTTCTAGCGATAGATGTTTTTACACCCAATCTTGCAAATAATTGTCTGATTTGTCTTGCTAACACATTGGAGGCAGTAGAGCAAGAAACTGTATCGCTTTTATAACACCCATCCCCTTTTATGTATCCACTAAGAAACTCTTCTAGGAATTTATCTCGTTGGGTAGTATACACAAATTCTGGTATATGTTTTTCATGTGCGTTTCCACCAAACCAATTTTTGAACAATTCTTCAAGTAGTACGGAGTTGAATCTTACATTTGAACAATTCTCGCTAGTGAATACTTGACCGTCTATTTTGAAATATTTTGACATCAACCGTAAAACATCTTCTATATATTCTTTCTCACTTACATTAAAAGAAAACTGCACACCACTTCCTGAACCAGAACCTTCGGCACAATAATAACCTAGTAATCTACCAAAATCACTTGAATACTGTATAAATTCAGGTATGCCGTTATCCCTTTCAAAGTTTTCATGACCTACTGGATAAGCAAATCCATCCTTGGTTATAAATTGCTTCAAAAAATGAGTAATTGAAATGTCTTGGGATGTCCAAACATCCGGCCTATATATAGGAATCAATACATAGTCGCCTTGGCACAGGTCTTTCGCTTCTACAAATTCAGCATCCTCGATATTGTGTCTCGACTGTACATCTCTTTGTTTACATGTGCGTTTTTTGCTTTTTATGGCTAGAATGGGATGGTTCGGTGTAAACGTATAACACTGATTGTCATTATGTGGGTATATTTTCACCACCATGCCATTGTGTTGACTGCGCATGGTGCGAATAACTCGACGTTTTTTCCCAGTGTGAGAAATAACCGTATCGCCCACAACGATATTTTCTATATTTCTAACACCGTTTGGCGTTTCGACTTTTGTTTCAGGAGGAACGCAAACAATATCCGGCTTGAAGTCTAAGCACACATCATCAAACCGCCACTCTCCGAATTGGCTTGTCTGGTTGGCCATGTACTTTTGCATCGCCTGCTGATTGCTTCGAGCAGGGGCGACGGGATAGAACTTCCACGGCACTTGTCTGCATCGCTGGTCATCGTCGTGAGCGTAACTACCAAGTTCGGCAATCTCAAACTCACCCGTTTCGTGCAGTCGTTTAATCACCTCATGCCAATACGTACTGAAACCGGTGGCTAAGAAGTTAGCCTCACCAATGAACAAAACACGACGTTTGCGATCAGATTCCATAACCACTCCGTGCCAATTTGGGGCGAAGGCTCTTGGCCTTTGAGTATCTCTGTTTCCTGCTCAATCCAAGTTCCTCGACAGTACCATTCAACTGGGCTCGGATGAACGCCCTGTCTTCCTCCGTCAGGCCGCTAGACGACAACAGGTCTTCACAGACAGAGAATGGTTCTGAGTCTTTGGTGGGCTCTTGAAACAGCATGTGCCAGGATTCTGCACTGATTAGGGATCGCAAACTTGCAAGTGTCTTTCTGGTGATTTTCAATTCCCTGCATATCTCCTGTTCTGTGTAGCCACCGGCCAAAAGCATCTCGACCTTATGCGCACGCTTTTTCACTCTCCGGGGAGCCGATGTGGCGCACATCGCATCTAGGGCGGCGTTCCTCATTGTGTTGGCCACCGCCACAATTGCATAGGCTCGGAAATTGCGATGGTTATGTTCATCCCTGCTGATCTCGGCTAGTGTCATGTGTCCGACCTGGATATAGTCTTCCTCGTCAGCACAATTGCTGGGATAAACAGTCGCAATCTTCCGTGCTAAGCAAGAGATGAACCTATTGAGCGACTGCTTTCGACTCATCAATGGAACACTTCCTAGAACGGGATGTCGTCGTCGCCATTGTCGGCGGGTGCAGAAGCCGGGGCTGTCGTCGCATTTGCTGGCTGCGGCTCGTCAGCAGACTTCTTCTTCCCGTTCTTCTGGCACAACTGGAAATCGCGGAGAGTGATCGAGTACGAAACCCGCTTCTGGCCATCTTTCTCCCACGAATCCTGCTTCAGGTACCCACACACGTAGATCGGCTGGCCCTTCTTGACCAATTCCGCCATCCGCTCTGCGCGGGCACCCCAAACCTGAGCCCTCAGAAAACAAGGTTCGGTCTCCCACTTGCGTTCCTTGTTCTGGTAGCTGCGATTGAAGGCCAAGCTGACGGTACATACAGCCGTCTGCTTCTCTCCGACATTCCGTAGCTCGGGGTCTGCCGTAGCGACACCGACGCCAAATACACCTAGCTCTGCCATTTTGTTCACCTTTAGGGTTAAGAGACCAATCCACTCACCTTATTATACGTCCAAGTCGAGTGTTTGTTCCACCAAAATCACGATTTCTTCAATTTTCTTACAGGCTGTCCGAACGCCCTTTGAGTCGACCAACCTCGGTCAAGGCGATATTTAAGGGTTTCCCTATTTATCCCGACTTCTTCGGCCCAATCTGCTAAACACTGCGCCTTGGCATGATGTGTAATAGTCAAATTATCTCGCCGATTTCTCGATTGCTGTTTTGTGGTTGACCATTTGCAGTTAGATTTGCAGTATCCCTGTTTTGTTACACCCTCTATCTGCAAGCATCCACAGCTTTTGGTGTCTCCATTCAGAAGTAGTTTTCCGCTTACCACTACTTGGTTCCCGCAAGTACAACCGCACAGTCAGAGTGCCCGTTGATCATTGTTTGACCCGCACCGTTCTAGAACGGTCAGTCTGCCGAATGTTCTATCAGATAAGTCATTCATTGATCACATCAACTTCTGGATGTCACGAATGATAAAACTTCCGTTTTTCTTCTGCCCATACACAAGACAGATCAAGTCATCCTTACAAAACGCCTTCAGGCGTTCAAATACATCTGGGAAAACCACTGCGTGATCGATGGAGTACGTAGAATCTGAGATCGTCAGAAAGCACATCGGTTGACCAGGGTTACTACCACGCTTGGTTTTTGTGTGCTTGACGCCATCGACGATAGCGCAGACGGCAATCGCTTCGTTGTTCGGTGCCTTAGCGATTTCCAAACACGTATGGGTCGCCAGGGTGTCGTTGGCATCATCAGCAGGGGAACACGATAAGGCAATACCCAGGAAGTACTTTTCGGCAGCAGCGCTAGCCGTATTGGTATCACTTAGGGGTTGTTCTAGCATCGCGGCTTTGGCTGAGACTATATTGCGTCTTGCGTCATTGGAGCATGGTGGTTTGACAGCCACATCCTGGTAACCGTTTTGGACCATCAGTGCTTCGAGTTGTTTCTTGGTGCGATTCCCAAGGTTTCCGAGCCACGCCTCTTTCTCTGATGGAGACGTATACACGAATTTACTGTCACCGTCCACGATGCCGTCGAAAGCCGAATCGGCCTGATCGAGATATCCCACCGCCGCTGCGACCAACTCTTTCTTGACCATTTGACCCATGGTCTTCGTCTTTTCACCTGGGGGTTGGGACATCTGGGATAGAATTTCTTGGGTGGTCATTGCACCCTGTTGTAGCTGTTCGAAAAAGTATACCCTCTCTTTACTGGTCAATCCCTTAACCTCGACCCTTTTGCCGGTTGAGTCATGTGAGGTAGTCCCAAGAACCACCTCAAGCTCGCGCACCATTTCGCTACGCTCCATCCCGTAGCAGTCACAAGCACCAGATTTGATCAGAGCAATCCCTACGTTCCTATGGAAGTCTGGAACCGCTGCGAGGAAGCTGGCCCAAGTCTCCAGAGAGCCCGCCCCTGGCGTTGTAGAGGCCGCTGAGACGATCTTCTCGATAGCTGAGGCTCCGACACCCCTGACGTGCGCCAGGCCGAATGCTACGCCCTTTTGTGGTTCTTCGGTCATCTGGAAATGGACGTTGCCGCGACGAATATCAGGTGGCAGAATATCCACACCGAACAGCCGGGCATCCTGTACCAGTTTATAAATCTCTTCCTTGGGATCACCCTTGTATTGGGAATACGTCAGGTAGCTGGTGAAAAATTCATGTGGGAAGTGACACTTCAGCCATGCGGTCTGATAGGCGATCATACCGTAGCTGACAGCGTGTGAGTTACAAGTGATGATTCCATTATCAATAGTAAAATTATGATTTGGTCCATCCATAGTAACATCCCAAACATGTTCTATTCCTTCTGGCTCTATAGATATAATTTTTACCCTCTTGGCGGGATATCCCTTTTCGCCCCGCTTAGTTCTTCCTAAAACATAATCGTGTTTCTTATGGCAAGACACGCAAAGCTTTTTCAAATTTGATGGTTTGCTATTCGTCCTATCTCCATTCAAATGTGCTATTTCAATTCTACAATTTTCTTTGCCACATTGTTCGCAGGTATTTGGTTTACTATTTTTGTATAATTGAAAATCTGTATATGATCCATTCGTATAAGCAGGATTGTCTCTACCTACTGGAAAACCACATCTTTGACCATATGATTTATGAGTAAATTCATTTTGTTGACTGAATCTATTTATCGTATTAAAATCAGACTCTTCATATGGTCCACAAACATATAATTCATCTCCAACTAATAGTTGACCCACTGTTTTTTTACCATCTACAGTAGGAAACTTGTGGTTAGCAGTAACAGAAATCGTGCCATTATTCTCTAGGGTAATTTTGTATACATTGCGCATTCCTGCTGATTGTATATCTCTAATAATATTCTGACGGATTCTACCATCATCACATAATGATAATCCAGTACCGTAATGGCCAAGACGATTCCATTTGCGTCTTAGAGATTCATGTCCATGTTTTTTGGCATATTGGATACTATTTTTAATTCTATACATATGCTCTACAGTATAGCCATCTGTTTTGAGATGTTTGCCTTTTGCTCCACGACGGATTATTGTTTTCCCAGACACACATTTATTAAAGCTATAACGCTGGCACTTCTCGATCCATCCAAAGATTTCCTCTGCTACGCTGCGAGCGATTTTCCCGTGCGACTGGGCACCCTTGACGAACTTGTCCTTGAGCTTTGCCATGAGTTCGGGCTTCTTTTTCCCGATACTATTGTGTATTACTATCCCATTTGCTACTATGTACGGTATGTTAGTATCTTCCATAGAAAAATCGAAAACCTCAACAACAGACTTTTGATCAATAGATTTGACTTGATCATAAAATTGTTCATTTTGTGCAATATTTATCCAATATTGATCATTGGTTTGATTTGACATTTTCAAAAACCTATTTCTAGAAATATTAGAAGTCCAAGCTGTTCCACTTTCGTTGTTTGCAACAAATGGATATTGATCAAGCATTTTGATTACCAGTTCATTTGGTATAATATCTATTGTAAATTGTTCTTGTCTCTTGTTGTTTAAGATACTTTGTAGTGCTTCTTTTTTATTATCTGGCCATTCACATGTAAGTTCTTGTTGCAATTTTTGTTGACAACCAAAATCGCAAACAGATAACACATAATAAATTCCATAATTTTTTACATTTTTTGGATTGATTGTTGATCTAATACCGAATCTCAAAAGTAGAAGTTGTATCTGTTGGGCTAATTTTTTAGATTTTGATGTATATGTAAATTGTTTTGAATTTTTACTGACACCACCGTCACATACCAATAAATATGAAAGAAATTTTCTGGTACTTTCTACGGTCATGCCCATCATTATTTCAGGTAATTTTTTATTTGCAGACAAAGCATATCCTACGTATTTATGTAATTTATGTGCATGTTTGTCTCTTATTCTGGCAACCCTGTTAGCAATACCCTTGGCACTGGACATACTGGGCAATTCCTTAAATTCCTTTTCAAAGCACTGACAGAAACGATCCATCATTCCTTTATCAAACATGGTAAAAGTTCTGCTCGTGTTTTTAGTGAAATATCCTTCTGCTACGATTCCAGCAACAATGATTGCCATCTCTGGTGAAATAACATCTATGCCGTCATAATTAACACATTTTGTCGTAATCAGATAACTATTATTATTTAGTCGTCTTCTAGCTTTCCAGCCACTGGATGTCAAAAATTGATGATGCTTAGTTGTGTTAATGCTTAAACCAGTTCTGGATTCGACGGTTCTGGTGGTCTTAATTCCGTTTGACCATATCGAAGAGATTTTTTTCCATTGTTTGATTCCTTGAGAATTCATAGTTAAAAATAAATCTTTGTCATATCCAGTTTTTATTAACGTATCGATGGAAACCCAACCCCTTTGTTTAGACAAGAACAAAGTGTCTTTAGTGACACATTTTCTTAATTCATCTGCATTTTCTGGACTAAATCCAGCTATATCGGTGGCGATACGCAAAGCTTGTTCTTGGTATATCATTTGGCCATATGTTGATTCTAATATGGGCTTCAAAGATGGATGTAGATAGGAGATTTTTTTCTTTCCAAATTTAATATCTACATAATCTTGACTTAATCCTGCCTCAAGGGGTCCGGGTCGTAGTAAACTTACCAAAGCAGCCAATTCTTCAATATTGCTAGGTCGTACTTTTTTGGCCCAATCTTGACCAAGGCTCTTCTCAAGTTGGAACACCCCAACCGTGTGACCACCCGAAACGAGTCGCCATGCGGCAGGACAATCGAGAGGGATATCGTTGATACTAAATTTACCCTTCTCTACATTGCATTTGCAATTGGTGAACTCAATCATACTCCATTATACCTCTAAGTCGGCTTGTTGTTCCACAAAATCAGAAATTTTTGTACGCCCTGGCTATCGCTTGCAGCATACCGCCGATTTGAGGCGACATGGCCGATAATTGGCTGAACAGCGGTGTCTTGACAGCAGCCAGAACCTCTGGCTTATGGGTCCGATATCCCTTGGCACCCTGAAGCCCTCTGATCCCGCCACATTCTGCCAGACGGATATGTGTCCCATGATGGTTTGATGTTGCCAGAGAGGGCCAGTAGGTGTCGAACAAGTTGGCTGGCGGCTCGCCAAGATCAGACTCGATGATCATTCGTAGCAAAAGCTGTTCGTTGAATCCCTGTTCTGGGAGACTGATCTTGCCAGCCTTGAGCATTGGACGGTACTTGTCTATTATCGGCCTCATTGTAGCGAACCACTCTCTTGGTTTGATGACGTGTATTCCACTCATGCGCCTTGGCCCGGCATTGGGCGGTCTGACGAAATTACTGTACGGGATTCCCAACTGGTCACAATGTGCGAGATGTTGATCCATATACGGTGGGGTCTCTACATAGGTCGCCATATCAACATCACCGATTGACATACAGTCGTATTGCTCGAACGCCGGTTCGTAGACGAGCCATCTCAGACACTTGATGGTATTTGCGTCCGTGTGGGTATATTCCGGGAACGCTCGCTCGCGTACCTCGAAATTGCCAGACAGCAAAGTGAGCATCTGACGAACGTTGTCAGCCATAGCTCCGTCAAGTAAGACCAGCTTGTGCGCCTCTGGGTAAGCCCTGTTCAGGAAATACAAGAACCATGGGACGTATTTTTGATACGGTCGATTGGCCACTGTCATGAAACACATCTTGTTTTCGCTAGGAGTAGCCATTAACTACTTACTGCCTTTCTGAACATTTGTCCTAACAGTGTTGGGCTGTCCAATAACTCTTGTCGGCCCATAGTTAAGAAAGGACTGTTGCATTGTCGAAACATCTGATGGAACAACATTATTCCAAATGATGCGTCGTTACAATACTTGTCTATTGAATCCTTCCCGGCGAAGCGATATGCCTCCCAGGACGGGATAGGCATGATAAGTGGGTGCTCCATGTGGCAGTACCTCTTTCCCTTTACTGCTTGTCGTATGGTCTCTGGTCCCAGAGAACCCCATTTGAAAACGTGTCCAGGTTCCCTGAGACTTAACGCATATTCTATTATAGAAACAGCTTTGGTTATTACTGCACCATTCTTTTTGGATACTAAAATCCCACACTCCGGTTCTCCATATCTAAGAGTGGGAGAGGCCGTGGCTACCAAATCTATTTCTTCTGTAAGTAGTTCAAGCAGCGGCTTCAGACTTTTGAACAGAATTAAATCTGCATCCAGCCATATGCCCCCAGATTCTTTCAGTAACGTGTATCTTAGGTAATTAGACTTGTTGTTAATTTGTGATATTTCGAAAAAAGAATCAGAGATATCTGGTAAAAATTGTTTAACATTTTCTGTGGTTACTAAACATATATCAAAATCTGCACTACAGTGCTTACGTACAGTTTCTTGGCACAACTGTATGTATGCAGGAGGCTCTGTGTGTCCAGGTGGATTGTCCCAAAATTGCCAAATTTTAGCTTTCATTTTTCATTCCTTTTTCGTAGGTAGTGTTAAGGCTCTTTCCGGAGACCAGTTCAACTTATATATTCTTCGATAAATGGTGTGATAGGGGATTCCGGTTTCCTCAGCCCAAGCAGCAATGCATTGAATCTTTTCGTTAAATGCAACTAGGTGATTATTACGTTTATTTCTACTGTTTTGTCTGCCCATGGTGGGCACCTACGTCTAAGAACACGCGGCTCATCTTATTTCCTCCAATCGCAGTACACGAAACGGGCTAAGAAACAATCGTCATGAATGTGAAAAGCGAACTTCAGTTTTGGCAGAAGTCCTGTAGTTCTCAATTGTTTGAGTGCAAATTCATGATTAGACGGCACACCGGCCCTGAGAAAATTGCCTATGTTGTCGTATAGGTCGCCGAACCTGTCCATCAATTCGGTTCCTCCGAAAAACCAGTAGTCAGCGAGTGCTTGATAGTGAGGTGTATGGGGGTATCCCAGATGAACATGTTGTAGATTGGCGTTGTCCTTTTTGTCCCATCCGTGCAGGAACCAATCTTCGTGCCTGATACCCTGGCCGTTAGGAAGCTTCATAACACACCAGTTGGACGCATAGAAATGGTTTGGGTCGAACTGGTCAAAATGCACATCTACCATCCATGCAACATCAAAGCGGCCAATCATCACCATGTCGTATTTGAATCCTTGTGCCTTTTCGTACTGTTTCTTGAGTTGCATACACTTCTGTATGCTGTACCATCTGGCGATTGTTATCTGGGTTTTTGAGGTAATGCCATCTGGGTAGTCCTTATCAACCTTGGCTCCAGCAATGTTGAACTTTGGGTCAGGTTCGAATATCGCAGCCTTTGGCTTGTAGGCATCTCTTAGCTCTTGTTCTGCGGCTAGGCTCGGCGTATGCATGAACACATCTACGTCGTTATGGGCGAACATATGTCTCTGGTAGTGCTCTAGACCTTTACGCCATTCGACCGGTGTCCTCTTTCCTGTCTTGCCGTTCCACATCTGACCACCCACGACTTTTTTGCCGGGGTGCAACGCCATACCGCTCAAACACAAAGCCACTCTTAGCATGATTTTCCTTTCTTTGTTTTTGCTGGTGTCGTTAGGGCTTTCTCTGCTGACCATCCCCGAAACAATCTTACATACAATGTCTGGGAGTTAATACATAATTCTTCAGCCCATTCTGCCACACATTTTGTCTCTCCATTTAAGGTAAGAAAACGATTGTCTCGTTTGTTTCTTGAGTTCTGTTCGGGGGTAACCCATCTACAATTTTCTTTGCAGTAATCACCATCGTTGTCTATTCTGTCTAGCTGTAAACCTGTCGGAGATTCTCCCATATCCTCTAAAAAATTTTCAAATATCATCCACCTACTGCAAACTTTTATTCCTCGCCCACCGTAGTTCCCGTAAACTCCGTTGCTTGGATTATCACATCTTTGTCTCATGGAGACCCAAGTATAGTATGCTTTTGTCCTTTCATAACCTGTCGTATGTCCATGCTTTGACCACAAACATCCACAGCTTTTTGTATGCCCCGATTTGAGGTGTCCTCTATAAACTACCGTATTGCGCCCACAATCACATAGGCAAATCCAAAATGCCCCAAGGCGTTTATCTTTATGGGAGATCGATATGGCGGTTAATTTCCCAAATTTTTGACCGGTTAAGTTCACCATTTAATCCAAAATCCTCACTATCCTTCTTTCCTCCCCAGACGGAGTTTCGTCTTTGAAACATATAATCTCAAATTTTCTGTTAAATGCCAGTACCCACTCATTGAACGCTCGTTGTTCGTGGTCGTCGTATTGAGCGTCATGTTTATAGAACCATTCATCGAATACGATGATTGTTCCGGCAACGATGTGGTCATTCAGTGCCCACAACACCTCTTTGGCAGAGCTATAGAGGTCTGAATCTACGTGAAGCAACGCTATTGGTTCGGCGATTGGAAGATGTTTAGGCAACGTATCCGAAAACCACCCAGCATAGAATTTCACATTTGGGACATCGGGTATAACACCATTGGTTGAGAAGTATTCTGGCGGGACAACCACTGCTCCATGCTTGTCCACCCAGGCTTCCGGCAGTCCAACGAACGAGTCGAATCCGAAAACTGAAAATGAAGCATCCAGTGTTTGTCGTATAACACGGATGGTATCTCCACGACATACACCAAACTCTAGAACGTGCTTGTACCTGCTATCAAGTAAGGTAAGTCCATGTTGCAAACTAGAGTAAATCATGCCCATCTGCCTTTCTTAAACTTCGGTTTCACCATGAGACTCTAGTAAGTTTGACAACATTGATTTTCCAAGATGGAACAGCATTTCGGCATATGGCTGATGGTGCAGGGTTGCGATGTTGAGATAGATGAGCGATGTCAGTACCTTTACTTTGTGGCAATCATAATGATGTCGGATCAGGTATTGTTGCAACCATGTTTCGCAATCGATGAGAATCTGCCGCCTTAGTAAATCGAAGTTGACTACAGTCCCGTCAATGTCAATCTCGTAAAGTCCCTTGTGGATAATTCCGTGCGACACAATCATACCGTGCCACAGCTTTGCTAGATCGTAGTAAACATCTCCATAATCACTCATCCCACCGAAATTCTGTCGCCAGTCCAATAGACTGAAACCACCACCTGTGTCGAGAGTGTTCTCGGGATGTAGGTCTCCATGGAAGCGAACTGGAATCCCCTCGGATATCCACGCCCAATCAACACGATCTAACAGTTCTGCCACAGATGGCACATCTACGCCGTTGATACATTGTTCGGAATCTTGATAGCCAAAACGATCGAAGTACGCTTGTACTCGCTTGAGGGTTTTGTCTTGATAGAACCTACGATAGACCTCTCTCACTTCGGCTGTCAGTAGTTGACGATCTCCCCACAGCCCTTCTAGCCATGCTAAGAATTCTTTGAATCGAGACATTGTGATCGTATTTGACAACACTTTTCCTTCGATCATCTTATAGCAATACATGTTCGGCGTGCTGCCCTCAATAGCCGGAACATACCCAGCAAGCGACTTTGCCCTTTCGACTCGTTGTGTGATAAAATCTCTGTCTGTTGAAAACTTGATCACACGATCGTTACAAAACCATATATGCTCCTGGGCTTTCGGCAGAATGTTGGGATCATCTTCCTTCCCGAAAACCTTGTTGGCGTGCGCGAGTGCTTCAACTGTTCCCGTATCATACCACGTAAACGCATAACCTTTGACCGGCCTGCTTGAAACCATTTCAGCTAGGGCAAACGATTCTCCCTGGCTCGTCGTGCCATCTGTCATGGCTTTGTCCATAGATGCCCAAAACGCCTTGTAGTCGTTAATGCCACAAATCCCGATGTATGCCTGGGCTTCTGTGTGGGCACCCTTCTCGCCTAAAGCTTTGACGACCGTACAGTCCCATGAATCTGCTACAACAGATCGATAATCATGTCCAGCACGAATGTTTGCATACCCTATCCAGTCACGATCTGGTTCCGGTATGTTCTCTGTCACGATGGCGTCGTTCGTGAAAAAGATAAACGGGCACTGTAGGATGTCCCGGTAATCACATAGGTCCGCTGTCAACCCCTTCCTGTTAGCCCAGATGAATGTGAAATTGCGATCTGGGTATGCCAGGGTCAGAAACTCTTTGACCAGTTCCCCTTTGTGCCCCAGGTCAATGATCAATTCTACGTCTGGCGGGAACTTCTCGATGATGTGCGAAATGATTGGACGGTTTGCCACTGGAACCAATGTCTTATTGACATGGTCACAATGGTCGCCCAGTCGAGAACCAACACCAGCCGTTGGAATCAATACTTTGTATTTCCTACTCTCGCCCATAATCATCTTCCACACGTACAACGTCGTCTAGTTCGGTTGTTGAAGACTCCAGGTATATAGCGTCCTCCCCGCCCTCCATGCGATGTACTTCACCTGGGACGATGGTGCGAAAGTCGCCCGGCCTCATTGTGATAACTTGACCGTCCAGGTGTAATAGCAACACGCCGCTCAACACATATATCGTTTCTGTTTTGTGCTCATGATACTGTAGACTACATCTCTTTCCTTTGGTCATGTGCAATCTCTTGACCACATACTTGTCCTGCACAGCCAGGATCTCTTCTTTGCCCCATGGCTTATTGATGATCTGCATAGCATCCCTCCAACGAAAACAGGTAATGTTCGATGACCTTTGTGATCTCACCAAGAATACCCTCTTTGACGTTGATCTTTAGGGCAAGTTCATCTACCAGTTGTTGGTAGGCTGATCCGTTGAAGTGGTAGTGACCGGCAACGAGAACAAACAACATCCGCTGTGGATTACCAGAGGGGTCAACCCACTTGCGCCACCTATCCCCCTGTATCACCTCGTCAATGAATGGCTGCGTGCTGATTCCGTACACCAAAGCTTGCGATAACAGATAGCTTGTCTGTATTACACCGAGTTGCGGGGCTATGTTCACAGCATCCACAATACCCTTGCGGGCGGTGATCTGTCGAGTATCCAGGTAATCAGCGTTGTGTTCTTTGAGTTTGACCCCACACCCGGCTAATGCTGCGTGCATCGCCCTTACGCTGTTGGTGTCGAAAGAACCAGCGTTGTACGCCTCTCGCACGAGGCTTCCAGTTTGCACGACGTAAAAGACAGGGTCGGCCACTTTCTGACATGCCTGGATGTCGGTAACGATCCTTGCAACATCTGTCTCGGTGACCCCTACGTTCTCGTCGGTGCCTATTTCGAACATCACATCTGGTTTGATCTCTAGAGCGAACCGCATCAGTTCTGCTGTGTTACGAAGCTTCTCGTCGTGGGACATCTTCGCGTGGCAAAGGTCGATGTGGATAAGGTCGAAGCCATGTTCCAGGTCGCAGCGGATTGTTTTCCTGGTTTCGCCAAGGTCGCTTTCTGGTGTGGTGCCGAAGCCTGGGCCACAATGATCGCGGCAGATTACTACGTCCGCTTGGGGATAAGCTCTTTTGAGCCTTGCCAGATACTCTACGTACTCCGATGTCGTGAACACGTATCCACTGTTAGCGTCTACTTGATTGCGAGAGCATATCAGCATCAACTGCGCCCCAAACTTGTGCGAATGGCGGAAAACAGCTTCGATGATTTCTCTGCTCATCGGCCCACAAGCGAGATTAGATGTCAACATTTTCCATCCCCTTGTTTCTTTCAACGTTCACGCACGCAGCGGTATCGGCTTTTCTCCCGGGCTTTACGTCGTTGATCACGACTCGCTGCCCCCGTGGCAAGTCCATGATCAGGTGGTGGTAATACAAACCTGCGTCACGGACTTGTTGTTCAGTAATGCTTCGCATACTCTCTGGTCTGCCAGTGGTCAGGATAACCGTGTACCCTTTGTGCCCCCATTTCTTGAACGAATCCTTTGCCCCAGGTAACAGTTCACACGGGTTGGCCAGTATCTCTGCGATGTCTCCATGATGCTTGAAGACACAACCATCTAGGTCACAGAAGACAGTCTTGATATGTGCCGCATAATCAGTCTGGGACATTCACTAACCCCTCTTCCAAGACCTCTTCCTCACCGCATCCGTTGATCAAGTCCTGCGCTTTCCAGAGCTTGTCAAGGGCTACGACTCCTAAGAAGTCAAACTTAACAGCGCCCATGTCTTCAGCGTTGCACATCTCCAGCCCCACCACGCGGTCCTTGTTTTTTGCGTCATAGGCAAGAGGAGTCAATTCTGCGATAGGTCTGTCTGCTATCACCACACCAGCAGCGTGCTTCGACTGAGACTTCTTAGTCCCCTCGATCCGCATGGCTTGATCGAACAGCGGTTTGAACCATTCATACGCAGATTGGACCTGCTCAACATTGTGGACTGCCCACTGAAGAATACCATAGTCGTCCCCTTGCTCAGCCCTCGCCTGTCTCAACTCGTCTGCGATTGTCGCTTCATCGGGGATGTGCTGTGTGATCTCATTGCACAGATCGTGGGGTGTCATACAGATATCGTCGGCATCTTTACCTTCCTTGAGAGCCTTGACCTTCATGAGATGCTTTACTGTATCGGGATGTGCGCGGAACACTTCCTTGAGTGCCGCCTTCCCCTGAAGGCGTCCGAACGTGATCATCTGTGCGACATATTCTTCGCCCCATCTCTCTTTGAGGTATGCGATTACCTCACTCCTGAACACAACTCCAATATCCGTATCGATATCAGGCAGACTGACGTGACCATCATGAGTCTTGACCTTGCGTTTCACATCCAGTTCGTCACGACCAGCGAGTGTCGCACCAAGCCCATACGCCAAGTGTGAATTGGCAGGATTTTCCGCTGGCTTATCCTGGATCATGTCGTACAGGTACATCCACATACGTGGATTCTTCTTGTCAATCCACTCGACCTCTTCCCTCATCATATCTGTGAATTCAACCCTACGCTGCTTCATCCGTCTTGCTAGGTGCGCAGCCACCGCCTTGCGTTCTTCGTCTATGTCTCTGGTATGTAGTAGCTCGAAGTTGTCGGACATCCACGACATGAAATCAACTTGCCCTACATCAAAGTGTGGAGGAATGTTACGACTCATGTTGTAGAATCGTTCGAAATACAATCCGTACTCGATTGGATCAATCCCCGTGATTCCTGTCAGATAATTGACCAACGAGCCAGCGCCAGAACCGCGCCCCTTCCCTCGTGGTCCATTTTTCTCATCAACGAATCGGCACGCATCCCATACAATCAGAAAGTAGTCGGCCAATCCAGCCTCTTGGATAACGATAAGCTCTCTCTGTAGTCGAGCCCAGTACACCTTCTTCTGTGCTGGTTTCAGATGTGTCAGCTTGGCTTTTGCCCCCTCGATGCAGAGGTGTCTTAGGTACTCGTTAGAGTCAAGTTTGAGAGACTTTGATTCATCATTGGTGAAAATTGGTAGATACGGATTGTGGCCCAACGATGAATACTCGATCTGTGCTGCGATGTCCAGGGTCGTTTGAAGTTCGGCCTCTGTGAAATGCTTTCTCATCTCGTCGTAGGACGGGATGTAGTATTTATCCGATATCATGAAGTCCATGACATCGCCGGTCTGCTGTAGCTTCCGCTCTTGCTCTTCTTTCGTGGTGTGGAGTTGCGCGTATAGTAGAAGTCTCTGGTCTTCAGCTTCTTGCTTGCGACAATAATGGGCGTCGATGGTCGCAACTGTTGGTACACCTGTTTCTTCACTGAGTTCTCTTAAGCACTCAACCACTAATGCCTGAATGCCCATGCCGGTATTCTGGAGTTCGAGATAATAGTTATCTTTACCAAAAGTAGCTATGTGTTTGTGAATAATAGCCTTGCCGACATCTTTCCAATTTGGTCGCAGATATTCTCTGGCACCGTCAGCATGGCCGTTTCTTCCACCCATAATTGCTGCGCGAAAATCGGAAAACAGTGACATAGGCAGTTCGCCCGCAATACATGCAGTCAGGAATATCAGATTACCACGTTTTGCGAAGGGGGCGATACCCGCCAGATGGATACGAGGCTTACGATAGAAGTAATCTGGCCTGTTCGATTCACTTACCAAACCCATTAAGTCTTTGATACCTTGATCATTCTTGGCGAGAACTATCAAGTGGTTTCGCTTATTGTTGCTGGTATTTTTGACATCGGCTTCCTGCTCACAAATATACATCTCGCAGTTATGAAGTATAACGTCACTCACATAAGAATGATCTTCTTCTACCTCGAAGTTGAAAACAGGGCCATCATAATGTTTTGTCTCTATGTTTTTAATAGGTAGATACACATATCGGTTGTCGCTATCTGTATATCCTTCTGATGACCATCTCCATTGGATAGTCCAGGCCTGCTTGTTATCAGCTTTTGATTTAGTTATCCGAGATGTATAACCAAATTTACTCAACAATGTTCTTGTTTGCCATATTAAAGTTTCATTGGCCAATTTCAGTATTTGCGACCCATCAGTTCTTTTTGCACCGTCACCTGCCAGAAGACCTCTCAGGAAACACTTGGTGATATGGGGAGATTGTTGCATCAATATTGGATGAAGTTTCTTTGTCTTTGCCCCAGAACCCACTAGGCATTTCAAAATACGACAGAATATACTGTGGTGAAAATGAAGCTCTCTTGTGGTTTTGTCTGGCCTAAGTGTTTCTATGGTTTCAATTTTTAGTGATCTTAGTGCTTGCCTACACCTAAGAGACAGGTCGCGTTCGTCGATATGAAAAGTCAGTATTCCAGAGTGTGGTCCATTTTTTGATTCTTGAAACGAACCTTCTGCTACGAACGTCCCAATAAAAAATGCTAAATCATCGTCTATTTGAAAACAGGGAAAATCAAACGGTTTTCCCATACATGTGTCTTGTGAATTTGTCTTGCTGCAAATCTTGAATATACGGTCATCAACAACTTCATAACGATCATCATATCCGTTATCAGTTAAAAGTTGCACAGCATCTACCAGGGGGATAGAACTCTCATGTACGGGCATCGTCAAATAACTTTTCCATCTTAGCCTTTTGTTGCTGTTGTGTCTTCCGTGTTGTATTGAATCTGCTCTTACCCAACTGTTCTTGGCAACAAAACCATCTTCAGATGTCCGGACTAAAAGTGGATGCTCATCCGTCGTCCATATTTTTCTTCCGCCCCATGTGTCGAATCCATAGATTGTCGTAGATACATAACGACTCATCGTGCTTACAACTCTCCTGTATCGACCTTTGTGCGTCAATACCATATCTTTGGTTGAGATATCTTGTATCTTTTTAACACCACGATCAGTTATTATCTCCTGTCCTGGCAAACAACACCCAATAATTGGTTTGACCTTTTTCTTTTTGGCAGCATCGTAGAACACCTTCATGCCAGCGATATTGCCATGATCTGTCATCGCACATGCAGGTATGCCAAGCTCTGCGCACCTAGCAACAATATCCTTGGGCGAACAGAGTCCGTCCAACAGGCTATAGAAGCTGTGGACATGAAGTGGTACATATGTCTTGCTCATCTTACGCCTCCACTGGTTTGCCAATAGCCAACTGACCTTCGAGGTCGAGATTGGCGTAACGGTCTTCCACGTATTCGCCGCCCAATGTGTGTAGATCGCTCCACACTCTGTGGCAGACACCATTGTTGTTGAAGCTGCACATGCGACAAGTCCACCAACGATTCCGCCGCATCAACGTATCTCGTCTGATTGTGGTAAAGAAGCGATGGAGGCCCGCTATTGTCATCGCTAGATCATCTTGGGACAGAGCTATTGTGATTGGTCCACCGTCGTTGGTATAGTAGAAGGTGATTAGTATGTTCTTGTACTGCGGATATAGGAAGTATGCCGCCAGATGATAAAGCCTTGGCTGGACCTCCCTCATCAACAACGCTTCGTCGATAGGTTGCTGAGTATAGAAATCTTTTCTGCTTCCAGTTTTCCAGTCAGCGATCTCGATTGTGTCTTCGTCGATCTCGTGAACAAGGTCAATGAAGCCTCGAACGGCGAACTGATGCAGTTTGCCATCTTTGTCAAGACACTGCCACTCTTCCCCAGGCATCTCCAAAGCAAACCATCTTTCAGAATCAATCGGTTTGATCTTGTATGGATTGTAATACGGGTCGTTGAGCACAGTTTCTAGTGCTACCCTGCACTTCTTGAAATCTGCCGCTTCCTTGAACTCACCAGTCTCTTTGTCTATGCGAGTAGTCACTTTGCGAATACTTATCTCTGGTGTAGCCGCTGTGTGCTCATCCCACGCACGATGTAGCAGCCACATCGGATCGACATTGGTTTTTCCACGCTTGCGCAATTTGGTCATCCACTCTAGGGCTTGGTGAACAATCGTACCCTGGAGTGCCGCCTTGCCAGCCTTCGACTCCATGCCAAGAATGTAGTGCATGAAGTACGAAAACGGACAATGGTTGTACAGCCCTATTGCGCTAGCGCTACACTTAACTACTCTCATCAGTGCCTTCCTTGTCTGTTTCTTTGTGACGATCTGGCCCATCGGGGAACAGCTTTTGAAGATGGATGACTTTCTCTTCCATGTCGTTGAGTAGAGCGGCCATATCGCATTTCGGTGGACGATCATCGTTCAACTTGTCGCACTCTATAGCGTCGATAAGAACACCGATACACGCCAGGGCGCTTGCAAGGTGAGGCACCCCTGTTTTGTCATCCGCCCATTCTCCATTGAACCATTTGTCCATATGGCGGTTTGCTGCTGCGTAATAGACTGAAGCCTTAACGCCAGCGCTCCTGTAGTTGAAGCCGCCATATTTCAAATCTCCTTCGGTCATTGCCAAAGCGCCGTATGCTTTTGCCGTAGTTGGAAATAGGCTCAAATCTAATCTGGTGGTAGCCATTCTGTCTTTAGGGTTTGTGTCTTTCTTCTTCATCGAATTTCCTCCCCGGCTCCGTAGCCATCGGATAGCATTTCTGCTCTAGATGCTTGTTGCAAGATAGGGCCAATCTTCGCCGCGATATCTTCAGCAAACATGTCACCAACGTCCTTTACAGTATCGGGTGTCACACAAAATACTCTGAAGTAGTGCGTCAAGTCCCGATCCAATTTCCGCATAGCCTTCCGACCAGCTTCGTCGTTATCGAATGTACATACTACTGTGAGCGCTCCTGCGTTCTGCAACATGAGCCGTTGCTGACGAGACATACTGAGCCCCAACAGAGCTACGCTGTTACGTATACCCGCTGCCTCGTATGCCCATACATCACCTGGACCTTCACAGAGAATGACTGTTCCAGTCTTGCTAATAAACGGTTTCGCATACCATAGATTGTAGAGACACAGTTCTCCGTGGAAATCTTTGGAGTGCTTCCACTTCGTGTACACTCCACCATACTGGGCGTCTGGACACGACGCCCGTTCTGGGTGATGGTGCATTCCACATTTCGGACATTTGTCGTAGATACTTCTGCCAGACCACCCGACAACGTGTCGCCCAGTAGCGTCGAGAACAGGAAAGAACGCCCGCTTGTACATGGGCTTGCCCTTGGTATTACAGAACGATATGTGATACCGAGCTATGATCTCTGGCGATATACCACGATTTGGATAGTAGACTTGATCGGGCTTTAGGTGTTGAACCATGGTGGCTAGCGGTACCCCTTGACCTTGGACGACGTTCTGCTTCTTCCGGTTTCGCTTGATAATCTTGGCTATCTCGATGTCTTGTGCGGTAACAGAATCAGCCCTACACTGCTCCAACCCCAAAGCCTGAGCTACGAATTTGACCGCCTGCTGAAAGCCCCATTCCTTTCCTGTCTTGCGGCTCATGGTCCCACGAACCAGACCAAAGATACTGCTAGACGGACCAGTAACGGGGTCACAATGGCACCCTCTGGTCTTGCACTGCCAGTGGTTAGACCTGATAGCCCAGAACATCGCTCTTTGGTTGTCCCCCTCGTGTACGGGACACGCAGCCTGCAAGTAGTCGTGCCGTTCGATGTAATCGATACCGAGCGCATCGAATACTTCGGCTACCCGCTCGCAGGCACGAGCTTGTATGAATGGAATATCCTGAGACCTAAACCGCTTCATTCGACTGATTCTCCAGGGCAGCTTGTGTTACCATTGAGAATGGTTGGCCTTCGGCCAGCTTACCTACTGACAGTTCGTCTTTCACGTTGATGTACTCACCGCTCTCCATCCCACCCCCGAACCGCGTGTCTGTGACGACCAGCTTTTTTGTTCCGTTAGATGGTGGGTCTTCGTTGAGTTCTGTCTGAATCTTTTTCTTGAGGATCGTGAAGTTTGAGCACAGCCACACTATCCGGTCTGATCCTGAAACAACTTCTGCACCCTCTTTCTCAACGCCGTCGCGGTTGAGTTGAACAGTCGCCAAGACTGGGAGTTTGAACTTGACGGCAAAGTTGTGTAGTGCCGTGATGAGAAAACCAAGTAGCTGATATTCTTGTAGGTTGTTCTTGAAGCTACCATCATCCATAAGCTTCAGATAATCATAGACGATCAAACACGGCTTTGCTGCCCCACTGCTTGTGAAACCGACCGTCTTGGATAGCCATCGTCTTGCTATCGACATGATAGCGTGTGGCGCCAAGCCAGCTACAGAAAAGTGATCGATGGATAGACCTTCAATGTGGTCCTGACAACTCCATAGCGCCTCGGATTCATGGGGATTGCTGACAAACTTGCCGGTCTCGACATGATCCAGGTCTACGCCAGACACCAAAGAGGTGAGGCGATGCAATTGTGTGTCGCTTGTAAGCTCGGTATCCAGATACAACACTGGGATTCCGTTTTCCGCTACGTTGCGAGCCACATTCATACAGAAGAAACTGTTGTGGCTTATGAACCCGTTAGTAACAAAGCTGTGACCGTCTGGTACGTAAAAATCGCATGTCCATTCTTGCCCAGACGACAAGTCCACTATTGGGTCGAAAAGCAGATGCCTGTCTATTAAATTGTGTATGGCGATATATGCAGGTAGGTGCTTGTATTCAGACAGTACATCCAACAGTTTCTGGACAACATCTCTTCTCGCGAGTCTGGTTCCTCTGATCCATCTGTTGACATTGTCTCGTAATCCATTTATATTGCCAGGGAGAAAATATCCCCGATGCTCGACGATAAGTTTCTTTAACTCAAGTAATGGCAAACGTAGATGAGGAACCGTGTCGTGTTTCGCGGACGGCTTCTTGTCGCACAGTATATCCAGTTTTTCTTGCTTTTTGGCAATACGGAAGCCTATTAGCTGTTTGAAGATTCTGATAGATTCTGTATTTTGTATAGCTACCTCAAAATAGTCACGGGGCTCTGTGTGTCCTGGTGGAATGACATGTTTAGTTTTGGTTCTTGACAGTATGCCCAAATTTAACAACATTGCTTTTAGCTGAATAGCTAATCGTTGTGAATCGGTAGTAGCTGTTACTCCTATGTGTTCGACGCATCCGTCTGCATCAAAATACCCACAAAGCGCCTGTCTCACGACCCCTTCTTTTCCTGTACGCACACTAATTGGGAAAATTTTCTTTCTGTTTTTGTCGTAGAATCCGAGTGATGATATTCGCTTTGCGACATCTGTTCTGTTACACCTTGTGTGGTAGCAGTCTTCTGTACCTACGTCGCCACCATATCTGTGTACGAAAGCTTTGAATTGTTCTCTGCACGTCTCATCTGTGGAAGCTAAGTCAACTATTCTCTCGCCTATGTACCCATCCCCGACTAGTAGGCCCAGTACATATGCGTCATCGTCATGCATCTCCGTTTTTCCCCAGAATCTATCTCCACGGCGACAGACTAAATGATCTCCAAGCTTCAGGCCTTCTGCGTTTCTCCATTTGATTTCTCCATCGGTATCCAAAATCCTGACAGGGTGGTTGGGTGTTGCAGACAGCGTATTCCCGTATCTGGTCGATATTTTTATCACGTTGGCGAATCCATTATTCCACCAATATGCTGGTGTTTTTTGTTCACCATCTTTGCTTAGGACTTTTAAGTCGCCGCAACTAATCTTCCCCTTACTGTTTTTGGCATCGAACATCTCATAGGGCATCAGAAGACCGCTATTTGTCAATACTATTGTGTCGAATGAACCGTGGCATTTTCCCTGTTTTGGTCTTGCTCCCACCACATTGACTGTTGCGGGTCTTAAACCGCCGCCGATTGCTGTGTCCCACGCTGGAAAGCCTGTGGGTAGCCCAATGATGTCTTGAGGTGTTTCTGACAACGTGGTCATCACATTCTTGAATCGTTGTCCAAGAGAGACCACGCCAGCACCCTGTGTCATGATTTGGCCGGTGAACTCAAATATGGGTTCTTCGATTTGACCAATGATGCTATCCACATCTTCCGCACCTGTCACCTTTTTCAGATTGTTTTGGACTGTCTTGGCGGCTAGCCAACCACGACGGGCTAATGACAGTTTGTAGACGGCGACAACAAGAGATCGGATGTTGTCTTTAGAAGAACCGACTTCGTCGATGATGTCACTCAGATAATCAGAATGCTTACCACCACTGGTGAAGTCTGTGTGCCCGAGGATTTTCGCCGCCGCCTGGATGCTTGGTGTGTCGAATGTCTTGGCATCTTCTTTGTGTACTAAGTGTGACAGAATCGTGAAAAGCTCTTGGTTGCAAGGCCAATAGAAGTCTGCGACTCCGATTATGTCTTCGACCTCGAAGAAGCAATCTGCCCCATACGTTGTGATTCCAGCAAGGACTGCTCGCTCCATACCGGAATCTTGCAAGATGGCGTTAGTCTTTGTACCCATTAAGCGAACCTACTCTTCTTTTCCTTGAGACAACCCGGACACTTTTGACCCATCTCACCGCCCTTGCGATCAGACTCGAATGTCTCTCCGCATTCGTTGCACTTGACTTTGTACTTTCTGGCAGCTTGGCGATTTAGCTTCACCTTGTTCTTGTTTGCTTTTGCTGCCTTAGCCTTGTTGCGTTCCACCTCTTCTGGGTCTGCGTCGTTGGTGATTAACTGGGTGCCACCAGTTTCCTTTTGTACGATGGTCCTTTTGTCTTCATCTATCTGGATGGAAGAATCCTCACCGTTTTTGTTTACCGTGGCTTTCTTCTTCTTTTTCTTTTTCCCACCCCCCTTCGGGCGACCGGGCTTTTTCTTCACTGGTTTTTTGGCCGTGTCACAAATCTCTGCTGTCGGTCCATCTAAAACAGAAGATGCAATATCTGCAATCTGTCGGAGTGCATCTCCAGCGCCGTCTGTTGTAGCCATTGTGGTCGGAAGTGGCAAGGCTTTGCCAGTGAGCCGTTCATATCCTTCACAAACAGTTTCCCAGTTCCCTTGTCGTATGCCTTCCGCAATATACTCTATTGGACTCATCGATTGCTCCCTTCGTTATACCGCGATCTCACTAGACCACTGATGCTTTGCCCCACAAGTTCAATCCGACGAGCAAGATACTGTATCCGCTCAAGTCTCAATTCTGCTTGCCGCACCCACTGGTTCAGCCTGGGACGATCATCCCCAAGTAGACGATTCATCACCTGATTAGACCACTTGATGAATGTCTGACATTCGTTGGCTTTCTGTTGCATGAAGAGTGCATACTGAGCCAGGATAATAGCGTCTTCAGACAACTGCACAGACGACCGCTCTCTCATGGTATCTCTGGTGAATCCCAAGATAGTCTCGACTTCGTTATTCGCTGGCTGATGCTGCGGCAATCCCAAGGTCTCGATCCATCGATCAAGTTGATCCTTGTAAACTGCCGTTTCGTCTCCGAGACTACTCATCATAAACCTCTATCAAGCGGAATCCATTGAGTTCGCACCAGTCTCGCTTCTTTTGGTCTACATCTTGCTGGTTGTGGAAATCCTGCTTTGTCTTGTGGAAATGCTTGACATGTTCTGTATGTTGTCTACCATGGCATTCGACCACCAAGTCAAGGGACGGGATAAAGAAGTCCAGGATGAACCCATCTCTCGGTATAGATACTTCCTCAAAGATCACATCGTGAGGATACTCCTGTGATAACTGTTGTCCTACATCATACTGAAATTGCGACTTCGATTTCCCTTTGGTTCGAAGCCGCTTATTGCTGAGACGTAACCTTGCGGTACCACCACTGAGTAGTCGCACTTCCATGTTACACCGGAATATCTTGGCCGTTGAATCTGGTAGTAACACCAACAACGCCATCGTATAACTCACATTGCACTCCAGCTTCGTGCAATACGTCCCATGCATCGGTAATCGATTTGACCCAAGTGGTGTGCTCAGATGCCAACGCCATTAGTTGTGCATGACCCACAACCCGAATGATACCTCCCTGAATAATCGCCTTGGCACATTCAGAACATGCATAGAATGGACAATATAAGGTTGCACCTTGTGCCATCTTTCCATGCTTGGCTGCGTTGAACACAGCGCCATTCTCTGCGTGAACCACCAAGCGATACTTGGTCTCTTTGTCTGTCAGGCGACTTTCGGTTGCGGCAACGCCGGTCGGGAACTTGTTGACGCCATATGTCAGGACATTCCCGTCTGGGCCAACCAAGACTGCACCGTTCTTTGTGTTTGGGTCTGGACTGACTTCGTTCGCGTATTGGTATACATCTTGGAGTATGTCCCTAGCTGTCTCGCTGGTTGTCAAAACCAACGGACGTGGAAGCCACTCTAATCCTTTTGTGATGCTACTCATTTTATTCTCCTGTTGGGAGCACAACATCCCTCACTTCAGTCTCCAGTTGTTTCAGTTTGTCGGGGTTTTCTTTGAGAAAGTTCGACAGTCGTGCAAGCCCTTGAAACTTCGGCGGGTCGCCGTCACCAGCGAACATCGGTATCGAGTACCACGCACCCGCTTTTTCAATCAACCCAAGATTCTCGGCTGTGGTTACGATATCCTTGACAACATCGATCCCGATACCATACCGGAGTGGCAGAACACATGGCAATAGTGGTCGTCCCATAGCAGATGATTGTACTGTGATGTGCATGTCGTGGCCGTCTGGGGCATTGGTTTCTGCATTCCTTTCCCACTGCTGAGTCCAGGTTACTTTGAGCCACACTGAACAAGCATACTGAACCGCTACGCCACCTTTTTCCACATATTTGGGGCCACGGGGCTCTCTATTGCTCATCATTTGTGATATGAAAATCAGGATCACATTCTTGGAATCAACGATTTGCTGAGCACGTCGGAAGAATGCCGACAGCAGCTTGGCTGGTCCGGCCATGTCTTTGTTGGAACCGATTTGCTCTTCCTGCTCCGTCATGGTCGAGAGCGCTGCTATACTATCGACAACGACAACAGCCTTCTCTTGAGTCTTCGCAATACGTTCGATGATGTTGAGATAGTCTTCGGCTGTCAATGGTTTGTCTATCTGGTGCGGCACAACCTGAAGCTTCTTTGGGTCTAACCCCTGGATAGTAGACAAGAGTGCTGGAGTACATCTCTTCTCAATGTTGATGTAGAATGCTGGGCGATCCAATATCTGAGCGTTCCTGAGCAACTCAAGACACAGTGTTGTATTGTGATTCACTATCCCGTTTGCTAAAAATGATTTGCCAATAGGTACACTTAAATCTGCTGTGTGTACAGTATCAATGTCTAATGACGTAACTTGGTCAAAAAACAAATGTGGATCGATCAATAATTCAATCGCTTGATATTCTTTTGTATGTCTATAATCAAAAAATTGGTCAAGCATCTTTCGGACCATATCTCTACGGGCTTTGCGATCCCCCCGTTTCCATCTATTGATAGTTGTTCTCAAGTTGTTCATTGTTTTTGGAAGAAAATATCCGCGATCCGCGACAACTGCTGTTTGTAAAGCGGTTATTGGCTTGTTCAGGTGTGGAACCGTGTCACATTTAGTAGATGATTTTCTGTTACAAAGTGACTCCAACGCTTTTCTTTTCCTTGGGATACGAAAATCAATACAGTCTTTGAACATTTTGATTGATTCAATATTTTGTATACTTATTTCCCAATACTTACGACTCTCTATCTGTCCTGGAGGAATAATGTGTCGTATTCTAATATTCGACAATATTCCTAAATTCATCAAAATAGTCTTTATTTGTATTGCAAGGGTCTCAGAATTTGTTGTAGCGTTTACTCTGCTTTTCTCAACTGTTCCATCAGCATCAAAATACCCAGACAACATATTGCATATGTTGTTAATATTGCATGTACGAATAAATGTTGGTACTTGTTTGTATTTCTTTATGTAAAATCCTTCTCTTAATAGTATCGTCCCGTGTTTTGTAGAGTTGAAATGGTGGTCCTTACCTGCATATGTTAAGACTTTACCACCCCTTCTAGTCACAAAATCGACAAAAGCTTTATAGCAAACAGAATCTTTGGTTGACAACTGTATTCTGCTGGAAGTTATATGACCATCGCCTATCAAAAGACCATAGACATAAGCGTCTCCGTTATCAATTGACCTATTTCCCCATACATTGTCTCCCCTGCGACACAGCAGAATGTCTCCTATTTTAATATCTTGTCCGTTTTTCCATCTCTGAATACCATCATTATCTAGTATCATCAACGGGTGGTTATGTGTGACACTAATGGCCGATCCAAATTTTGTATTGATTTTAACAACATCATCTATTCCATTATCATACCAAGATGATACTCTTTGGACTTCGCCCGTACTAGAAACAACCATAATTTTTGATAACGTTTTCAATTCTTCGAGATTCAATAGTCCGTGATTTGTTACTGCAAAAGTAGTCTTGGAGTCAACGCACTTTCCACTCTTTGGTTTTCCGGTAATCAGACAAATTGTACCATCGGGGATGCCGCCACTCAGGGCAATGTCCAGAGACAATGGTGTGGGTAGTATGTCTCTTGTTCTTGGAGGTAGGGCTTCTGCTGCTGTGGCAATAATGCCTTTACCATGCATCCTCGTTAGAAAGGCATCGAGTGACTCGTCTGCGATCTTGGGTTTTCTCTTAGCCATTCTCTGCTTCCCTTATCTTTGCCAAAGTGTTCTTTTCACCAGTGTCTACGAACGTGGAGTTCTTCTTTGTGTCGATGGGTGCTACCGGTTGTGTTGTGGCCAACGACGCCCGTTGTTCTACTAGGTGCTGTCTTCTTCGCCGAGTGAATCGCACCACCCTCTCTTTGGTTTTCTTTGCGACAAGCGCTTTGATGCGATATTCCTTGATGATCTGGACCAATGCCGTTTGTGTCAGGGTGTCGGTGAGATCGAGTTCTGCGCCGAGATTCGCGACCCCTCGCACCTCTCTCCTGTATTTCGGTGACCAGTAGCTTTGATCAGACCAAAACCGTGGACCGATCTTGGGATTGGTGTTGAGACACACTAGCTCGATGATGTAGTCGCGGAATGCCACATACAACCCCGGAGTTGTCGGGGATGCATACGGATGCTTTTCGCTTTGTGGTTGACGCCTTGCTGTCATTGAGTAGTCTGTATCACAAAGAAGCCAGCGCTTTCGAGTGTTCTTTCTTCTGTAAACGAATGATCAAACTTTGCCTGTCGGTACCAAGCCACATTGACCATCTTCCCGTCGTAATAGCCTATGCCAAGATAGTTGTATTGAGAACCACCCCAAACAGCGTGCTGTTTCTGTCCGAAGAAATACCCCTTCTGGCCGGGGGGCATTTTGACATCGATTCTATTCGGAGCCTGTAGTCGGACTCCTGTGATAGAAACGTCAGGATTCTCTTTCAACCATTGAGCGAGTCGAGCCCAAGCATGTCTTTGGTTTGGTCGGTTATCCTGAATGACCGTGCGACCATCAGACAACGACGCTAGGAATCGTATCTTCGGCGTATAGGGCACAACCACAAATGACACTAAATTGTCATTGACTGTGTTACTCATCACTCGTTCCCTTTTCCCCAGACTTGGCTCCGAATGGAGAACGATCCAACTGTTCATCGGCCCGCATCGATTCGCTCGGAGTCATAGCATGGACACCCTTCCCCGCGTCCAACGCCTTGTTGCGATCACCCGGCTTGATACACATGACGCTTCCGCCCATCGGATTGACAGGGAGCGTGTCTTCCTCAACAGCCTCGAACACCGTATCCTTTGCCACAAAAGCGTCGAGCTTTGCTGTTGCAGTTTCAATGAATGCTTGCCGGGTCTTTGTCCCTTTGCGACCCAGATTCACAGTAGAGCCTTCTAGAAATGCCAAAAAGTCTGCCTTGAACTCATCGAACGTCATTGCGGAATCTCCGTTGTGCCAAGAGATACGGTGTTCTATTCTTGCTGCGAAGGAAAGTAGTGTACTGCTGATAACACTCTTGGCTACACGTTCTCAGCTTCCAAAACAATCCACCACGTTCTCTGTCTCGCTTATGTATGCTGTTGTTCGCATCCAACGGATCGAATAGGTCGCCCTCATTAGAAGCAAGTACCAGATATCTCTCTCCAGACCATCGGGCTAAAACGTCGAAACTTGGCTGCGCACCCTTTTCGACTTCGTGGGGTGTACCGTTGATGTCAACAGCAATCACTTTCATTTTCGCCACGCCTTAAACAGCACGTCTGCCTCTGGAGCGCCTATGGTGTCGTCGGCAACATCGAACGCCATCTGGTCGCTCGGGGCACCAGGGTAGAACGTCCCAGGTACCTGCTTGACATAAGAAAAGCCTTCGCAGATGCCGCACTTGACAGCCACCCTCGTAAGGACTTGAGCCTTGACATCCCCGCTGACACCCGCTAGCTGCAAGCAAAGCAATTTCTCGCCACAATCGGCACATTCAAGTTCGACGACACCCTTGTTTTGCAGACCCTTCAATTCCTTGTCGTCAGCACTGACCTGATTAGCACGTAACTCCTGCTTGTCCATCAGTCTACCTTCCCTTCCTTAATATACCTCACCGGGTCTTTCAGCACGTCTTTATTGACGGGACCATCTCTCCAGGGAGGTATCTCACCCTTGTTCTTTCCTTCGCCAAGCCGGTCTAGTTTCTTGGGAGTTTTCTTCGTCGTGCCACCCCTGCCGCCATAGCATGGATTTTCGGTGCCCCTGACGATCACAGCACTACCCATGCCAATCAGCTTGATCAGCTTAGGTTCGTGACACTCAGGGCACTCCGCAAGCGGCTCAGCCGACATAGCATGGAACGCCTCAAGCTCATGACCACACGCTTCGCATTTGTAGTCGTAAGTTGGCATACCAAGTATCTTCCTTAAATTTGAGCCGCAGCCTTGATACCTTCTCGGGTTCCGCCTGCGTCTCGGACAGCTTTCGCCGCAAATGGCGCAAATGCGGTCTGGACCCCGTATTTGGGGCTATCGATTCGGATTGCAACATCGTCCCCGCGTTTCCACGCCATATTCTTGCCGTCCAACAACTCGCATTCCACCATACCATTTCCTCGTACCTTATTATACCTCCGAATCTGGCTTTTGTTCCGCGAAAGTTCCTCTTTTCTTGGCGAAGTGACCAAGATTCTTTCGGTCCTGCTCGGTAAACGGACCACCGTTAGACACTTCGGCCTTCAGTTGCTCTTTGATTGCCTGTACAGCTTCCGGTGAACGTTTCCCAACCTTCTGCACAGCACACGTCAAGAGAGTCAACAGGCTACCTCGTTTCATAAACGCTCGGATCAGCAAGAAACCAGCCCCGATGAAGATCAAAGCTATGACACCGGTTCCGACCACCACCCAGCCAGCACCACCGTAGTTGATAGTTTCCGCTTGCACGCTTTTTCGCCAGACGGATAGTTCCTCAGCAAGCTGTGTCGTCTGCTCGATCTTGTTGTTGATTTCGTCTACCTGCTCAGCAACCACGGTATTATCGGCCTTCTGCTCGACCACCTTCTCAAGCTGCCCCATGTCATTACGTATACCCTGAATCTCAGTCTTGACCGCTTCAGGTGCTACGCACCCTGGCACGACACAAAAGAGTAGGGCTAAGACCGCTGCCGCAAGTCCTTGCGATGCCGTTTTCGTTTTTGCTTTGAACATTTTCCTTTCCGCCTTTCGAATACTTCGTTCACCAAAGCATCTGCTCGTTTGTTTTTTCTCCGTGGCACCCACTTGATTGTGAAATCCTCAAGCTGTTCTAATAGTTCGAGTACGCGATTACGATGCCTCTTGAGTTCTGGTTTGTTGACCTTGAAGGCCTTGGTCACCTGCTTTACAACAAGCTGGCTATCTCCAATGATGTGGATGATGTCAACTCCAGTTTTGAGACTCCCTTGCAGACCAGCTATCAACGCACGATATTCGGCGATGTTGGATGTGCCTGTGCCGCACGTCCGATGACCAGATGCGATCACCTCACTTTCGTCGTCCGAGTTGCAGAGAAGCCATCCATACGCCATGATGCCTTCACGAATTCCTCCGTCAAAATACAAAGTAGCTTCCATCAAAACGGAGTTTCCCCCTCTCCGACCTCAGTCTTTGCTCCCTCACACATATCCCTGAAGAAACATCTTGCGCAGGCGTGCTCATTGTCTGTCCGTTTGAAGTAGGATGGATCATCTTTGTGTTCAAATGCTTCTGTTAGCAATGGGTACTCGCTACGAATGATACCAGCCTGCCGCTTCATATGTTGCATGGTAACATTGAGATGGGGCGTTGCCCGTTCTCCCAGGTCTGCGTATGCCGCTAGGTACACCGGGATGATTACGATATCTTCAGGCTTCTTTGCCCACCCCTGTTTCATAGCGTACATAGAATAGGTGACCAATTGATCGATCACACTTTCGCTAACACGACCTGTTTTCCAATCCAGTAGATACACCTTACCCCTGTATCGGAATCCGCAGTCGATCTTTACTGTAACCTCTTCCCCTGTGTTTAGTCGGAATTTCTGGAAATCTTCGAGAGTTAGCCAGTCGTCTTTTTCAAGGCCCTGTAGAATTTTGAACAAAGGCATGTCACAGAATGCCTTGAGGGATGCCAATACCTTCTGTTTGAATGAACTTAGCCGGTCCTTTTCAATCTCTTCCTGGTAGAAGTGTTCGGCGAGATTGATATTCTTCTTAGGGCTTCCTTGCCATCTCTTATCAACCGATTGTTTCCAACCTTTGCGAAGAGCTCGAACGCCAGCGTGTTGTGCCTGTTCTAGTGTGCACCACTGTCCGGTGTTCCGACCGGTGGTAATCACATCTTCGATCACATCGTGAACAATAGACCCAACCCACATTGGCATATTGGTCATATTCTTGAGAGTGTAGGCTCTCTGCTTCTCCTGTGGAGCACTAGCAAGCCATCCCTCCCAGGCCTGAAAATATGTGAGGAAATATCTCCACATACATTCACGAAGGCATTTGACCCTGGACTCACTCCAGGCGTATGTAAGTTCGATTTTCTTACCCACTTTGAAGTCTCTCGCCAATTCCATCGCGGTTCAAGTAGTAGCCCCGGTCCCAGAACGGGAAGAACTCGGGTGAAAATCTGGTGATGCTGCCTTTGATGTCCTGCTGTAGTGTCACGATGCAGAAGCCGACGTGGGCAGCAAGCTTACGCTTACGCATGAATCTTGTCTGGTCCTGTGTGCAACCAGCCTGGACACAGTGAACATTGCGGGGGAAGCAATTACCAGTTATTGTGATTTGTCCATTTTGTTTCATAACCCACGTGCCTAGATCGGTTGTCGGACACCATGTTCGTTCATTGGACGATTTTATCAGAGATTCTCGTATACGATAATCTCTGTATGGTTTCTGAAATAATGAAGTTCTTAATGTTTGTGAATCTTGAATTAGATATGGTTTTCCAGTAGCTATCCCTTCCATAAATGCTGCAAGAGTAAATGCGTCGTTTACTGGTCCGGCATTTTGAGCAAATGAGAGAGTTTTATGAGCCCTTGTTCCTTCTCCTACCATCAATCCAAAAACAAACGCTTTTCGTTCTCCAGAAGTCATTCGGAGGACTCTATCAATAGCTAATTCTTTGTCTAGGAAATCTGAATATTTGAATTTTCCAATTCCTGAACCATCAGGACCATGTGCCGCTTGAATCAGATTGGGCCTAGTATTATCAGCTTTTGGCCCTACGTCGCTCATTGGAGCCAAGAACCTTTTTCCATTTTGTTCCCAAACCCATTTATGATCCGGGGTACAGTTTACTGCAAATTTTGCGTTTTCATAATAGTCAAGCTGCGTTGGTGGTGTAATATTGATATTTCTCAATGTTGTCCACTCTAGTTTTCCTGTCTCTAGATTATATCCCAGAACACGATTTCCCCTTTTAATATTGTCATACCTTTTCCATCCGTGTTGGGTAAGTATTTCTGAATCCAAGCTTACACAGTATTCTTGTTTGTGGTAATGGCCGATGATACAAACTGCGGGCTTTTCTCCACCTTGGAATGATTCGACCAACTTCTGGCTAGCGTACGAGAATGCGTATGAACTACCACCACCGGCATGGATCACTTTGACAATAGCCTTGCCTTCGGGGGCCTTCAGTTCAAAGTCGGCCTCCATGTATCCCATATACACAAGGTCTTCTCGGCCCTGTGCCTGTGCTTCAAGCATCAGAAAGCGACCAAACTCGATCCCTTCTCTCTGTTGGAACCAACCCTCGTGGTCGTCTCCGTCAACAAAGTAGGTTTTGATACCTGGGCGAGCAGGCCAGTGATCGATGGCGTACTGACATTGATCTGCGATACCGTGTGCCAGGAGTTCGTGGGTATTGAAACGACATTCACCGTCGATATAGTTGCCTGGACAGAATACTGTAGTGATACCTCGTGCTGCGAACTCATCGTAGGCAGCATTCATGACATCCAGTCTCTCTGCTTTGCTGCATAGGTGCATATCTGCAATAACACCAAACGAGATTGGTTTGTCGTGGAAGTGATTTGCGATAACGATACTACCGCTCGACTGTTCAGCAGATTTGCCTAGCTGGACTGTGCTGCCTCGTCTCTGAATGATGTATCCGCGCTCTTCCATGTCGTCAACAACAGCCATCACATCTTCTTCGGTAGAATGCATCTTCTCCGCAACCTTGGCCGCTGTCGTAGCTTTCTTGATGCGCCTAGCCACTTCCGATCGAAACAACGGGTCGCTCGGATCGATGCCAACCTGTGGGATTCCAGCCATGATCGTTTCAGCCTGGGTGATAAGCTTCCTTGCCTTCCAGACCGTCACCCCTAATTCGCTGGCAACTTCTTCTCGAAGAACGCCAGCGCTACCTGTTCGGTTGTGAAGCCGAATAAGCCTAATAACTTCCTGAGTCTGCTCGTCTAGTCTGGGTTTATCCTTAGCCATCTAGCTACCACCTTTCGTTGTCTCACACGCACCACTGGGGCAATCGTTGACAGCCGCTTCCGCTTCCATTTTCCCAAGGTGTTGTTTTGCTTCAGATAAGGGCACAGGGACCAATGGTGATTCGCCCTTACTTCCATCCCGATACACGGTTATCCCCTTCAGCTCGCCAATGTATTGTCTCATCTCTTTAGACAACTGATCTACAGGGTGATCGGTTGGTAGGTTCACAGTCTTAGAGATAGAGTTGTCTATGTGCTTTTGACAAATTGCCTGCATAGCTAGGTGAGCTTCTGGCGTAATGTCATGAGCGCCCTGGAAGTGTTTCGTAGACTTACGGGATTCTAGGAATTGCTTTAGTAGTGGATGTACCACAACCTCAACAGCCCTATCCCTTTTACTATCGTCATGCATATCCTTGTGTTTGTTGAAACGTCTTTCATAGACGGGTTGGAACAATGGTTCTATTCCAGAAGAGCAACCTGCGACAATAGAGATTGTTCCGGTGGGCGCTATGGTCAACAAAGCACAATTGCGCAACCCATGTTCTTTGATAAGCCGATGATGTCTGCGAGGCAAACACTTCTTTACAAATCCAGTTTTGATATGCTGGTCTACATCGAATGCGTGGAACGACCCCTTTTCTATTGCCAAGGTAATACTTGCATGGTAAGCTTGTTTCTTCACGAAATCCATTACCTTGTCAACAACTTCTCTCGCCGCCTTGCTTGAGTATTTGAGTCCCAGTTCGAGCAGCATGTCGTGCAACCCCATGACACCCAGGCCAACCCTGCGATACTTCTGACACGTCTCCTGGATGATCGACATTGGATAGTTGTTCTGATCTAGAACGTCATCCAAGAATCGCACACTCATGGCTACAGTTTCTTCGAGCAAGTCCCAATCGATATCACCATCGACTACGTGGGTGTGTAGATTGACCGCACCAAGACAACAACAGTCGTAGGGGGGCATCCAAATCTCACCACATTGTCCCGTAACAACTCCGTTAACCACGATACAATGGTGACTCGGTTGATTTAGGCAATATACATCTTCAATTCCATCTTTCTTAATTGATTTGATTTTTGTTGTAAATCTTTCCGGCTTTCTGCACTCTCTTCCTCTCTGGTCTAACAATTGAGTGAGTTGTTTCTGTTTGTCTCCTGCAAAACCAATAAGCTCTTCAAAAACAATCGCATTTGGTCTATTGATTATCAGTTCATATTGTGTTTTACATAAGAACGGTTTAAGACCACCATGGCCATCTGGCAAATTTCTATACTGCTGATCCCTTCTCTTGTATACGCTGGATACTATGCCAAAATTGCCAAGAAGAATTTGCACATCCTGTAACAGTAGAAAATTGCTTTGAGAAAGTCGAACAGAAAGAGTTCCTTTAGTACCGCGATCCTTCAGTTGAACAGAACCGCCAGCCTGAAATAGTCCTGCCAGATATCCCTTCACCAATTCTCTCGATCCTGACCAAACTAATTCTGGGACACGATTCTTAAACACTTCAATATCTGCGCAAAATTTGTTGTAAAAATATCTAGATAATCTTATTGATGAAATACGTCTTTTCCCCGGTTCTGAACATTTTCTGGACACCACGGGGCCATAATTTCTTGTCGTCTGTGTGAGTTGTCCATCGGCTATTTTGGCGTTAACAAAGTCTAAAACTTTATCACACAATTTGTCTTCATTCCAATAGTCTAGACACATTTGGATACCATGGTCGGTCTTCGCTGTCGTCCCATCTCCTGTAAACGATCCAATAATCAATCCATCCCCATAATCACCGACACACCCCCAGGCACCTTCTCCGGATTGTAGATATAATTCACTTCCAGCCCCAAGCATTTTCAATGGTCTACGACCTGTAGGTGTGATAAATTCATGGTATTCCGTACATCGTATCTTATGACCATGAGACGTAGTAAGTGCATATATTTGCTGCTGCTTACCCGTTTTCTCAACTTGGCTTGCGGGTCGTATGGTAGTACCCTGTAGGACAGAACTGATACATCTGTCATCAGTAGTTACCTGAATGTTCTGCACACCGCCAGTATCTGCTAAGGTTTTAAGTTGAAGCATTCCTTGTCCGGTGTGTAACCTCATTTCGCCGGTAAAACATGGATTGGTGCTAACCAAATCGTGTCGGTATGAGACAGTGTTCATCGTATTGGCTAGGCCGATGTTTAATACTCCTGGGTCTCCACTCTCCCAAGCGTTGTGTACGATCTTGTCCCAGATGTCCTTGGCAGCAACCCTGCCACGTTCCTCACCCTGCCACCTGAAAACGACCTCCCCTTCTTCGTCTAGCAACTTCAGGAAGGCGTCGTCAATACAGACTGAGATGTTGGCGTTGCTTAGCTCACCCTTGTCGAGTTTCGCTTCGAGGAATTCCATCAGATCGGGGTGGTCGTACTTGAGACAGAACATTAGAGCCGACCGCCTGCCGCCACCTTCTCGTAGCTCGTTACACACCGCATTGATGCACCTCATAAGAGATACAGCCCCGGTGGCTTCACCACCGGTACCTCGGATTGCCGAGCCCCGTGGTCTGACTCTTGAGAAATTGAGCCCTATACCACCACCGGTTCCAGAGATGATAGTCACTGCTCGCAGTGCGTCTCCCCACCCCTCCCTGGAATCAAGGTCATCTGTCCACACAAAACAATTGCCTGTCAAATAACACCCTTCTTCAACAACGAATGTATGTGTGTCCGATTCTTCACAGCAAAAAACTTCTTCAAATCTATCTGTGGGCTCAACGCCAACAACTTTGACTGAATGTCTGTTGCGTTTTTTTTCTGCCGTTGTAGCAAAATTATCTCTATGCTTATTCTTCAAAATAAGCTTGTTATCTTGTTTTCCTTCATTGAAAAATGATTGTTTTGCAAAAGTCAATTTATATAAAGTAGATGACTCCCCATTGAATGGATTCGTGTCACGATCCAATTTAATAGAAGATGTTGCTATCCCGACCTCTGCACATATCCTACGTATTTGTCGTATGGTCTCTAGGTCTTTGTTATACCCCATCACCATTCCTCGGGAATCTACACATCCATCAGCAGCAATCCATCCAGCGACAAAGCCTCGTAAATAGTCTTGAGTCTCATCTATAATGCACGGCAGTTTCTTGAAACTTGCTGGCAATTTAGTTGCTACAGTGGCATTGATTGAAGGCCAGTGTGTAATGTCATTGAAATGATCTTCAACTAAATGTTTGCTATTCCCGAACTGTGGCATTCTAGATAGTCTGTCGTTACAGTATAAAGAGCCATCGCCAAAAACAAGACCATGCCTGATTCCCTGTTTGTATTCACCCTCATTTTTGATTTCAAAACTATCTCTGTGTTGGACCAAGAGACAATATGCCCCCCTCTTATTGTCTTCCCCCATAAGCTCTGTGGTCTTTTTCTTTACAATGCCAAAACCTTTTTTAGCTACTGGCCATTCATGTTCGGCTGTTGCAAACAGTGTATCTCCATTCTTGAGCGTAATCTTATATAGCTGTTGCACACCACCAGAAAACCACACAGCGTGCCGAAAGACACCGTCGTTCGACAGAACGTCAGCGTTGGTCCCAGCTAACAGTTTGATTGGTATCAATCCATACTCTTTTGTGTGGACAAGGGTGTCCCCCTGTAGGCAGTTGAGCATTTGCCCGCGCTGACGGCCAGCGCCTCTCCAGATACGACCACCTGGAGAAAAACGATTCGTCTGCAAGATATCTAAGAACCTAGCAAAGTATTCATCACGCTTGGTCCCCATTTCTGCATCAGCAATCGATCTGGAGACTCTTTCACAAGCCTGCCCAAACGTTTCTTCCGCATGGATAGCATACCTATCCCGGAAAATTTGCAGAGCGAATCCATCTGGATCGTATACTGCTATACTCACGAAGCCTCTCCCCCTTCTATCTGCATACCCCCCGCGTTCCCGTGGGTCTCAAATGTTGGCTGATCTGTACCGGGTTGCTGTGACAAATACGACGTGACTAGAGTCCTAAACGGTTCTATGAAGTGGCTGCGATATTGTTGCTGTGCAGCATACGAACGAGAATCTGCAATACGTAGAGCGAACCAGTTGTCGATATTGGTTGGTCCGACATCTGCTACAAACTTGCGGATTGTCTTTTCCCTAGCGGCGTTGCCGACATCATACATGTGCATCGTTATCAAACGAACAACCCTGTCGATGATATCCGGTGATGCTTGCCATTCTGTAAGTTTGGCCTCAGCAATGTTGGCCGACCCTATGGCGTGACCTGGGAATCTAGGCAGGGAAGGATCATCCATTGGCTGCACGTCACACTTACCCAAATCGTGGAACAGGCCAGACAACAAAGTGATGGGGTTTTTGGGTGTGATCAAATCTATGACCGACATCGTGTGTTCCCAGACAGACTGACCATTCCTCTGGATGACTAGACGGGTGCTCTCTAGTTCTGGGAACTCCCCATCTGGAGTCGCCCAGTAGTCGCTAGGCAAGCCACCCGCCTGCATCCCAAGAATGATCGCGTCTACTGTTTTCATGGACAGGTTACCGAATTCTGGTCAATGAAATCCATTGCGACTCCGATCGAGATGGCGTGTGATAAGTGTGGAATAATCTGACCGTTGCCAGCTATAACAACACGGAATGGGATTCCTATCATATAGTAATGTCCTTCGTACTTCTTGAATAATCCGCCACCGCTTGATCCTGGGGTAATCTGGGCTGTGTTGCCGTAGATGACCCATTCTTTCTCTCCATTGTTCCCCGTGATTATCTGTGAAACAATGCCAGTAGTTGGCGATGGGGCTCTCCCAAGTTGACATCCGATTGCGAATACCTCATCGAAGACACGCACTTGGTCTAACATTTCGTTGTCGGCCAGTCTTGCCACAGCCAACTTTTGCTCAGTAAAAAACGACAACAGCGCTAAATCGTATTGCATGTCTTCTGCCACCACTGTTGTAGTATATTGGAACCAATCTCTCTTCTCGTGATCGAAGGCAATGACACCGCAACCAGTATCGACTCTTTCTGCCCTGACTTTGCCGGTTAATGAATCGACCGCATGTAGAATAGTAACGAACCTACTGTGTGTAACATGTGCGTTGGTCAGCACGATATATCTGAACATTCCATCTGTGTCAGTCTCAAGGCATTCAATAATGGTCCCGGAGCCACTCCCCTGACGTGTTTGTACAAGGACCGTAGTGTCCCGCATTTCGTTTTGTTTGAGTGTTATCTCGTCTACTACTGGTGGTAAAACTTCCGTCTCTACTGTTTCTTCGACTGCTGTTGATCCTGCATCGACCACTGTAGTTTCCTGTGGAGGATTTTCACCACGCCCATCTTGGGTTATGGCCACCGACCCTACACAGAAAAAAACCACCATAATTGAGACGAGGCAGGTTTTCCACCTACTCATAACATCGCACCCCCTTCAGAAAAAGAAAGTGAGGCGACCCCCGACCGAGAGCCGCCCCACATGATTTGTTCGACTACCCCGCGAATTCTTCTACGGCGGCGAGTGCGCCGTCGATGGCTGAAGACACAAGAGCAACGATCAATTCCTGATCTTCCGTGATATTCAGATCGGCGGAATTCAGATACCGCTCAATCACATCGATGATGGTTAAACCGTAAACTTGATACTTCTGTGGGAGCTTTACGCCCACAAGCGCCCGAGCGCCGGTAAAGTCTGGCTGACCGGGCACTGCCAGAAGGTCTCGCAGGGCAACCAGATACCCCTTGACTAGTTCCACATCCTCCGCTGGCATCTTCGCCTCGGTCAAGGCGATTCGAGTCGCCAGCTTTGAGAACATGTTGATACCGGCCTTGAGCTTGGGAACATTGTCCTGCCACCCGCCACCGCCACCCCCGAGCGTAGCACAACCCACCATAGGTAGCGACATGGCTACCAACAATACCGAAACGATCCACCACTTCTTCATTTTTCCACCTTCCTGTTCATCGGGAGACAACAGACCCGTTAGAGGTTTATACACCGTGGATCAGTCACTCGACTGATCTCTTTGCCATCTTTCACGACGCTGATCCTTGGCTTGTTTGTTTTCGTTTCCCTCTTTTTGACGACCGTATTTCCAGGTGCGCCTTGGTCGGCGAGGCCCGTCTTGCTTGACAACTGAACGGTCGATCTGGTAACACTCGCCACACTCGGTTCGACCCGTCTTGGGATTCGTGTGGGTTTCTTTACACGCCCCCTGGCACTTCAACTGGTGTCCCCCGCCGCAGGCACACAGATCGATACCAAGCAATATCTTCAGTCGCTCAATCTTTTTCTGCTCTCTCTTCTTTTTGTCGCAACCTCTTTTATCTGCCACGACTTACTCCTTCCCCGTTTCACATTTCTGTCTCATCTTGTCGATCGCCATACTCTTTATGCGACAGACAGTAGATGGGACTATCCCTTGGTCCTGGGAGACTTCTCTCATAGTCTTTTCGTCGAAGAACAACCCAGTTATAACAGCACGCTCTTCTTCGTTCAGACACCCCATCAGTTCCTCGACCATCATGTGTGTGTCTGCGTCACGGTTTGGCCCCGCTAGATGAGACATTGCCTCCAACGACAACACCTGAACCCTTTTTGCCCTCTGTTCTGCGTCCCGCATATGCCTAAACCTACCAGCCAGCCTACCGTGGAAAAACGTGATAAATGAGCCGCTGCGACGGTAGCAGATCATACATTTGAGCAATTCTTCTTTGGCGCAAGCCTTCATATCATCGATTTGCGCATCGTCAGTCCCTATTTGGAACGCTAGCTTCTGTATCAACGGAACATACTGGAGACAGGCTGCGTCGAAATAAGCTTTGGTTATACGGCGTTGCCGTTTCATCATTTGCCAAATCCTTTGTTGAGTTTCTGTTCCATACGTGGAGTCCAGATGCCGTCAACCAAACCTATCTTCATAGCCTGCTGTGGCGACATCCACTTTGTTTGATTCATCAGTTCCCTCAACTGCTTAGCAGTTACCTTCATCCTCCGTGCCAGGGCTGTGACTTTTTTGCGGTAGTCCTCTTCGAGATACCCGGTCATCTGACCATGCCGCTCAATTGAGTCGGGAGCATTATGAATGATTATCGAGTGCAGCATAAGGGATGAGTTCGGAGTAGAATACCGGTGACCCTTCTCGCCAAATGCGGCAATCATCGCCGCCATAGAGTGTCCCTGCCCACGGACAATGGTGTGGACTGGACAACGACACGCCAACATCTGGTCTATGATGGCGTACCCAGAAGCAAGACATCCACCAGGGCTGTTGATGTACATATATACTGGATCAGGTCTTAGAGAGAATAGCTGTAAGTAGCTACATATATGTGCAGACGCTATCTCATTGATCTCTCCAACGACCAACAGACGGCGAGTTCTCACAAGAAACTCTTCGATTATTTCGTCTAATTGGATCGGCACAGCCGGTTCCGGCTCGACCTCTAATTCCGTTTCGGGCTCGCAGTTGCTTCTTCGTTTCTTTGTGTTAAGCTTCATTCTCTCCCCTTCCAGCTTCTAGCCCCGATTGACTCTGTCAATGATTGCGATACCGACCAACCGTGATTGAGTCGCCATAGAATTATTTGATGTGAAAGCCCCATTTCTTTTGCCCATTCTTGTAAGCATTTAGTTTTTCCACGAAAAGTGATCATGTGGTTGTTCCGTCTATTTCGGTTGTTTATTTTTGATGTTGTCCATTGACAATTTGGGGGATTCCCCATGTCCTGCAAAAAGTTTTCAAATCTCAACCATCTGATACAAACAGAAATTCCTCTTCCACCATAGTTTTGATAAGCACGGTGACTACTGTTTGTACATCTTTGAATCATGTCAGCCCATGCTCGATAAATTTTTGAATTCACACGTTTTGTTGCATGTCCATGTATGATTCTGGAACAACCACAGCTTTTTGTTTTACCATTTCTCAAATCACTCCCAGTTATCGACACAGCCACAGATATTTTCCCCATTTATTTTTGCCAACCATCTTAATTACCAAAAGTTGGCCAAATTTCTGTCCAGTTATATCAATTGATTTCCGCATGTTTATCGCCAAAAGGATGACAAGATTGATGTATTTGTTTCAATCTGTCGTGGCTTATAGATAAGTATGTCTGCGTTGTTGACAAGTGTCGGTGACCCAACAAAACCTGTATGAGTTCCAGGTCTACACCACGATTCATCAGTGATGTAGCACAACTTCTACGCAACATGTGGGCTGTGGTGTGTTCGACACCCGCCCGACGAGAAAAAGACACCAGCATGTCGCTGACAGCACGGCGGGTTATCCGCTGACCATTTGATTTGACGAATAAAGCGTTCGTCTCAGATCGTCGTTCTTGATCGATGTATGCTTGGATTGCATCTGCGCATTCGGGGGTTGTGGGGACCATCCTTTCTCGGCCCCCTTTCCCCCTTACTCTGATCACCCTGTTTGACAAATTGACATCGGGTAAACTGAGGCCGCACAATTCCGAAACTCGCAGCCCACTGTGATACATGGTCAGTATAACCGCGACATCCCTGCGAACGTTAGTGGTTCTGCATACGGGTAGACGCTTTTCCACGGCGGCCACAAGAGCATCCACGGCTTGAGAGTCCAAGGCATCGGGAGTCCTCCTACTTACACGGACAGAATCGATCTTTTCCAGGGTGTTGGGGTCGAGAAGACCCAGGCTGATGAGATGATGACACAGACATCTCACGGACATACACTTTCGCCTCACCGTGGCAGGCTTCAGCCCACGTCTGTTGAGATGACTTACGAAGGTTTCGATTGATTGGGCAGTCAATTCTTGTGCCCCGATAAAATCCAGGAATTCTCGTGCATCTCTTGTATACGCAACTAGTGTTTCTTGAGATAATCCTAGTTCTGTTAATATATAAGTTTGGAATTTTTTAATCATGATAAATGCTTCCATGATTCTTTTCGAAGAAGACTGGTTATCGCACTTTTACTTACACCGTAAAGCTTAGCGAGTTGTCTATGGGAGATATTACCACAACGATATGTTTCACGAATTGCAACAACCCCTTCCTCTGTCAGCTTAGCTTGTCCATTTCGCTTTCCCTTGCATGTCATATCATGTTTATTCATATCGTCTTTATTTTCTTTACTGGTTCCCCATTGTAAATTTTCCAATTGGTTATTGATTTTATTACCATCTAGATGACGACATTCCATATCGGGAGGGCATAGTCCAACAAATGCTTCCAATACGAGACGATGGACCTTTCTAGTGTGTCCCTGTTCGTTGCGATATAAATTAACTTGGAGATAACCCTTCTGGTTTGGCCATGGTTTAAGTCGCTGCCATTTTTCCTTAATTTTTCGTTTGCTCCAGACCGATCCGTCATCGCCAATCCGATAGCCATCAAATCCTTGGATATTTTTGAATTTAGTCGTCATGTCCTCATTCATTATACGTCCAACTCCTGCGATTGTTCCACACATTCTCGTTTTTTTTCTTACACCCGACGATGCGTGGACTCGACACCCTCTGTGCCGTCTTCGAGCTTGACAATCCCCAATCCGTGGGCAAACAGGGGTGCTTTGTCCTGTAGGATGCGGCACACCTTGACAGCAAGAGCACGAATTTCAACATCCGCTGCCGGGTTGGCGCGAAGTTCGATCAGATGGCGAACAGCCCTGGCGTTCATGCTGACGACAATCTTGGTCTCAGTCGCGTTCGGCAGAACCGACCGTGCGGCCTGACGAGCCTTCTTGCGCCGCTCAAGCCCACTTTCGATGTCACTGTACATTGCCGACAACTTGCCTGTCAGCTCCTCGTAAAGCTGCCTTGACCGCTCGCAGTGCTCTACCCACATTCGGTAAGCGTCGGGATCGGTATTCGCCAGTTCTTGGATAGCAGGCGGGACGATGAAGGCGACGTTAGACGAATCCACGTACCGTTGGCTCAACTGAGAATACGACGCGATACGATGACGAACCAACTCGTGGGTCAGACTACGAGAGATGTTCCACATGGCGAAATTGAACGTGGCGTGCTCGATACACGCACCATGCCTAACTTCGATCAGATGCTTGATGTGTTCCTCGTGAGACCTTCCCTTTGCTGTCTCGCCCTGCTCCGGCCAGGACTGGTAGCACATGCGACCAGCGAATTCAACGAGCCACTCTCCGTCGTCATCGCCGAGACTCATCATGGATTCGAGCTTCTCGGTAAGCTCTGGCCATTCGTACCCATGCTCATCGAGGAACTCCATAATCCCATCGATTTCCAGCACCGGTTTTCCAACCAACGCAACTCTCGGTTCAGTGACAAAACTCATTCTATTCTCCCTTGATTTCATAGGCCAGCTTGACACCGCTGAACTCACTCGGCAAAATCACAGCAAGTTGATCCACGACCCTCTGTCTCAAATCCAGGGCCATGTCCAACACGACTTTCAACTCGTTTGGTTCTACTGTCTTTGATGTGCGATGTGGAAACATCAGCTTCAGCAACCCAGACCCTATGCGGACTAGGGATCGCTGATTCCTCTGGGACATATCTCCAAAACACACGTTCTCTAGGATGGCAGGCGCATAGTTCCTGTCCCTCATGCGGTGCATGATCTCACTGACATAATCCGCCATGAACCCAAGCCCCTTGGCAAGTTTGGATTCTCGTATCTGCGGTATCTCCCATCCTGGAATGAATCCATGCACACGGTCAAGAAAAGCCCGATCCTGATTGACTGCTTGAGGCAGTGGGGCGAACAAGCTTCGATACCTGGCTGCGACAGCCTTCTTCGTTCGATCGCAATCGATATTGCCAGCGAACATGATAGAACAACCAGACGCAAACTCTGCTGTTCCACGACCGAATCGACCGCTGTTCATAAAGTCCTTCAGCATATCGATCAAGTCACCCTGCCCAGACCATTTGTTGCCGTTACGTCCGCTAGCGAATTCGTCGAACATGACAACATCACGATACCCAACAAGACCAAGTTGACGCCTCAGCTTGTCATAGAAGAGAGAAGCAACCGTAGTCTGGCCACCAGAGACAACGAAGCCGTGAGAACTAAGAGACTGGTAAGCAAAGGTCTTCCCTGTTTCTGGCGGGCCTAGCTCACAGAGGTTGACGTTGGCTTCGATGAACGGAACCAACCTGACCATGTACAACAGCTTCTCTTGGCGAGAAAGACACTCTGGATCGAAACCTATGCTGGTAATCATCAGATCGAGCCATTCGTCGTCGGTGAACTGTTCACGACGCTTTACCCAAGTATCCAGGCTGATGCCCGTGATCTGCATGGGGCGGAACTCTGTTACCAGGAATGGGTACAGCTTCTTCCTCATGACGTAAGATTCATCGTACACGATTTTGAAAACACCCCACGCCCCAGTCGTCAACAGCGTATCTCCGTATTCGGCTATGAGGTGTGGATTGATTCGGACATACTGGTTCCCCAACGATGTAACATCTACCCAATACTCATCCTTGCCCTCATCAAACCGACAACGAATACGACCAATTAGGGTGTACTCTCCATGCTCCCTTATCCGACTTTTGACCAACTCCTTCTGGTCTGACTCCATGAAATGATCGCTCAACAACTTGCTGATACGCTCCAAGCCGGGGGTCGGGTCTGTCGGGTTAACCATCTCGGAAATCAAGTAATCTACAACGAACGTTGGGAGCTTGCGGAATTGCTCGCTGAGGTGGGCGAGACTTTTGTCTACCATAACTCCGCGTTCGGGAAAAATGGCGGCAATCTTTTGTTTGTTTCCTGTATGGACCATTTATTTTCTCCATTTACCAACTGGTGTTGTCATAGTTTTTTCCGCCGACGTAGATCGTTCCCACGGATTGTTTTAATGTTTTTACAGTCGCACTGACACGGCCACTTGTGCGATCCCCACTTGTCGTTTAGCACCCGTTCGAGAACCAATAGTCTACCGAATCTATTACCTATCAAGTCGATCAATTTTGTCATTTCTCCTACAGATTGAAAAGTGCTAGCGCGTCCGATCGCTGTACCGCCGACTCTTCTTCAACAGGCCCAGGAGCCGCCGTATCTGGCGTTCTCGCGGCTTCTGCTGGACTTTCAAGGCAAGATAGGTGTACGACACCCTCCAGATCGTTCTCGGCCTCTACGTGGTCGAAATCGTCTTCTCCGGGGCCGCTACACAGCGCAGCCGCCCCCACCAGAACATACTGCCCTGGCTTTATTTTTTGGCGACAGACTAGACATTTCATCAGAGAGACCTCCTCGCGCGCACCGCCGTTTTTTTCTATACTGCTCTTGAATTCCTATCTACTGGAATCTTCGATTCTGAGCGCTGTATCGAATTGCTACGATTCGAACCGATTGCCTCTTGTCTGTTAGTGAATAAATCACTAGAAACATCCTGGCTAGACAAGAAAGGTATGCCATGTTTAGAATAGTCATGTTCACCTGTACGGTGGTTGGTGTTGACCACCACTCCGATTCGATGACCTGTTGCGCTGGTAGTTCGGTTCGAAAGAAAACTATGATACTCTGTAAGTATAGAGAGTCCAAAATCGCAAAAGCGCTCCAAGAAAATCGTAAAAATCTTCTTTCGCCTGATATTTGACACAATTGTTCATTCTTGCTGTTGACTGTCTATTTTTACTTTAGCCTTGTGGGTCAGCGACTTTTCGACGGCACATACCATGACCCCACGACCACCGTAGTGAGAATAATACTCACACTTCTTATTGGTGCATCTTTGAATCATCGATGCCCATATTTCGTAGATTTTCGACACCTTTTTGTGTCTCGCATGACCGTGTTTTGTGCGATTGCAACCACAGCTTGTAGATAAGCCCATTTTTAGTTTGCTCGACTGAACCGTGGCCACATTGCCGCAGTCACACGTACACAACCATAGCACATGTCGGCTGCTGGCAACGCCGACTCTTTTTACTGCTGTGAGTCTGCCAAATCGAAGATTGGTCAAATCTAACATAGACCTTCCTCTCTAAGCCACAGTGTTCTTCAACAGCGTTCTCAGAGCATCTCTGTTGGAATTCCTGTCGTCGAGACCCATGTTGTCGATGATCAGTTTGCCGTCCAGGTGGTCGATCTCGTGCTGCCAAATTCGGGTTGTGTTCTGATCCCCGATAAGTCTGAGAGGCTTCCCGTTGACCCCAACACCAGTTATGATTGACGATGTTGCCCTTTGTATGGTTACGTTGACTTTCGGCAACGAAAGGCATCCTTCTGTTGATTCCATGCAACCACTGAGGCAGCTTAGGACCGGATTCCAGATTGCCTGACCGAATCCCTTCTGCATCCATACGAACATGCGTACATTCAGACCAACCTGCGGTGCTGCCAGCCCAACGCCTCCATGATGCTTACTCATGACACCGAACATACTTGCGACCAACGCCCTTCTCTCTTTGAGATCAAGCTGGCCTTCAACCGGTGGACATACGTTCAGCAGTCTTGGGTCCGGGTAATGTATCAGTTGCATTTTGCTTCCTCCAGTAGCATACCAGCGAACCAAGGTTTGGCATGACGATAAAGGGCCAACCAGTCCTCGAAGTCCTCATCGCTAGCTTTTGCGTCTGGCAACTCGAACTCCGTGATCGGATCGAACCGAAGTAGCCTGCATACGTCCGGTATCTCACCGTGATAGACCTCCAGTGTAATTCCGTTGACACGACATCTGGCGACGGTCGGTAGCAGATCATCCATCCTTTTTCTCCTTGGCGAGTAGCGTGCCGGTGATTCTCTTAGCGGCGCTGCCAATCAACAACTTGGTTATCGGACCATGGGCACGGATTGCTTCCCGTAGACCACCCACGACAATCTGGTTGAGCTTTTGCCTTTCTGTTTTCTTCTTTCCCATTCCGTGACTCCGTTCGGAAAACACACACACGATAAACTGGCGATGACTGGTGGCGGCGAACCAAACCGCGCAAGGTCCAAAGCCGATAGCGGGATTCGAACCCGCATACGGGTGTGTTGCCTCGAACCACGGTCCGATGGTCTTTGACACCACTTGACCAATCCCCGTATCGCACCAAGCATCGACATTCACTTAGAGCTTGAACGTCTTTCCGATAGACGGACATCTCTGTACCTCTTCGACGATCCAAGCTCGCAAACGGGCTTCCAGCTTCTCCAAGGCGTCCTTGGACACCCTAGTGATCGGCATACCCGGCCTCATACTCTGGAACTTCGCAAGGATGAACTTCTTTGTTGCTGCATTGTTCAAGATGCTTGCCATTACCTACCTCCGACTTGACGATTCCTGTTGCTGGTAGTGCGACGTTGACGATACTCCGGTTTGTCCTTTTGTGACACCCGCTTACCCAAAGACTCTTCTATCTCCCCGATGAAGTGACCGCACTCTGGCCCCACAAATCCCTCACCGTCGATTGAACAGTTCCCTTCCGGGTCTATATCAATCACGATCTGTTTCTTTCCACGCATGTCGTTACTTCTCCGCTTTGGTCAAGAGTGCCAGGAAGCACTCTATCCGCTCTGTTTCTGTCGTGCGTCCCTTGCCACCTCTTCGTTTCTTTGCCTTAGACGCTAACACGTCACAAACCCACGACCCGTCTCTACGATCCTTCCCGATGACTTCTCACATTGCACACACTTGCGATTCGGTTTCATGTCGAAATCACAATTGGTGGTAGAGATACTTCTTCCACACGCCGTGTGCGCCATTTGTCGATTCTCTAGGATTGAATCAACATGAGAGACACGATGCCAGACAATGTTTCGGGAAACCAATGACTTGCGATACCATCCTTTGAACACTTTCATGAATTTTCTCCTATCGTGAGTCAGTCGCCTCGACACTCTCGATCTCAACGTCCATCACATCAAGGTCGTCTCCATCCACGTTAGGAAAGAAGTCGGCGCACATCAAAGCCTCGTTCCCGTCCGCTTCCTCATCCTCGTGGACAAGCACATCAAGTACGACTTTGTAGTGTACCTTTCTCATGACTTTCTCCTTTGTTTTCTCAACGCCTTGATATCTTCGGTTGTTCATAATGTGAACCACCGGGCGAAAACGCCACTATTTCCCAGTCGATTGCTGCGTTGCGGTTGGAATTCTTATACAAGATATCCCCACCCAGTGATGATACCTCCCACACTTGCTCGTTTTGATTGAACTCCACATTCGACGCCTTACGCACGTCGGTAACCCGCCCGACAGAAAAGAGGTCGATCTCGTCTGTGTATAAACCATGCATATTTCCTTCTTTGTCAATTTCTAGAACGACTTTCATATTACGTCTCCTATTTGGTAAACAAAAATTTTACATTTCTGTGGAACGATGATATATTATTAGCTCCAGCATATGTTATACCAGAACGCAATGCTCCTCCATATCTCTCTAACAATGAACATGCGTTTTCTCCGATATCTAGGTATATGATTTTGCCCTCTGGGCATGTGCCTGGTTTTAGTCTGCCTTTCCATTTTTCCTGGATAAATCTCGATGCCATACCGGCATATTGCTTTTTAGACATGCCGTTTATGACGACGGTCTGTCCAGCGCTTTCTGGACATGCACAAAATATTGATCCGGCCATAACAGAACTGGCTCCAGCAGCTATTGCTTTAACAAAGTCGGATGGTTTTCTTATTCCACCATCACTTATAACAGGAATTCCAAACTTAGCTGCTAGTGCCTTGAATTTTAATACAGCAGAAAATTGTCGTTCTGTGCATCCAGCAGTTATTGCGGTCTCGCACGCAAGTCCTTGGCCTATACCCACTTTGATGGCGTCGACAAAATCATATGACTCAAGAATGATATCTGGATTGATGGTATTTCCTATAACTATTTTGGTTGATGGTGAGTAGTGTTTAATTCTTTTGCCTAGGGTGAGAACCGCATTGCTATAGCCATGTGCGACATCGACAAAAATTACGTTGGCACCGTTTCTGATGTTTGATTTTGCTTCATCAAAACTGTTTTTATCTACGCCAACTGAGGCACAAACTATTTCGCATTGCTCTGCTATTTTCTTGATGGAATCAGCTATTTCTCCTGCTGGTAATGCCCTGTGCATTATACCCAGAGCACCAAAGCGATACAGAGCAATACAGAAATCTGGGTCTACCACTGTTGACATATTGGATGCCAATATTGGTATGGGTCTCGTAATTCCACGAATTATTTCCGACGACACATCCACAGACAATCTAGATTCGCAAACATTTTTTGCTTGAGCTATACTAACCTGGTTAAATCCGACGCTATATTGTGGGCGATGCAGACTAAGTGTTGGGTCAACAAAATACTGACCCGTATTTTTATCGAAAAGAACAATTTCTCGCTCAACCAGATCAAGTGCGATATGTTGTAGTTGTTGGTGACACTTCATATGTGCTCTATTATCTTGGAAGAGATGAAGATTATCTATTTCATTATTGGTCTTGTCACCATTTATATGATGAACAACTTCTTCATTTGTGAGTTCTCTTCCAATATGATGAGATACAACCATTCTGTGTTCGTGTTGGTATTGTTTTTGTTGTTCATCATACACCAATATGGAGCCTGTGGTTGTTTTTTTTCTGGTAAGTATTCTGGGATTTTCCCCGTCCTTGAATTTCCTGCTTTTCCCCCTCAATGCTTTCGATATTTTTTGCCGCACTTCGGGCCTTTTTGCTGCATTTTTATCTCCTTTTGTAGCCAGACTAGTTCCACACTTGTGGCAATAATCAGATTGTCTATGGTGTCTAAGTCTACAGGTAGTGATGTGTCCATATCTTGTCCAATCAATTTTTCCACAGTTGTCGCATTTTCTACGAACCAATTTGCGAGAATATGGTCTTAATTCAACAATAGGTGTTCCATCTTGTGTAGCTTTTCCAATTATCATGTACAGTAATTCCCTATAGTTCTATTCGTCGAACAGACGAATGCTTCCTCTTCTCTGTTGGTTTGGTGACCGGCTTAGGTTTCCTGATCTTGACCTGGCTGATTCGGCCATCGCCATTGGACGCAGTGGCAGAGCCGCACATTAGAAAGAACTGTGCTGGACTGATTAGGTCGATATCCCTATCTCTTGCGCTCTGTGCTTTGGATGACAGACTATTTGCGTCAGCTATAACTAAGATAGTTGTCCGTCCATTCACGGACGAGGAGACTTGTGCCCCAGCATTTATAGCGATAGCTTCCATCTCAGGGCGAGTCTTCGGCGACCTACCAGTGAAGCAGAACACCGCCGTTTTCAAAACACCGGTATCTTCGTTGATGAATTTCAGAGCCATGTTTTCTACCTGTAGCCAGTGACCACAACTCGTTGACGACCGTTTGGACAACGTTCCCTGGAAACATGACGACCACGAGCCTCCTGTTCTCTTCGCACCTTGTGGTACGCATAGTTTCCCGTCAGTCGGCCAACCCAATCTTTGCCATACCTGCGAGAATCGTACTCAGATACGATTGCCTTGTAGTTGCCATTCTCACTCTTGACAAATCCAAGGTCGTTGGAGGCACCACCCACATGCTGGCGACGTATGATGATATGTGCCTTCTGAGAACGCTTGTCACCATGATACCCGAATAGGTTCTGTGGGGTCTCGTGGACCTCTATCTGTGCCGCAGTCCATTTGCTGGTTTCCATGAGGGCGTCGACAAGGGCATCGCCGTCCTTGAACTCCGTATTTACGGTGCAGTAGCGACTCAATTTTTGTTTCTCCGTTTCTTTTTTTGCGGGTGTCGTGAGAGCCTTCTCTGATGTATCATTATTACAAGCGTGACCGTGTTTGAGCATCAAAGCTTTCTCCTTGCCATAAGCCACCTTGCCCGAACGAAAGCGTTCATCGGACGGAACGTGTCGGCGACATTCTCTTGATCAAGTTCATCCTGACAATCGCCATCGCTATGATCCCAACAACCGCACGTTTCTGGGTCGAGTCCGCAGTTGATGCAATCATTATCACCATATTCATCGTCGCAACAGCAATCTTCATATCGCTCATCGCAGTCTAGACAAGTGTCGTCATCGATACAATCTCCACACAAGGTGTCGTCTTCGACACGGTTGTTCGTGCCACAGCGGCCACACTTGGCGACATCAGCCATTGAACAATCCCCAGGACAGCCGCAGGCACAATCGACATCTCCCACCTTTTCTCTGCGGAACAGAGCCTCGGGGTCGTTGGAGATAGCGATGCTGAAGTATCCATACTTCTCATCGTGTGGATAGAACTCAACCCTCACGTCGTTGGGGTCCAGACCGGCGTCTAGCCTCTCTAGCTGATGGACTAGACTTCGGATGATCTGGAGAGCCTCCTGTTTTGTAACCAGAGCCATCCTACCACTGTCTTCGTGAGGATTGTCACCGGCTTCCCATTGTGTTATCTTCATTACAGAATCACCTTTCGTTTTAGTTCGCCAATAAACTGGCTTCCACTCTGACCTTCAGCAGCCTTGTTACGAATAGCTTCGAGCGACTTGGTGACACTACCCTTGACTGTAGCCGATTCGAAGTCTTTCGGGGCGACCCCTGAATCCAAGAACGTCTCTCTGAATTCGACGAGCATCTTCTCAACCTCGCCGTCCCCAAAGATATTCATCGACCTGAAGCGATCGACGTAGTTGCGGAAGCACGAGATCGATTTCGGCGTGAGCTTTTTCGCGTCATCCTCGTCGCCATACGGCTTACCGTTGATGCGAGCCGCCATAAGCTCACAGAACCGTACTGTCTCATCCCGCATAGAAGTCACGTACTCGCCAACAAACTCACCGACTTCCGCCTGCATCTGACGCCGCAACTCAGCCTCTTTCTCGTCTTGCACCTTCTGCCGGGCGACTACCTCTTCGGCGCTCGTCGCCTCGATAGACCCCATCCCAGCAATTCGGAATGTGAACCAGTCAAACTGGAACCGTTCACGTAGAGCCTTGGGGTTGGCCGGGTAGTGGCCCTTCAGACACTTGTCCCAGAAATCCGGGTGTGCGTCTCTGGCCTTGCTGATCAGGTCATCGAAACGAGTAATGAAGCTGTCCACCCGCTTGAAAAACTCTTCCTTGAGTCCTCCGATCTGCTGCTCGACTGTCGGCAGCATCTTTGCTGGGACGAAGTGGGAACTACTAATACCAAATGGTGTTGACCATCTTTCTAGCGATTTCCTTGCTCTTTGTTCAATTTGAGTTAGTGCTTGCAACTCAGATTTTGGTACCAAAAGTTTTCTTCCTAGATTGACAATTTCTTCTGGTAAGTTGTTAGGATCATAGCCCACACGAACCAAATCGGTTCTTGTGAGCATCTTGCGAGCACTCCACATACGAATTTTTAGATTGACGAGACAGCCGACCTCGAAGAGGTTAATTGTATCTCGATCTACTTTTGATTTGTTTATGGTTGTTACACTCATATCTTTGTTCTCCTTAAATATGTTTCCACGTTTTGTTTCTCTTCGCGTCATAAATGACGTGGACGCCTACTCCTGTGACGACAGCAATCTCTTTTGCTGTATGGCCTTTCGCCAACAATTGTTTGACGTGTTTGATTTGGATTGCTGTTGTTTTGGTCATACCATGTTGTTCTCCCCGTGGTTGGTATTTGGTATTGTGTCGAATTGAGTCTCTTTGATTTTCAGAGCGAGTTCCCCATTGTAAATTTGTTAGATGATTATTTTGTCTGGCACCATCTGGGCGACGACACTCCATTCCTTTTGGTTGTGGGCCAACGAAGGCTTCTAAAACCAATCGATGAATTGGTCTATCAATTCGTTTTCCGTTGTACCATAGGGCAACTTGAAGATATTGATCACTCTTAATTCGCGGTTTAAGTATTTTACCAGCCTTGGTTCCCCATCCATCAATTATCCTTTTGACACGACCAAGATCAGATACTTGGTATATACCTTGGTGGCTATCAATATCTTTCCATCGCCCTGTCATCACACACTCCTAACTAAGTGTGACTTTCCTCCCTCCAATCTTGGGTGGCGGGCTCTTCTTTGGTGGATTCGCAGGCTTAGCGTGGCGATCACACCACTGCTTAGTGTCCGCGATACGTTGTGCTTCCGTCTTTGACAACGGAATGATTTCAGGAACAGCTTGGTCCAGGTATTCCTGCCCGAGTTGCTTACCCGCTGCAAATGCAATCTTGAGACCGAGCTTGATGATCTGTTCGATGTCAGCCCCAGTGTACCCCCCTGTTGCTTTTGCCAGCCCCTTCAAGTCGAAAGAGCCCGGTTCCCTATCCCTTTTGGAGAGATGGATACAGAAGATTTCCTGACGCTCCACCGTGTTGGGTAGGTCGAGTCCATAGATTTCGTCGAAACGACCTTTACGACAGAATTCAGGTGGGAGTGACTGGACTTGGTTGGCAGTAGCAACCGCGTACACAGGAGACTGTCTGTCGTTGAGCCACTTGATGAAGGTGCCGAAGACTCGACGAGACGCACCACCATCCATATCACCAGCGCCACCGAAACCCTTTTCGATCTCGTCAAGCTGCAAGACGCAAGGCGAGATGCTTTCCAACATCTTGATTGCTTCCCTCATGTTGCTCTCAGACTCACCGACGAACTTGTCCATCAGATTGCCCACATCCATAGCAACAAGAGGCAGGCCGAGTTCCGATGCTATTGCCAGTGACAACAGCGTCTTCCCACAACCTGGAATACCAACCAACATCAGACCTCGTGGGAATTCGATGCCGAAGTCTCTTGCATCCTGGGTGAAACATGGCTGATCGAGCAAGACGTGTTCTTTCAATGCATCGTACCCACCAACGTTAGCCAGCCCACCCTTCGGTGGTTCGATGTAGGTCAGTAGGCCAGATGCACGGATGACACCAGCCTTTTCCCTGATGATGGTGCGCACAGCGTCGGAGTCCAAGTCTTTGTGTTTACGCAGCGCCAACGCCACTCTGTCAACTGTCTGTTGCGAAGTCATGCCACGACATGCATCGACGATCTGTGGGATGATAGCCTTGTTGGGCTTGAACTTTGTTCCATCCGCTTTTGTAACATCGCTACACACAAACTTGATTCGTTCGCCGATCTGTTCGTTGTCGGGGAGGCTGAAGTCGATCTGTGTGATGTCGTGAAGCAGCGCCTTGGGGATGTTGAAATCCGGCCCGACGAAGACGATGGTCTGCCTGACTGACGACACGATTCTGCGAAGTTCGTCCAGCCAACCGATGACGATGTCGTAGCCTGGGTATGTTTCGTGCTTCAGATACCCACCGAAGTCACGCAACACACAAATGACACCCTCTGGGAAGTCGAGGATTGCCCGAAGTTGATCTTCAACCGGGGCTGTCTCTTTGACCTCGCAGACCGACGTGCCCTTCACGCCTGTCCACCCCTGCGCAATAGACCAGATATGGACCTTTCGATCTGTGGCCTCTGCTACATCTATGATCTCACTGATGGCACGATCCTTCTCGAAGGTATCGACGTGCAACAGTGCATGACCAGAACAAATGTAGTCACACATGTTTTCGTGGAATTCTGTCATCAATATTCTCCTATTTAACGTGTTTCCAACTTTGGCCGTTATGAATCTTTTGGATGGTTGTTCGTCCGACACCAAACAACTTGGCTATCTCTTTCTGCGTATATCCATCTCTCAGCATTTCTCTTATCTGTGGTATTGCCTTTTCTGAGAGCTTGGATTGTCCATGACCAGAATCCCTAGTATTCACCCGACCCCCATGTTTAACGGAATCAAACACGTTCTCTGATCTGGTGCCATAAACTAGGTTAGACAGATTGTTGTTGTGTCCATTCCCGTCCAAATGTCTCACTTCCACACCCAAAGGACATGGGCCGACAAACGCCTCAAGAACCAACTGATGAATCAGCCGAGTTGTTCCTATTCCATTTTTATGAAGTCGAACATGCAGATGTCCATCGGGTTTGGTTTGTGGTTTGAGTATCCGACCAGCGACACACACGCCCCTTCCGCCAACCGTCCTCTTGATTTTTCCAAGACTTGAAACCTGATAAGAATCTTCGTAGCCAACGGCATTCCTCCAGATTTCATTCATTTTCTTGTCCCTTAAAACCAAGGTGGGCAAAAAAAGAGACACACAACCCCTACTCTTCGAGCAGGCAACGCACCTCAAACAGTTCGTTCCGAGTGGCTGTGACGTTGAATCGCAGGTCGGCCACCAACAGCGAGATATGCTCCAACAGGACTTCAACCTCGCTCTCGTGCTGTGACGATATTTTCCGATTGACCAAACCATCGGCCTCGACATCCGCTCGATCAAGGATCGCTCTCAACTTGGCTATGACTTGTTTCTGGTTCATACCTTATTGTACATCCAACCAAGCCTTTTGTTCCACGAAAACCCTAATCTTTTTCAGCGGGAGTTATCGGAACCACAGCACCGCTTTTGTCCCTGACTAGGCCGATCTTCTTCAGCAGCTTCTTTTCTGTCTTGCTATCGGCATCACAAAGCTGTGACCAGTGGGAGGCGCAGACATCACGTCCGATATATCCGAACTCGGCGTAACCTCTACATCTAGGAAACTCGCACTGTTCCATCCGACAACTCCCCTGCCAGGATCATGTTGACGATATGTGGCTTCCTTCGACGACCCAGAACTCTGAGACTGTCCAACAGGAAATGGCTGTCGTTGCCATTCATTGCGTCACTCTGGATCAGGTCGATTACTTGTTGTTTGTTTCCCCATCCAACATTCCTGACTGCAAGGTGAATCCATTGAAACAAGTGGCCAGGACCATTAGCCCATTCGCCCTTCTTTGATGTTTCGACCAAGATGGCGTTCCACAACTTGGTAAGATGTGGTTTGGTTGTAGGTTGGGGGACTTTGCGACCGCCGTGGGGTTGCCACTTGCCGATATCTTGGTACCTTGCCGCCTTTGCGACGATCTTGACAAACTTGTTGAACAATCTATCGACTCGCCGCTTCAGCTTCCACACGTCGTCGATTGTATAGGTTGGTGGGTCGATTGGTTTCCCACCAGAGTCAATCAACATCCCGTCTGTAAACGGTACGCTGTAGATGTGCCACATCCCATGGGTTTGGCTGAGACAACACGGAGAGAACCTGTTGATCCTATCTTTGGTGGTTACCGTATTCCAACTACCACTATGGAGTCGATACGTACCATCTGGACGGATCATGACGACATCGGTGTCATGGAACTTGATGGCGAATGCCCTACCTCTCTTTTGTAGTAGGGTTGCTTTCCCGAGACGGTATCCCACCTCTTTGTTGCGACACCTCTTAAACTTGGCTGCTGCTTCCGCATGTGTCATCATGATTTCTTCTTCAGCACATGGACTTTCTTTGGTACCATGACTGTTTCCTCTACGACATTGTAGGTCCGACAAAAGTCGGCGAAATCTATCGTGATATCAGCAGCCAGCATGTCGAAGTCGCAGACCAAATCAACCTTCGCACGAAGTTGGTCCATATCCCAATCCTGGAAATCCTCGTTTTGATCCATAGACTTACCTGGATAGCAGACGATTTTTCCATTCTTGGTGCCACCCTGATAAAGAACAAGGTAGCCACCAGACCGACCGTTGGTCCCGACCTGCCAGTTGTGATCATGATGCTCATCGAACTGGTCTAGCAGATCACGAAGATGATCAGTCCACCCATTGTTGAACACCATGTCCCACTTGACATCCTTTATGTTATCAGGAAGGCCAAGATCATGATGGATTTTGATACAGTGGGCGTAGCTCGTACTTCTGTTCCAACTATTCATGGTGTCATAGCGAAAATGGTCAGACAGAAATTCAATCATCGCCTGCCGAGAGCTACGATCGACGTGTGTTTGGAAATGACTGCTGATGCGTTGTCGTTCTTCTGTAGTTAACGTGTTCATGTTTTCTCCTTAGCGGGCAAAAAAGGGGTCGGGCCTTTTGGCCCGACCCGGTAAGAAAGATGATCCGTTCTTGCCTATTCGTCGTCGTCATACAGTTCGTCAGTGACCTTGCTGGGGTCCAGGTCGGTCTCGCCGACATCGCCTCCGTACTGGACATCGCCACAATCAGACAGGACGTACCCCATCTTTCGGAGAATGCTCGCGCCCTTCCTCCGATTGCTGGTGTTCTTCAACTGGTTGGCCATGGCACCAACGATTCCCTTCTGAACAATGATGGTGGTTTCACCAGTCGCGGTGTTGACTTCGATCACCTCGAAAGCTGGATCGTTCCGAACTTCCTCACCCCATTCGACCTGCTGTGTCTCTGACATCTTTATCACTCCCTGTTCTTTGACAGAACCTCATGACCGGCTATACGCAACCAGTCGCCTGTACCTCATTATACGCCAAACTTCCACGTTTGTTCGACGCATTCTCCAAGATTCTCTGTTTTCGTGTCATCTCCTTCTTGCCGCTGGACTGCTAAGAATTCCAGTTCCTCGACCCAGTAACAGCCTCGACGACCATCGTCCCACTGGACAGAGACGAGCGGGTCTCCCATGTCGTAGCTGACTTCCGTGATTTCTCCTGTGCCGAACGTCGGGTGTTCGACTATGACATCAGTTTCCATTTTTGATCCCCCATGTAGTCTTGCTCCACTGTTTTTCGTGCCAATAATACAGCACAACTTTAACCACGAGGTCGATCGGTCCTATAATGAGACCAACATTCACATCGCGGGTGACAGCGATTGCTATCAAGACGGTAACAGCAGTGGAACAGACTCGCCATGTTATCGACTTTACCAAGTGACGCCGTTTTAACACCATATCGTCCCCTCCTGTCGGTGTATTCACATGAAATGGGATATGACACACGACGAATTCGTTGAAGTTTTAGGCCGGATGAATCGATACCTGTTTGGTGTATAAAAGGGTAGAAAAAAGGAGGTCATTATGACCAAGAGACTTGCGACATTACTGTTGACCGTTTGTTTGGCGGTCGGGGCTACGGGTTGTGCTTTCACTACGACAGGTGAGGCTAGCTGGGAAGTCTATGGCGGTATCCGCACAAGACAACTCAGTGAAGAACCAGCCAAGGTCGAGATTGAGTCTAGCGTCGTTGACAAGATCGTCGAGTCACTGACTGACGGCGAAGTCACCGAAGCTGAATGAAGGGCACTACTCAAGGTACTTTGGTGGACCGCCCAGTGGTACTTTGAGATTCCTGGCGTGTTGGACTTGTTCTAGCTACAGGTCTTAACTTGCGCGCTATTGCCATTACTTGCCCAGTAGCTTCCACCCTTTCCAGACGGAAGTCGTAACCACGCAGAGCGTCCACAACTTCATCGATGGCTTCCCGAGCATCATCACCCGCGACGACCACCCCTAATCTTAGACGAGGTAAACAAGACTATCTGTCCGGTCCCGTTG